CATTTTCATAGGAACTCTTGTTTCTTTTGGTTTTATAATGGATTTAATAAATATTGATGTTTTCCATCATGGAGAACTATCAAAAGATTCATTAAAATACTATGTACAAACATTTTTAGACGGAGCGATTTTTTTAGCAATTTTAACAATATTAACCCTTATAGGTATTTTCGGATATAGTATAGTTGACGATATTTGGGGAAGAGTTGAACGTAAATTTAGAAATAAGAAAAAAATCAAGTAAAATGGAAAAAGAAATAAAAGTAATACCGCCCGATGGATTTAGGATAGTCAGCGTTAATCTTTTTAACAACGAAATAACGGCAACCATCGAAAAGAAAAAAGAAGATGACTTTGGCAAGTATTGGAAAAGATGTTGGTTTGAAAGGTATAACATAATTAATTATAAATCATTTGATTATTACGATTGGGAGGTATTAATCAACTTCTACCGTTGGTTTGCAAAAGAACTTAACGGAGATTGGAAACCGAATTGGAAATGTGAAACTCAAAAAAAATACTGCATTTGCTATGACTATGATTTTGGAAAATATGAAATAGATTGTAAGTATAGTCATTCTATTTCTTTTGGTATTACCTTTTCAAAAGAAACAGCAGAAAAAGCACTTGAAATCTGTCCAAAAGAATTTCTTGATAAACTCTTCCAGATATAAATCAAATACTATTCAATAGATGATATGAATATAGGATATGCAATACGTAAAGTCCGTAAACGGAAAAAAAATGAAATAGATAATAAATGTGACCTACACCAGCATTGGAAAAATGAGGAAGCTGAAATGGAATATGATAGTAAATCTATTGATGGATTTGGGAAATAATATAAAGAATATGAAGAAAAATAGAAATTGGAAATCTGGTGATAGGTCATTTAATTGGTCTCCGGAATACAAAGAAACTCCTCTTTGTCTGCAATCAAGGGAATATAATCGGGACATGAAGGGTGTTACGTGGGTTTATTATTCGGAAAAAGATGCAAAAAGATTATTGAAATTTCTTAAAAAAGTATTTAAATGAAAAATCAGATTGGCACAACAAGGTCATTAAACTTGAAAAAAGAATATGATAATAAAATATGGCTGTTCAAGATTTGTTATCTTAACTAAAAAATACGCTTTTAAATTTCCGCAATTTCAATATGGGTGACGAAATTTTTTACTTGGATTACTACACAATATGCAAGAATCTAAATGGAATAAATTAAAAGATGAAAGGCTATGCCCTATTGTTTTTTATTTACCTGGTGGTTGGCTTACAGTCATGATAAAATGTAGGGAATTAACCAGAAAAGAGTTTTTAACTTTTGATAGAAATATTTTTTATCCTTATCCAGAAGATATATCCAGATTTAACATCCCAGTCGAAGATAAAGAAGATAGTTTTGGATGGTATAGAAACAAAATAGTTGCAGTTGATTATGGATCTTGGCATGATTTATTCAAAGCGAAATGAAAAATAATAAACAAAAATGTTCTTGTAAAAATATTATTCCACAAAGCAAAAAAAGTTATAAACAAATGATCATCATTGATATTCCGACACATATGTCAAAATATAAAGAATCCAGAATCAAAAATGGATTAAGTGATAAAGTTTCTATTGATCCTTGTATCATCGAAGAAATTAAAGAATTATGGAATAAAGGAATAATTACATATGGTTCTTGTTGTGGACATAATTTATATGAATCATTTGTAAATGTCGATGAAAGTAATATAGAACAAATGTTGTCAATGGGATATGTTATGAATCACAAAGATAAGTCACGAAAAGATACATTTAGATTAAAAATGATTAATTAGCTAAAAATAGTAAAATTATGAGAACAGGAATAGAACTTATCGCTGTCGAAAGGCAAGAACAGATCGAAAAGCATCATAGAACAATCGAAGATGATGTAAAATTTAATAATTGTTATCAATTATCAATTGGTGCAATAGATTTAATTAACATCAATCATTCTAATGATGAAGTTATACCGGAAGCCCCCTTTGGGTGGGATGATGAACTATGGGTAAAAATGTGCAATAAGCCACTGAAAAAAACGGCTGATTATTGCAGGTTCTTTAATCGCAGCCGAAATTGACAGACTCCAAAATATATAACATGGATAAAGAGCGAGCCATATTATTTCGAGTAAATATTAAAAAGTAGCCAATAAATTCAACACTTGACACAGAATCCTTGTTTGAGTTTATCATAATATTAGATTCTGTCAAAAAATCTTACAAATATGTCAGAGCAAAACTTGGAGAACGAAAGAGACCAACAGACGCGTATGGATTGTATAGATATGGCAACAAGAGTTGTAGGGAAACCATTCTTTTTACCAGACGGAACAAAACATCATGACGATGTTATAAGCGTTGCGTTACAGATATACAATTTTGTATTGGGTAAATAAGTCTCTTTGTTAGGGTAGGAGCAGAATTAAAATTATTTTCTGCTCCTACATCTAACAATTATAATAAAATATTTTTATTATGGGAACAAGATCAATAGACTTCAATATATAAAATATGGAAAATAAAATTTTGAAAACAGAATTATTACCTGACTTTGACCTAGGTCAAAAAATATGGTTTTATGGAGAAGAAAGACCATATAAAATACGTGCATGTGATAATCGATTTGCAATTTGTACAAAGCCATTTAATCTTCAAAAAACTGTTTTGTATACTATAATTGATAGAAAGGAAAACATTCGAGGAACAGAAAATTTTATTTTCTGCCATGGATTTGAAACGGATAAGCAATGTAAAGACGCATTACACAGATTGCAAAAAGGAAAATCAGAAATAAGTCATAGAAATAGAGTTCCTCTTAAAATTATAAAAATCGTTTGGGAAATATTGGAATATTCAAAATGAATATAAAAATCAATAAAACGAAAGGAAAATGAGTAACGGAGTTATCGATTTTGCGCCTGTAAAAAACTGCAAATCACTAGAACTGACTTACGGAGAAATCTGCGTATGGTGTAATAAATGTGATTGTTTTAATCAGAAATGTCTGATTTGTAACAAGGTCATTAAACCGGGTAATTGTGTAATTGAGGTTGAACTTTATGATGTATTCAGTGCGGTTGTTTGTCCGGGTCATGAAGAGTTGATTAAGAAATACGGGAAATTCGATAAGAAGTATAAAAAATATATTATCAACATGACCAAAAGGGAATTTAAAAACAAAACGAAAGGAGAAAAACAATGAATTATAAAGAATTACGTGATTTTCTGAATAATCTTTCAGAAGATCAACTTCAACAAGAAGTAAAAGTATGGCCGGAAGAATCATCTGCAATTAAGGTGAATAGAGTTAGTATAACAAAAGAGGACCTATACTACTCTTCATATAACGAATCATGGTGTGGTCCAATCGATTGCTTTGATGAACCTAACAGAGCTGATTTAATACTTGGTATAACAAAAGGAACAATAATGCTTGAGATTTAATTTACATACAAAATAAATTAAAAACACTTAAAAATAAAAATATGAATACTAACGTTTCTAAATTACTTAACTGGGCGGATTCGTATATATCTCGCCATAATCCTGGATATAATAACCCCTATCATAATAATGAGCATATGAAATTTGTTAAGGATATGTCATTAGATATTTTCGATGATTATTTAACAAAACATAAGGAATCAGAATTATTTATAGAACAAGGAACACTTATTCTTGGATTGTCGGCTTTATTTCATGATTTTGATCATTTTGGTAAAGCAAGTATTGATTTATACAATATTAAAAAGGCTATTGACGGATTTCAATCATTTATAATTGATTATAAAATTAAAGAGAGATTTAATGATATTAATATATTGATAATTGAGAAAGAAGTAATATCTTTAATTGAATCTACAGAATTTCCGCATAAACCTGTAGCTGATTCTGCTTTGTTTATTCATATTATAAGAGATGCTGATTTATTACCTGGAGTTAGTGATGGGTGGGAAGAAGTAGTTAAGAATATATGCAAGGAAATGAATAAAACAATCGATCAGTGGAGACCAATACAAATTAAATTTATCTCTAATCTTCAATTCAAAACCGATTTAGCTAATCAGATTTATGAAGAAAAAAGGAATGATGTGTTAGAAAAATTAAAAGAGTTAAAATAATGAAAAGCTATGATTTTAATACTTTTCATAGAAGAAGAGATGAGTTTATAGAAAAATACAACTTGCTTCATAAATATTGCCCGAAATGTGGGAGTACTTTTTATAAAACCACTTTAGTTGGTTATCCCATTGATTCATCTAATCCGGATGAATATAAGGATCTTAATAAATGTACATGTGCAAATTGTAAGGATGTTCATACATATCATGATAGAGTTTCTGCGAATAACCAAAAAATTTAAGATGAAAAATAACAAGTTGATAAAAAAATTAATTTCTGAATTAGAAAAAGCCCCGTTGAGTTCGGGGAATTTTGAAATTGGAGTTATTGTCGGAAAAATTATTTCTGAAAACACAAAAAATGATAGAAAAGAAAATTTTTTAGAAGGACTGCAAGCCCACATATAATCATTAAAAAATGAAAATAGGAACATTAGAACATTCAGATTTATGCCCAAAATGTGGGCAAGATTCATTAATACAAACATCACTATGTGAGTCGAGAAAGGAAACCGGGTCTTCTTGGAATGTGTTCACTATAAAATGCATAAATGATAAATGTGATTATGAATCTGATACTTATCGAATAAAATATCACCCAATAAAAGATAAGAAAATTATTGATATAACCCCTCGGAGAACTCCAATTTTAAATTTTTTAAAAAAGTTATTTTTAACCACCCCTAAAATAAATTTAAAATAAATAAATATGAAATTAATTAAAGCGTCATATAAAATTATTAGTGATATCAATTCGAATTATCTACTACAATTAATTGAATCAGCTGGAAGAACATGTTATAAAAGTGAAGATAAAATAACTGATTCATCAGCTAAAGAATTTATTAAAATGATTTTATCAAAAGGTCATGAATCCGTTATAGAACATGGTAGTATGACTGTGAGATTTATTATTGACCGAGGTGTATCGCATGAATTAGTAAGGCATAGATTAGCATCTTTTTCTCAAGAAAGTACAAGATATTGCAATTATTCAAAAGATAAATTTGACAACCAGATTACTTTTATAATTCCTCCATGGATTGATACGCATGAAGGAGTGTATCCACTAGGGTGTGCAGGAATTTCTGACTTTCATTCTTTTGAGGATGATTCTCCAGAAGAATCTTGGTTCTGGAGTTTATTAAACGCCGAAAAAACTTATAACTATCTAATAAAGAAAGGGTGGAGACCTGAACAAGCTCGTTCCGTTCTTCCTAATTCATTAAAAACTGAAATTGTTGTCACCGCTAATCTTCGTGAATGGAGAACTATTTTTAAGCAACGAACAACTAAAGCAGCTCATCCTCAAATGAGAGAAGTAATGATTCCTTTGCTAAATGAAGTTAAAGAAAAAATACCTGTCGTCTTTGACGATATTCTGATTTGAAATAATCAGAAAAAAATTTTATATTTTATATTACCCCGAAGAGTCTAAGTAGATTCATTCCACACGCCTTCTTAAAAGTTACGTAAATCAATAACTGATGTAAATTATCAGCCAAATGAATTATGTAACTACAGAAAATTCTATTGATGAAATAGATGAAATATTACGTAAAAGCAAAGGACAAATAATTTTTAAACATAATAATTTAAACCTTCCAATTGATACTGGAAAATATAAAAATGGTTATGCGCAAAGAATATTTTCTTTTTGTCGAAACGAAATAATTTTAAAATATTCAAAAAAAATTATTATATTATTAGAGAAGTTAAGTTCCACACAATATTCAGAAATAAATTCATTGCTTTCTGAATTAAATGCTGGGGGTGTAAATATTAATCTAACTAACCCCATTCGCATTTCACCCAAAATAAAAAAATGTCAAATTAGAATTGGTAGTTTACCAGTATTTATATTGGAAGACGATTCTAAATTAAAAGATAATTGTGAGTTCTCATCACAGATATGTAAAAATGATTCGAGAAATTTTAAGCCACAATTTTTATTACAATATCAAGAAAAAATAGATTTGAATGAAAAATTTTCTAAGAACGATTTTAATTTTTTAAATTCAAAATATATATTATGTGGGAAATATAATGATGACACAATTTTTGATATTATCTCGTCTGGTATTTTAACTACAATTAAACAAAATAAAGATATTTTTGATAATAATGAATTACTTGGATTAAAAAGATTTTGTTACAATTTGAAGGAAATAAAAAAGATGGTTATTTTATCTGATAAACATAAAGTTTTAGAACAATCATATCAAAATTTAATGAATTGTTCATTGCGATCAAATGAAATTCATAAAAATTTTGGAGAGTTATATGCGGCTATTAAATATTCATTATATCATCCTAATTCAGAAATATATTTACCAATAACTGGTCAAACATCATTTTTTGATTTTATTTCTATCGAGCAAAAAAGAAATGATAAATATGTTATTGTTAAGAAAATTCCTATTAAAATAAAACCAAGGGGAGCAGCTACATCATTTACTGCGTTATTAAACTGTTTATATTTTAATGAAAAGCATCCTTTATATAAACAGATTAAAACGATTATTGATAATTGCCCAAAAAATAATTCTATTATTCATAAACTAAAAACTATTGATAAATTTGATGAATTAGAAATGGCAATATCTAATTTTTATAAATCTATAGATTATAATCAGGATGGAAGAATTTATGAATATATGAAACCAATTTTTAAAGATATTAAAATAGCCAGGAAATTTTGGGAATATATTTTACCAGTTATAGATATCGAAAAAACAAAATCAAAAATAGAAATAGGAATGGTAGATACAAATGGAAAAGTAGATTTTATAGAATTTAATCCAAAAAAGGTAAGTATCTGTTCACCCAAAAGAAGATATGAAAATGTAACAGCATTATTAACTAATAAAAGAGAAAAATACTAAACAACATGAGTAATAAAAAATATCAATTGCTTTGTACATTTGCACCGAAAGAAACACTAATTTCAACAGCAAAAACTATTTCGACATCATTTGAATTACCATATAAAAAGATTTATATATATGAAAATGATAAAAACAAATCTGAATTAATTTTTACATATAACATTTCTGGGGAATATTCGTCTGATCAATTCCTAAGATGTACAATATTAGTTCATAGAAATAAAGATACAAATACTTTATATACTATTAACGCATTGAATTTTTTAATATGTGAAATTAATAATGGGATCCTCGATCGCAAATTTCCGATTCCATGGGAAAATTATAATAATTTACTTTTACTTAACAATAAAGATGAACTTAGAAAAATAAATTTGAAATTAAAAGATATTGTGTGCTGGGGTAAGGATAATTCATTAATTTCAAATAACTAAAAAATGACTGGGTTAAAGGATTTATTGAATGAGATATTAAAATATCAAGAAGACTCTGTATTAATTTCTGAGGGATTGCTTTATACTTATCCTCCATCAACAATATTTTCGTATTTACAACATTCGTTGGGGTTTGATAAATATCAAATTCAATTAATTCAAGAAGATGAAAAAATTAAATCAAAATATTTTGAAATTCTAATATTACAAAGAAATTTAAATAATGTTGAAAAGTTGATGAAATTTATGGAAAATATTTGTGGGTGGGCTCCAGGTATTTTTATTTCTACATTTGGAACTAATTTGGGAAAATTCACTTATTCTACTTTTGAAAAATTATATGATGAGTTAATAGAAAATGAAAGATCGACGTTTATAATTCGGTTTGAGGCAAAATTTAATATTTCATTAGACAATAAATATTTACCAGATTATTTATATCATGTTTCTTTAAATTCAAATGTAAAGAAAATCTTAAAAATAGGAATTAAACCAACTTCAAAATCGAAAATATCATCTCATCTAGATAGAATATATCTTACATTAACATTAGATGATGCATATACATTAAAATCATTATTTTTAAAAAATTATCCCCAAAAAGAATTTGCAATTTTAAAGATCGACACTAAATCATTAGCTAATAATGTTATTTTTTTCGAAGATCCAATGTTTCAAAAGTTTGAAAAAATAGGAATATACACGTTAAGTAATATACCTCCTACGGTAATACAATTAGTAAAAACAACATAAAATCAAGTTTTAGGCTGTTTCTTGAAAAAACAGTGATAATTAACAAATTAACAATTTAAATATTAAAAAAGGAGTTATTATGAGTATTAATTTAGATGTAATCAGACAAAAATTAAATGCATTACAATCACAACAAGCCGGGAATAAAAATATTTGGAAGCCCGAACCAGGAGATAATTTAATTAGAATTATTCCATATCAACATAACAAAGAAAATCCATTTGTTGAAATTTATTTTCATTATAATATTGGAAAAAAAGCTTTGGTATCACCATTTACAGTAGGAGAATCAGATCCAATTGTTGAATTTAGCGATAAACTAAAGAATACAGGAAGTAAAGATGATTGGGTTCTTGGTAAAAGAATGGAACCAAAAATGAGAGCATTCGCCCCAATTATTGTTCGCGGTAAAGAAAAAGAAGGCGTTAAATTTTGGGGATTTGGCCAAGAGATTTACCAAGAACTTTTAAATATCATGGTCGATCCCGATTATGGTGATATTGCTGATCTTACTTCTGGTCGTGATATCACTGTGACATATTTAACACCAAAAGAAGCTGGTAATAAATATGGTAAAGTATCAATAAGAGTAAAACCAAATGCTTCGATTGCAACCAACAATAAAGAAATTGCACAAAAAATTGTCAAAGAGCAACCGAATCTTTCTGAAATTTATCCTTGTAATACTTATGAAGAATTAAAATCAGCTTTAAATAAATGGTTAAACCCAGAAGATGCTGGTGATGTATCTAATGATGAAATCAATAAAGCACGAACAGCCGCGATTGAATCAGGTATTATCAAAGATACAGTAAGTGAAGATAAAGAAGAAGTTGATGGAGAGGTCGAGGAAAAACAGCAAGAAAAACCACCGTTAACTAAACCAAAGACCGAATCTTCCTCATCTAAAACAAAGACAGAAAAATCAACAACTAAAACTGATCCAAAGGTTGACGACCTATTATCATCTTTTGATGAGTTACTTAACTCTTAAATAAAATAAATATGGCAAAAAAGAAACAAGAAGCAATAGAAGTAAATGATATAAATGACAGAGAAGAACTTGTTGGTCTATTGGCTGATTCTTTAAATGCATCTGTCAAAGGTGGTAAAATTGCATATATATTAGATAGAGACCGTAGTGTTCCAGCCGACATAACCGGCTGGATTTCTACTGGTTCTGATATGCTTGATATAGCAGTTTCAAATATCCCCAACGGTGGATTACCGCTGGGTAGGGCTGTGGAAATTTTAGGGTTCGAATCAGCAGGAAAAAGTCTCCTTGCTCTTCATGCTTGTAAAGACACACAAGCCCAAGGGGGTATTGCTGTTTATCTTGATACTGAATCTTCAATGAATCGACAGTTTGCTCAGGCAATTGGAGTTGATATTTCTGTAATGATTTATTCTCAACCCGATTATCTTGAACAAGTTTATGAGTCTGTTGAAAAAATAGTTGAAAAAGTAAGAGAATTGGGGTCTAATAAACCGATAACTATTATTGTTGACACAATTATGGGTACCCCAACTAAAACAGAGCTCGATGGGACATTTGATAAAGCGGGATGGAATACCGAAAAAGCAATTATAAACTCGTTGGCAATGAGGAAATTAACAAATCTTATAGCAAAGAATAAGATTTTATTAATTTTTGTAAATCAGTTGAGGGACCGGCTCGGAATTAGCTTCGGAGATAATTCTTCTACATCGGGGGGTCATGCTATAAAATTTCATTCTTCAATTAGAATCAGACTTAAAAAACAAGGGCAAATAAAAGCTAAAGTAAATGGAGTTGAACAAGTAATTGGAATTAAAACTCAAGCTCAAGTTATTAAAAGTAAAATTGGCCCGCCTTTAAGAACAGCGACATTTAATATATATTTCGATTCAGGAATAGATAATATTGGTAGTTGGCTTGAAACTTCTGTTAATTATGACTTAATTAAACAGGGTGGAGCCTGGTATACTTATACCACAGATTCAGGGGAAGATATTAAGTTTCAAGAAAAAACTTTTCAAGAAAAAGTATTAGATAACCCAAAATTAAAAGATGAAATCTATAAAAAGATTTGCGATAAATTAATTATGAGTTATAAGACGAAAAATCTTAATCCTGAAGATGTAGTTCACGAAGAATCTGAATCAGAAGAGGCAGATTAAATATTATAATATGTGAAGAAATAATGGATATAATTATTTCTTCATATTTTTTACATTTTTTTAAGTTATCAAATGCTCAATAAAAAAACACTTTCTCGATATTCAGAATTAGCAAGAACTATAGAAAAATCTCCAGAGGTCGATTCATCAAAAACACGAATATTGTTTTGCGATGGAACGAATACATTCATGAGAAGTATAGCCGCTAATAATATGATTGGTGAAAACGGAATGCATATAGGTGGTGTATCTGGATTTTTATTATCACTTGGATTTGCAATTAAAACTGTTCGCCCAAATAAAGTTATAATCGTGTTTGACGGAAAAGGTGGGTCGTTAAGAAGAAAAAAATTATTTCCAGAATATAAAGCTCAACGTAATGAAAGAAAACGAATAATATCATCTTTATTTAAATCTAAAAAAGAAGAGCAAGAAGCTATTTGTTTTGAAATAAACAGGTTGACATTATATTTAAAATCACTACCAGTAAATATAGTAGTTGCAGAAAATATAGAAGCTGACGATGCTATTGCGTATTTTTGTACAGATGTATTTAAAAACGATGATAAAATAATTATGTCATCAGATAAAGATTTTTTACAATTAGTTAATGAAAATACAAAAGTTTGGAGTCCAACAAAAAAAATTCTTTATGATGAAGAAAAAATAAAAGAAGAATTTTTATTTTTATCACAAAATTTTATTATATTCAAAGTATTAACTGGGGATATTTCAGATAATATTTCTGGAATTAAAGGATTAGGATTAAAGACTCTTCAAAAACATATTCCCTTTTTATTTGAAAGTAGAAAAGTAGAACTTCAAGAAGTTATCAATTTCAGTGAAAAATATTCTACTTTATCTAAAACAATAAAAAAAATATTTGAACAAAAAGAAAAATTATATTTAAATTATAAATTAATGCAATTATCAGATGTTAATATATCTGATCATACTAAAATAATCTTAACTAATGACATCAAACGTCCAGCAAACAGATTAAATAAGTTTAATTTATCCAAATTATTTTTAGAAGATAGTATGAATAATCAGATAAAAGATTTAAATGGGTGGATAAGAGACATTTGGTGGGCATTAGAAATGCACAATCTAAAACAATAGATTTAAAATTAGTTAATGGATACTTTAATCGAATACGGACATAACTTTCAACAAAAATTTATCGCTTCATTAATCTCTGATAAAGATTATCTTCATCAAATTATTGATATTTTAGATGAAACACAATTTGATTCTGAGGCCAATATATTTATAGTAAAAATTATTAAAGACTATTTTCTTCAATATAATAATATCCCAACCCTCGAAGTTTTTTCAACAGAAATTAAAAAATTAAATAATGAATTATTAAAAGCATCATCTATTGAAAATTTAAAGGGGGTTCTAAAACACATCCAGGGAGCCACAGACTTAGATTATATTAAAGAAGAAGCTTTAAATTTTTTTAAAAATCAAAACTTAAAAGGAGCATTACTTGAATCAGCTGATTTATTAGAATTAAATAAATTTGATGAAATTAGAAATCGATTAGAACTTGCATTTAGAGCCGGTGAAAGTAAAAAATCGGGTCATAATTATAAAAAAGATATTGAACAAAGATATGCGGAGAATAAAAGAAATCCATTATCAACTGGACATGATTTAATAGACGAAATTACAGATGGTGGATTGGGTGCAGGTGACTTGGGGGTATTAATTGGGGGGAAGGGAAGCGGAAAATCGTGGAATTTAGTGAATATCGCAGCTGCTGCATTAAAGCAAGGAAAATTTGTAGTATATTATACTTTAGAATTATTAGATACTTATGTTGCACTGAGATTTGATACATTATTAACTGGTATTACTCCTTCGAGTTTAAAATATCACATTGACGACGTCAGGGAAAGTGTAAAAAACATTCATCCAGATGGAGAGTTATTGACACAATATTATCCACCAAGTAGTGCGTCATCATTAACAATCGAATCAAATTTACAGTTAATTAAATTAATGCACCGAAGAAAGCCAGATTTAATTTTGGTTGATTATGCTGATTTATTAAAACCATCTTATATCGATCGAAGATTAAGAACTGATGAAAATTTAAGTAATATTTATACTGAATTAAAGGGGATAGCTGGAAAATTTGAATGTCCAATGTACACCGTTAGTCAGACCAATCGGAGTGGGAGCCAAAAAGAAATAATTGAGGGGTTTGATATATCTGATGCATTTAGTAAAATTTTCATAGCTGATTTAGTTTTATCATTCTCTCGATTATTAAATGATAAAATATCTGGAACGGGTAGAATGACAGCTCTACATAATAGATATGGTCCGGACGGAATAACATTTCCAAGTAAAATAAATTTTGCAACAGGAAAAGTATCATTATATGCTCCCGAATCTGAATCTGGTAAAGAACTTAAAAAAGATATGGAAAATGGTGGTGAAGGAACTAGAAAATATTTGAAAAATAAATTAGATGAATTAGGAATTCATTAGAAGAAAATAATGGACAAATCAAAATTAAAAAAAATAATTAAAGAAGAAATAAATGATTTTTTCTTCGATAAACTTATAGAAAATTATGATTGGTTAAAAACAAATAATTTTGGATTTATTCAATCTAGTTTTCTGCATTTATTAAAAGAATATAGAGTAAATTTAAACAACATTTATGAATCTAAAAAAATTGTGTTTCCTCAATTTGGAACTGGTTATGTATTTAAAGATTCAACTGATAAGGAGCATGTGTCAGCAATACAAAAAACAGGAACAATAAAAATAGGAGTATTAGTTAAAACAACTAATGATAACCCTGTTATTTTAACACGTAAAATAAATTCAACAAATGATGAAAAAATTCTTAATACTCATATATCGAACATCATTAAATTAATCGATGAATTAAAATTAATAAAAATAGATTTTTCTCCCGAATCAAGTGATCAATTTTACAATGCAAGAAAAAGATTATTTATGAATATAGTAAATCAATTTCCTGATAAAGTTGAAGATGTTAGAACTAATGGAGATAATTTTGAAATATTTTTGAAACAACAAAATTTGGAGAAATAAATGGATACTTATACAAGAGAAGAAGTATATAATGCAACATTGGATTATTTTAAAGGAGACACATTTGCAACAGATGTTTGGGTGAATAAATATTCATTAAAGGAAGTTAATAATGAAACAAATCAAATAATTTATTATGAAAAAACTCCCAATGATATGTTTCATAGGCTTTCTAAAGAATTCGCAAGAATAGAAAAGAAATATCCTAACCCATTATCAGAAGATGAAATATTTGAATTATTAAAAGATTTTAAATATGTTATACCACAAGGGGGACCATTATCAGGAATAGGTAATGATTTTCAAGTTAATTCATTATCTAATTGTTTTGTTATTGGAAATAAATTAGATTCATATGGTGCAATATTTCAAACCGATCAAGAGCAGGTTCAATTAATGAAACGTAGAGGTGGAGTCGGTCATGATTTATCCTATTTACGACCGAAAGGTACTAAAGTAAATAATTCAGCATTAACATCAACTGGAATAGTCCCTTTCATGGAAAGATATTCTAATTCAACTAAAGAAGTAGCACAAGAAGGAAGAAGGGGGGCTTTGTTATTGTCTATTGACGTGAAGCATCCCGATGCAGAAAGTTTTATTGATGCCAAGTTAACAGAAGGAAAAGTAACTGGGGCGAATATATCTGTTAAATTATCAGATGAATTTATGAACTCGGCTTTTTCCGACGGAAAGTTTATTCAACAATTTCCAATTGATTCTAGTAATCCAAGTATTAAAAAGGAAATTGACTCTATACAACTTTGGAAAAAAATAGTTCATAATGCATGGAGCTCAGCCGAGCCAGGAATTTTATTTTGGGATAATATTATTAAAGAGTCATTACCAGATTGTTATAAAGATTTCGGATTCGAATCAATTAGCACAAACCCTTGTTCAGAAATTTCGATTTGTTTTTATGGAACGTGCATTTTAATAACCAATAATTTATATTCATATGTTATAAATCCTTTTACTAAAAATGCAAGTTTTGATTTTGACCGATTTAAATCAAATATCATGAAGGCTCAAAGGTTAATTGATGATCTTGTAGATTTAGAACTTGAAAAAGTTGATAAAATTTTACTAAAAATAAAAAATGACCCCGAACCAAAAGAAGTAAAAATAATTGAATTGAATCTTTGGAACAAAATAAAAGAAAAAATAATTCAAGGTCGGCGAACTGGGTTAGGTATAACAGCTGAAGGTGATATGCTCGCTGCTATGGGGTTAATATATGGTACTAAAGAAGCTACTGAATTTGCAGTTCAAGTTCAAAAAGAATTTACTATTTCAGCATATTTATCAGATAGTATTCTTGCTAAAGAACGCGGGCCATTTCCAATTTATAATTTTGAATTAGAAAAAGAAAATTTATTTTTGAAAAGAATATTTAATGAATCTAATAAATTAAAAGAATCTATAAAAAAATATGGCCGAAGAAATATTGCATGTCTTACTATTTCTCCAACTGGTTCTGTAAGTACATTAACTCAAACCACGTCTGGTATTGAACCAGCTTTTTTGATATCATATAAAAGAAGAAGAAAAATCAATCCAACTGATAAAAATTCTACAGTTAGTTATACTGATAAAGAAGGAGTTCGATGGGAAGAATATAATGTGTTTCATCATAAATTTGAGAAATGGCTTGAAGTAAACGGGTATAATGTAGAAGAAGTAAAATCCTATTCAAATGATGAGTTAAATCTTATTATAGAAAAATCTCCATATTTCAAAGCAACAACTCGAGATGTAAATTGGGTAGAAAAAGTAAAAATGCAGGGGAAGTTGCAAAAGTGGACAGATCATAGCATTTCAGCGACTACAAATCTCCCAAATTCAGCAACTGAAGAATTGGTTTCTCAAGTTTATGAGACGGCGTGGAGATCAGGATGTAAAGGTCATACTGTTTATAGAGAAGGATCGAGGCAAGGTGTATTAATATCTAATGAAATAAAACCAAGAGAATTAAATACTATTACAAAAAATAATGCTCCCAAAAGACCAGTAAAACTAAAATGTAACATACATCAAATTACAGCTAAAGGACAAGAGTGGATTGTTTTAGTTGGAATGATGAATGGGGGTGATAGTAAACCTACACCATATGAAGTATTTGCATTTAAAAAGAAAAATATTGCAATTGGTCCAAAAATTGATAAAGGAATATTACATAGAAAAAAATCAGGCTATTATAATTTAGAAATCGAAGGTGTCATTACATTAGAAAATATTACTGAATTATTTGAACAGGATGAAGAAGAAGCATTAACAAGGCAAATTTCTTTGAATTTAAGACATGGATGTGATGTTAAGTTTATTGTAGAACAATTAAATAAAGCTGAAGGAACTGTTGCATCGTTTAGTAAAGCTATTATGAGGGCATTAAAAAAATATATTGATGACTCAACAGAAGTTAAAGGTGAACTTTGCCCAACATGTGGAGAAAAATTAGTATATATTGAGGGATGTGTTAGATGTGTAAGTTGTAGTTTTAGTAAATGTGGATAATAGTTTTGAATTATTAACAAAATTTTTTTATATTTATAAAAAATTGTTAATTATTTTTAATATGAGAAACAAAAAAAATAAATGAAATGATTGATCGAATACTTACCGACAATCACATAAGATTTATGTTTAGTCCAGATGGCAAGGATCAAGTTTGGTTTGATGACAATTCTGATCTTCAAATAGTGGTGGAAGAAGACGAAACTATGTTATTTTTTCGTGGAACTACTGAAGTCAAAAGGTTATCTAATAATGAATATAACGTTGATCCTTTAAATGAAACCAATATCTATCAGACATTAATCGAGCAAGGAATATGTTGATTCATTATCAAAAAAAATTATTTATTATGAAAAATGAAGAAGAAAAAATACCCCTTTTAATAAAAATAGCTTTGGGATTTTCAGTATTTTGGTTGGTAATACTTTGTTTAGCTTTAATTGTAAAATTCTCATTATAAAAATAAAATCATGATTTGTATTTATCATTCAATAGATTTAGATGGTTGGGCTAGTGCGGCAATTGTTCTAAAAAAATATCCTGAAGTTAAATTATTTGGGTATGATTATGGACAAAAAATTCCTAATATTCCCGAGGATACTGAAATAATTTTAACAGATATTTCTTTTCCAATGGAAGAAATGAAAAAATTAAAATCTAAGTTTAAAAAGGTTATTTGGATTGATCATCATATAAGCGCAATTAAAGAATTTCAAAAAACTTTTACTAAAGAGGAAGCTGATGAATTTATAACCGAATTTCCAAAAACTAATGAATTAGTTTCGGCTTGTGAATTAACATGGAGATATTTATACCCCGATACAGAAAAACTAGATTCAATAGAATTACTGGGATCATATGATAGTTTTAGACATAAAGAAGCAAATCAAAAATTTACTGAGGATGAAACAATGAATTATCAGTATGGAGCTAGATCAAAAGCTAATTCACCCGAATCTTGTTATGATGTAATTTTTAAGGATGATATACATGATATAATGAATGACGGTAAAATAATTTTCAATTATATAAAAATCGAAGCAAGAAATGCTTATGAAAAATTATCATTTCCGATGATGATAGGTGGTAAGAAATTTATTGCCATAAATGCTGACAGATTAAATTTTAAAACATTTGGTATAGATTATCACGCAGATGGATATGATGGACAAGCTTGTTTTAGATTTCAAGATAAAATTTGGAAATTTAGTATTTATAATGAAAATGGAAAAATAGATTGTTCCGAAATTGCTAAAAAATATGGGGGTGGGGGTCATCACGGAGCTGCTGGATTTAGTTTGAACCGGTTGCCATTTTAGCATTTTTCGGATTCTATTCAATATTATAATTTTGACATCTTGAAATTTTTAATGGGATATTTCAAATAATTAAATATGCAAAAAGTATTTCAGACAATAATTGATGTAAATCATGGAAATTGTGAACAAGCTGTTATAGCATCGATTTTTGAACTTCCATTAGACGATGTTCCTAATTTTATTGAATACAAAAAAGGTAAAGAATTTGATAAGAGTTTATTTGGGTGGTTATATGAAAAAGGATTTTCGCCTGGCTCTATTTATAAAAGTAACTATGGGTTAGAAAAATTAAAAAGTATTGCTAAATCTGATGGAGGATATAAAGGTTATTTTCATGCATTAGTCCCAAGTCAAACTTTTGAAAATGTTATGCATGCAGTTGTTGCAGATACTGAGTTAAACATTGTTCATGATCCAAATCCCAATCAATTAGCATTAAATTTATCACCGGAAGATATTATTAGCATTATTGTTTTAAAAGATATGATAATCGGTAAAACTGGTAAATTGTATACTAAAGAAAAATGGAATTTAATAAGTGAAGAAGAACGAGAAGCTAACACATATAAAGTTATATATGATGAAAATGATAAAATAATAGGGAAAGAATAGAAAATTAAAGATACAAATGAAAACCAAGAACCATACAGCAATTGAAAAACTAATATAGATATTTTCTTACGAAATTTTCTACCATTAAATAATGAATTTCATAAAAACGTAAAATAATTATGAGCTGGGGATTAATTTTAAATGGTCTTTATCTAAATAAAACAAAAAAATCAGATTTAGATTCAGAATTAGAAGGAACAAATTCTATAATTAAATTATTAGAGAATAAATTAGTAGCATTGGTGGCATATACAACTCCAACATATTACGAAGATAATTCAACAAATTGGCCATTACCAGAATATGCTGCCCTAAAAGTTCCAGAAATTTTAGAAGAACTATCTGAACTATATGAAAAAAGAATGTTAATAAAATTTGCAATTGAAAATCCAAAGGAAATAACAGAAGATTATTAAAACATGGAAACAAAAATTTTAAATCAAAATAGATATCGAATTTGGGATACAATCAATAAAAAAATGATAACTCCAGAAATGGCTGAGAATGATATGAGTAATATTATTGCCATAGGATTACATGGATTACCAATAGAGATAAATTCAGATTCAGTAAAAGATGGATTATTTAAAGCTTGGAATAGACATGATTTAATTTTATTAAAATCATTTGGATTTAATGATAAGACTGATAGAGAATTATTTGAAGAAGATTTAGTTATATATAAACCATTGTCATATTCTATAACTACTCCTTATATAGTAAAATTTGGTTGGTATCAAATTCCAACTTACTATCAAAATAAGAAAGAGGAAATAAAAATTTGTGGATGGTATTTATTACCCGATTTAGATGAGGCATATAAATATAATTATGTGGAATCATTTACTGAATCTTCCGCAAATCGCTGTGAAAAAATTGGCAACACATTTGAAACAGAAATAGTAAAATGAAAATAGATAAAATAAAAAAAATTTTAAAAGAAGAAATTTTAAACGTGTTAATAGAAAGTATTGATCTTGTTGATGTAAATAAAATAGAAAATTTAACAGAACAAAATTTTTTAAACAAAATAATTAGATTCGGATTTTCAATTCATGATGATAATTATGTTTTAGAAATTCCATTAAAAGATGAATTATATATTGAAGGAGTTAGATTTGGAATTAAAGATAATGAAACAAATGTAATAAATACATCGAGAAAAGTAAACGAGGGATATGTTTTAAAAACATTAAGCATCGTTTTTAGTTTATTAATTTATGCATTGAAAAAATACAATATACAAAAGTTTCATTTTATGGTTTTAGATAAAAGAAATGAACGATTATATTTATTTTATTTGGAGAAATATTTTAAAGATTTTAATCTAACAAAGGATGGAATCCAATATATATTTGATAAAAAATAAAATTCTTAACCATTTTAATCTTGTAGAAAAATGGTGGTATGAATGTGATTTTCCTATTAATTTATTAGGGAGTAAAATTAACAGTATCAAAAATAATATTTCTTTTGAAGAAAGATTAATAAATGATTATAATGAGTCATATAATACTTTTACTCCATTTTTAATATATTATTTTGAATTAGCGCAATGGGTAGAAAAGGAATTCAATGTTGAAATTCATGATAACGAAATGCCAGAATTTTTTATTCAATTTTGTCGACTGATATATGAAAAAATAAATGATATTAAACTTGAAATTAATTTACAAAAATTATTTTCAGAACACAAGAATGAAAATGTCACTATAAATTCGCGAAATGATAGGAAATATACAATAGCTAATGAATTAAAAAATTATTTTTTAATTAATGATATTAATTGGATTAACAGCAATGAAACATCTATTTCTTTTCAATTTAGAACAATTCCGTGGGGTGATCTATATAAGAATGATAATGTGTCATTTTATATTCATTCAATAAATCATCAAGTTTTTCATGATGATTTGGGGTCTATAACTTTTTTAACAGGTTATTTTAAATAAAAAAAATAAAATATGAAACCATTTAACAAATACAAAATTTTATGAAAACATTTTTTATCTCTGGAAGGCAAACAGGAAAAACTCATATGGCAGTATATGAATTTATATAGAAAAGTATATTTAATTATTGATGACTATCTGTGTTTTGATAATAAAAATATTGAGCGGATATATAAGCAATGTAAAAATTTTAATGGAAATATTTACATTTTTTCAACCCCCAAAAAACAATTTGATAAAAAGTTATTTGAAAAAATAAAACAAATAAAAGAAAATAATGTTAAATCGATTTGGTCCGCTGCAGAATTTTTAAAACTTGGAAATCTAAATGAAATTGAAGAATTGTATTTTAACTTCATAACTGACCCCGATTGTAACATTATATTTGATGAAACTCATTCTTATTTCATTAATGAATTTATTAGAAAAGAAAGTGAAAATTGGGTAAATAATTTAGGTCAAAATGAATTTGATACATTCAACTTTGGAAAATATTTAAAAGATGATACAATCAAATGCCCCAAAGATAAATTAGAATGCCCATATTTTCAAAAGAGTTCTAAGATTAATTTTTGATTAAAAAATAACATAAAATTTCTGAAACTGTCACGGAAATTTATTATATTTTATTTTAATTGACAGGAAATTTAAATTTTAAAAACATGGCAAAACAACCAATCGAATCAGTTGCATTAACTGAATTATTTACAAAAATGAATGAACAGTGGGATCTTTTTATGATTAATCACGCTGATCTAGCAAAGGGAAATAAATCCGCTGCAAAGAAAGCCCGTGCTGCTTTAGGAGAAATTAAGAAACTGGTAACTCCATATAGAAAAGAATCAGTCATAGCAGTCAAAGGCCAAAAGTAAATACATTACATTGACGAGAATTTGGATCTCAGCAACACACCAATAACAATTTCGCAATGATGTATTAATAATGGCTGAAATAACTTCAGCCATTATTTTTTTTAATTATTCATAAAATTTTTTTATATTATACATATGCAAACATCAATTATTAAAAAAACCTATCGTTCTGAAACAGCTCATCGAGTGCTAAATGCTGTATCTTCAAGATGTAAATATAATATTCATGGTCACTCATATTTATGGGAAATAAATATTGAAGGAACAATTAATCAAGAAACCGGAATGGTGTTGGATTTTAAAGAATTGCAACCAATTAAAGATTTCATTGATAAATTTGATCATGCTATGGTTCTTTGGGAAAAAGAAGATGATGAAATAAAACAATTTTATCTAAAGCATTATTCTCGAATTATAATCATGAAACAAAATTGTACAGCAGAAAATATGGCTAAGGTAGTTTATAAATTCGTCTCCGACTGGTTACAAAAAATTAACAACATAAGATATACTAATTTTTATTGTACTCAAGTCGACGTTTGGGAAACTACTACTGGTTGTGGGGTTGCTGTTGATTATGATGAAAATGATGTTTTAATTTATTTACATGACGATGATAAATAATGAATTTATCTAAGTTACGATAGTATTTATTTTTACAAAAAAGATAAATGGAGAAAAAAGAAGAATTAATTCAATCAAATGGAAATATTGTACTCTCTGAAAAGCAAAGGGATGAAATGAAACTAAAAGCTGAAATTGCTTATGGTCAATTTCTTGATGCCTTACGATTTGATTGGAAGAATGATGTTCAAATGAAAGAAACTCCAATGAGGGTTGCTAAAATGTATGTTGATGAATTATTTAGGGGCTGCTATACAAACATTCCCGATTTGAAAGAATTTGACAATGAAGGAGGATATGATGGAATGGTATTCAGTGGTGGAATCGATTTATTTTCAACTTGTGCACATCATTCAGTCGTATTTTTTGGGAAAGCATATATTGGATATCTTCCATCACCCATTGGAAAAGTAGTTGGATTAAGCAAATTAAATAGAATTGTTGATTTTTACAGCCGAAGGCCAGAAATTCAGGAATCGCTTACGATGCAGATTCATTCTCATCTTAATAAAGTATTAACAGGAAATTTTGGCGTAGCAGTATTACTTGAAGCGGCTCATATGTGTGTTCGAAGTAGAGGTGTTAAACAAAATAGTACCATGATCACTAGTAAATTAAGTGGGGGATTTCTCGATCCTGATGGGGCTTCAAGAAAAGAATTTTATGATAATATACAATATACAAAAAATCAATAATGTATAAATCAATTTTTTTCGATAAAAAAACTTCTACAATACATTTATGGGATGATATTAAAGGATATCATAAATTTCCATTTCAAAAATATGCATATAAAAAAGATTCAACTGGATCTTTTTCTTCTTTATTTGGGCATAAATTAAAAAAAGTAACTTCTTGGGATAAAACTGACATTGAAGACGAATTAATGTTTGAAAGTGATGTAAATCCAGAAATGAGAACATTAATAGATATGTATCGAGACGATGATACCATATCAAAAAATGTCAAAATTATGTTTACTGATATTGAAGTAAATGGAGAAAATGGATATAGTGAAGCAATTAATGCTGAAAATGAAATTACAGCTATTTCTATTTATAATAAATTAGACGGGCAAAAACATATTTTTGTAGTTAATCCTTCATCTAATCTAATTTCAATAAAAAGAAATTATAAAATTCATGAAGTCCAAACTGAAAAGGAGTTACTAAAAAACTTTTTGACTATATATAAAACTATAATTCCTGACATTTTATCTGGGTGGAATAGTAATAATTATGATATTCCTTATTTATGTAATAGAATTAAATCCCAAATTGGATCTAAATTTTTGGCAATATTAAGTCCTATTGGAATTGTAGAAAAAGATGATTGGGGGGAATATACAATTGCTGGAGTTTCCTTACTTGACTTAATGACACTATATAAACAATTTACATATAATGAAGAACCATCTTATTCATTGGAAGCTATATGTAGAAAAGAACTTGGTAGAGGAAAAATCGAATATGATGGAAACTTAGATAATTTATATAAATATGATATAAATAAATTTTGTGAATATAATATTGAAGATGTAGAGTTATTAATAGCATTGGATTTAAAATTAGATCATATTACATTAGCGAGATCTATTTGTCATAAAGGTCATGTTCCATATGAAGATATTTCCTTTGTTAGCTCATATCTAGATGGGGCATCATTAACTTATTTAAAAAATATAGAAGTAATTGCTCCAAATCGACCAAAAGTAAATAAATTAAAATTTTCAGAAGTTCAATTAAAAGGTAGTAAAAAGGTATATATTTCAAATAAAATTCCGTCTGAGACACCAAAATCTGGAGTGTTATTGATTAGAAGATCCAAAACTGCATATATTAAAGTAGAATATTCAAAATTTTCTGATGATGTTTTTTATTTAATTGATCCATTACCAATTGATTGCTTACCAATTTTTGAAATTTCGGTTAGTTTACCGGGTGCGTATGTAAAAGATCCTCTTGTTGGATTACATGATTGGGTATTTGATTTAGATTTAACATCATTGTATCCTTCGATTATTATGACGTTAAATATTTCCCCAGAAACAAAAATTGGATCAGTATTAAATTGGGATGAAAATAAATTTATTAAAAATGAATATGAACAGTTAATCATTCAATCCAAACATCAAAAAACTACTTTTTCATTATCTGAATTTAATCAATTTTTAAAAGAGAAAAATTATTCAATATCTTCATCAGGAATAATATATAATTTAAATCATAGAGGATTTATTCCAACTATTCTCGAAACATGGTTTAATGAAAGAGATGAATTTAAAAATAAAATGAAAAGATATGGCAATGAAAAGAATGAAGAAATGTATAAGTTTTATCATTCTCGGCAGCTTACTATGAAAGTTTTATTAAATTCATTTTATGGTGTAATGGCATTAGCTAGATTTCGATTTTATGATCTTGAAAATGCTGTGAGTGTGACCTCAACCGGTCAGAGTATTATTAAATTTTCTGGAAAAGTTGCTAACCAATATTATAATAAGCAATTAAATGATAATTTAGATCATGTTATTGCTGTTGATACTGACAGTATCTTTTCATCTGCTTTGCCAATTGTTCAAAAAAGATACCCAAAACTAGATTTTGATGACAATGATAAAATGATTCCTAAAGTGTTAGAGGTTGCTACAGAAGTTCAAAACTATATTAATAAATCTTATGATTTATATGCGTTAAAGTTACATAATTGTAAAGAACACAAATTAAAAATTAAACAAGAAAATATATCAAGAACAGGATTATTTATTGCTAAAAAACGATATGCCCTTTGGCAAATATTTGCAGAGGGGGTCTCATCGGATAAATTGGAGGTAAAAGGAATTGATGTTGTAAGATCAGATTTTCCTAAAGCATTTAAAATATTTATGTCAGATGTATTAAAAGATTTATTACATAAAATGAATAAAGATGATTATACTAATAAATTATGTGATTTCAAAGATTCATTAAATGAAATAGATATAAAAGATATTATGATAACGAAATCAGTAAAAAAACTTTCTGATTATGATCATGAATCCCGCGAAAAATTTAATTATTTTCTTGGAACACCGGGTCATGTTAAAGCAGCATTATCATATAATGATTTTTTGAATCAAACAAAAAATAAATCTGCAAGACGTATTTCTAATGGAATGAAAATTAAATTTGCATATTTACGAAAAAATCCATATAATTTAGAGAGTATTGCAATGATGGGATTCGAGGATCCCCCCGATGTTATTAAGTTTATTAATGATTATATTGATCGAGATAAAATTTTTGATTCTATATTAGCTAATAAGTTACAATCTTTTTACGATGCGTTAGGTTGGGGGGCAGTAATTGTTAATAGAGTAGTTGGGACCTTTTTTAATTTTTAAAAAAAATATTTTTATATATTTATTTAATACGAATAAAATAAATTATTTAACAGGAGAAATAATATGAAAAAATCAGAATTAGTGCAACTTATTAAAGAAGTTATTTCAGAAACTAATAAATATTATCATGTTTTTTGGACAGATGATAATGATGATGAAATTCAAGTAATTGATAACAATGCTTTAGTTAAGGCCAATTCAGTTTCAGAAGCAAAAGCTTTAATAAAATCGAAATGTTTTACAGATAAAACATCTATATATAAATTTCAAAATGTTGAAGTGGCAAAACCAGAGGATGAACAATTTGCTGAATATTTTAAGTCTAAAAAAATAATGAATGCTTTAAATTCTAGAGGTTATTATATTTATGATTCTGGATCTTAACTTGAAAAAAAAAGAATTAATTAAAATCATTTTTGATTATCTGAATAAAAATTCTTATATTTTAGTTACAATTAATCGTTTTTGACCCGATAAACGTTATAAATACTCGGTACTGGAGTCAATTCTGCTACTCAGTAAAACACCGCAGATTAATGTTAAAACATTAATATATTTTTTATGAATACAAAAATTAAAGTCGCCATTATTGGTGTTGGCAATTGTGCCAAATCTTTGATACAAGGTGTTGATCTTTATAAAAGAGGAAAATTAAATACCAATGAAGGTATTATGCGGTCTGATATCGGTGGGTATACACCAAAAGATATTGAATTTGTCTTAGCTTTTGATGTAGATGGAAGAAAAGTTGGAAAGCATTTACATGACGCAATTTATGAATTACCAAATTGTGCTATTGATTTAGTTAAACGGGAAGATATGATTCCTATAAAAATTATAGTACAGAAGGCACCAGTTATGGATGGTGTTGCACCACATATGCGGACAACCGATATTAATGATCCCGAAAGATTTTATATTGATGATACACAAAAAGAAGTAGATATAATTCAATGTCTAAAAGACACTGCCCCCGATATTCTTATTAACTATTGTCCAGTTGGTTCTCAACAAGCGGTTGAATTTTATGCACAATGTGCCATCGAAGCAAATGTTGCTTTTTTAAATTGTATGCCAATTTTTATTGCGTCTGATCCTATTTGGGAGAAAAAGTTTATTGATGCTGGATTACCATTAATTGGGGATGATATGAAATCTCAATTTGGTGCGAGTATAGTTTCTCAAATTTTGCAAGAATTGGCTTTTTCGAGAGGGCATAAAGTAAAATGTCATATTCAAGAAAATGTCGGAGGAAATACCGATTTTCATAATATGAAAGATCAAACTCGGTTAACAACTAAAAAGATTTCAAAAGAAAATGTTATCAGATCACAAAATACAATTAGAGGAATTGATCCAAAAGATTCATTTTTATATGCGGGGCCATCTAATTATATTCGTTATTATGGTGATAATAAAATCGCGAATTTTCATTTAGAACTTGAAGGATTTGGTGGGTCTCCAGTTATATTTGATGCAAGAATGTCAGTTCAGGATTCTCCAAATTCTGCAGGCGTTGTTATTGATGCTATTAGATATTTAAAAGTAGCTAAAGAACTTGGAATAGTTGGAGCATTAAGAGGACCGTCAGCTTGGACTCAAAAATCACCACCATTACAAATGCAGGGAGAACATGCTCAACATGAATGTGATGCATTAGCTAATAGATGCTTAACCGAAATTACCAGGAATCAATTAAAGAAATAATATATGAATGGATTCGATTTTGATGGAGTTATTTCATTAGGAATATACCCAGGTCCAGAAGATATTATTATTACGGGTAGAAGCTTTGAAGAACAAGCTGAAACAATTAGTTTTATAAGATCGAAAAATATTCAAAACATTATTTATTTTAATCCACAGCCATTTTCAAAAAAGTCACGAAAATCAAGTGGAATTTATAAAGCTAAAAAGATCAAAGAACTTGGCATAACTAGATTTTTTGAAGATGACCCAGTTCAAATAAAAGAAATATTAAAAATTAACCCGGATCTAGAAATAATATATATCAAACATAATTTAGAGCCAAAAGAAAATGTTAGACGAAATTCAAAAAACGAAATAGTATGAAAAACATAATTATTCTTTATTCAGGTGGTTTAGACAGTTATATTCTTTATCAATATGCAAAAAAGAATTATCCCAATGATAATATTAAAGCAATTTATTGGAATTATTATCAAGATGTTGCAAAGATAGAAATATCAAAACTTCCAAACTTTGTCGAAATTAGAAATTTAGATTGGATGAATCTAAAAGGAAAAACATCAATAGAATGCCCCGGAAGAAATGAAGGTCCAATCTTCATCCCTGGTAGAAATTTAGTATTTGCTGTATTATGTGCTTGTGAAGACCTACCAGATGAAATTTGGTTGGGGACATTGGCTGGAGAAACACATAACAAAGGAACTGATAAAAATTATCAATTTCTTTGGAATATGAATGCCACATTAAATTATGTACTTGGACCATTTTTGGGTGAAAAGAAAATCGAATGTAAATTCCCATTAGCTGATGCTGGAATGAATAAATTAGATTGTGTAAACTGGGCATTAAATAATGGAATAACAAAAGAAGAATTAATCTCAACATATTCATGTCATTCTGGAAAAGATATTCCTTGTGGAGAATGTGTACAGTGTATTAAAAGATGGTCAATTTTTGGCCAAAATGGATTTACAGAAAAATATAATGTTAATCCAGCTACTACAAAACAAGGATTATTAATGTTCGAAGAGATGATAAGATGTAAACTTGGAGGTGATAACCCATATTATAATCAGGAATCTATACAAGAAATTTTACCATTCTTTATGCAATACGCATTAAAAAATCAGCATCTATTCGATGCTAAATTAATTAATAATATAGTCATGGTAAAAAATTTAAAAAATTAACATGGAAAAAAAATCATTCTTGTATATTCCTTCCTTTTCAGTTGGATATTTTGCGACATTATTAGCTAAAAATTATTACTTAACTAACAACTTACCAGCCAGATTTTATGCAGACGATTTCCCCAAATTATTCAGACATAATTCTTTTTTATTAACTGCCGGGCATTTTTATAAAAAAATGAATACGTTTGACAGTTTTGGATTTGATCGAAAGAAACATTTAGTATTGGGGGATTCCGGGGGATATCAAATTGCATCTGGTGCTCTAACTTGGTCGAATGATTTAAGATATAAAATTTTTAATTGGTTGGAAAATAATTCGACAGTAGCAATGAATCTAGACATTCCACCCAGAATGAATAATATTGGAAAATGGGATGAATGTATAGCTCAAAGCGAAGAAAATTTTAAATATTTTTATGAGAAACAAACAGGAAAAACAGAGTTTCTAAATGTTTTACAAGGAACCAATGAAACATCTTATAAGATTTGGTATGATAGAATGAAAAAATTTGAATTTTCTGGGTGGGCAATAGGTGGGGCAGGAGGAATATTATATCGTTTAATTAGTTCTATCGCAGTATTATTAGATGGAAAAGAACATTTAAAAACATCTAATAAATACTTACATATGTTAGGATCTTCCAGTTTAAGCGAATTTTTTATTCTAGCTCAGCTACAAAAATCATTAAACGATATTGGAAGCAGTTTACAAGTAATGACTGATAGTTCATCCCCATCTTTTTCAGTTGCATTTGGAACATATTATACCGCAGCTAATTTGAAAAAATGTGTATATTCTACTGTCAATGTCCCAAAACAAAAACAACATTCAATTGACAATAATATGTTTTTACCAAAGACACATTATTTTGATGCTTTATTTAATAATGTATTAACTCCACAAGATATATTTGACTATAAAGAAAAATGTATTTGTGTAATGACGTTACATAATTTTTTCGTTCTTAAAGATACAATTACGGCGATTAATGAATTCATTTATAATGATCCATATTTACTACAAGAGGTTACAGACCCGAATCTTTTTATTGTATTAAAATCAATTGATGAAATGGTAAAAAATGATAATTCAATGAAAGTATTTGAAAAATATAAACCAGCTTATGTTAATGCAAGTAAGTTATTTGATTCATCTGATGACACTCATATTAATACATTTTTTGAATTTTAGAAAAAAATTTTTTATATTATATACATATTAAATTCACTAAACATGGATAAAACAAAGTTAACAAAATTTATTGATAAATATCATCTTGGTGGTAATGTCGAATCTATTAAAATAGAAATAAAAGACAACAGTTTAAAAACAGGATTTTCAACCGAAGATAGAACTTTAATTGGAAAAGTAGTTGTTAAAGATTTTAAATTCGAAGATAGTGAATTTGGAATTTTTGCGACATCTGAATTATCAAAAATTTTAGGCGCATTGGAATCTGAAATTTCGATGGGGATAAATAAGGTTGATGATAAACCAGTTAATTTAAAAATAGAAGATAGCATTTTAAAAACTATTTTTGTATTAGCCGACCCCGAAATTATATCTACAAAAGCAGGTTCAATAAAACAACTTCCAGAATTTGATGCTGAATTGAAAATTGATTCGACATTTATTACAACATATTTAAAATCATTCTCGGCTATTCAAGCTAATAATGTAGCTATTAAAGCAGATAATACTGATGTTACATTTATTATTGGATTTAGTGATATTAATACTAATAGAATTTCATTTAAATCTCCGGGAACTATCAAAAAAACATTTAGTCCAATTTCATTTAGTTCTGAATATTTTAAACAGATATTAGTAGCTAATAAAGATTGTTCAGCTGGAAAATTATCTATTAGTCAACAAGGATTATTGAAGTTTCAATTTAAAGAAGGAGATTTTAGTTCAGAATATTTTTTAGTTAAATTAGTTTAAAATGTTAAATCAAAGATCAGAAAATACATTGTGGGTAGAAAAATATCGTCCAACAACATTAAATGATTTTATCGGTAATGATACAGTTAAAGCAAAAATTAAATCATTTATTGATGGTAATGATATAAATCATTTACTTTTTACCGGTCCAGCCGGAGTTGGGAAAACAACCTGCGCTAAAATTATCGTGAATTCATTAGAGTGTGATTATATTTATATTAATGCTTCCGATGAAAATTCTATTGATGTTCTGCGAAATAAAATTAAAAGCTTCGTAAGTTCAGTTGGGTTTAAAGATTTGAAAATAGTTATTCTTGATGAAGCAGATGGGACAACAGTAAATTTTCAATCGGCACTTAGAAATTTGCAAGAAACATTTAGTAAACATTCTAGATTTATCTTAACTTGTAATTATTTAGAAAAAATAATTGAGCCAATTAAGAGTAGATGTCAGTTATTTGAAATATTTCCTCCAAGTAAAGCACAAGTAGCGAAAAGATTATTAGAAATTTTGCAAAAAGAAAATGTAATTTTTACTAAGGAGGATATTGCATTTATAGTGAATGCTGAATATCCTGATATCAGAAAAATAATCAATAGTGCGCAGTTATATACTATTAATAATGAATTAAAAATAGATAAAAAAATAATTGTGGCACAAAATTATATGTTACAAATTATTGAACTACTAAAAAATAAAGGAAAAAAAGAACAAATTTTTACTGATATTAGACAAATAATTGCAGATAATAAAACGAAATATTATGAATCATTATTTAAATTAATATTTGATTCAATTGATTTATTATCCGATGATTATGTCAAGCGAGCTGGGTTAATTTCAATTATTGCCGATGCTCAACTACATGATGCTACAATAATTAATAAAGAAATTAATGTAATGGCTATGTTTGTAAAAATAATTGAAATTCTTTTTTAAAAAAATAGTAATAATTAATGATAAAAGAAAAATCTATTTCAATAATTGATTTTATTAAAAATATCACAATAAACAAAGTTCCATGGGAATCATATTCAGAGAATGATGTAAAAGCATGTTCTTCTTACATGATAACACAATGGATGTCAATGAACTATAATACAGTAGAATTTGTTAATGAATTACAACGTTATTTGGGTATATTGGATAAAAGAGAATATTATAAATTATTTATGTATGCTTTTCCGAAAGTATCAATTTATATTCAATATATAAAATCAAAATCTGAAAAAAAATATAATACTGAATTATTATCTTTACTTAGTAAATATTATGAAATTAGTAATTCTGAAGTAAGAGACTACTTAGATATTTTTTTAAAAAATGACGAAAATATTAAAGAATTAATTGCAATTATACGAAAATATGGAAAATCAGATAAAGAAATAAAAAAACTTTTAACAACTTAGAATAGATATATGAACAACAGATTTGAAAAATTAAATTTAAATAAAATTCAGCCAATTGTAGAAGTATGTGTATGTATCCAGGGAGAAGGTCAGAATGCGGGGATTCCTCATTTTTTGGTTCGCACATCGGGATGTAATTTAAATTGTCAATATTCTAATTCGATTTGTGATACTGCTTATGCATCATGGAATCCAGAAAAAGGAAGTAAAACTTATCAAGATATTATTGATATAATTAAATTAAATCCACAAATTAATCATGCATTTGTTACTGGTGGTGAACCAACCATTTATAAAGAACTGCTTGTTGATATATTAACAATTTTTAAAAATTATAATATTGTAACTGCAATCGAATCAAATGGAAGTATATTCATTCCTGGATTAGAGGATTTATTGGATTTAGTAACTATTTCCCCCAAATTAAAAAATTCAGTTCCCAAACTTGGAACATTTGCTAAAAGTAAATGGATAGATAAAATTGTAACTCAAATTGAAATTGATAAACATGAAAAGAATAGATCTAATTATGATCAAATGAAGTTATGGACTAATTATCATGATGTTCAATTTAAATTTGTTGTTAGTAGTAAATCAGATTTAGACGAAATAAAACAAATACAAAAGATATTAGATCTTCCACAGCATCTTATATACTTAATGCCTGAAGGAGATTTAAATGATAAACTTCAAGAAAAAAGAAAAATGGTTATTGAAATATGTATTAAAGAAGGATATAATTATTCTGATCGCCTACATATTTTAACTTATGGTGAAAAACGCGGTGTATAAAATTAAAAAAAAATGGAAGAAGAATTTAAAGAAATAAAACAGGCTAAGGTAAAGTTTTATGAGAAATACATAGAACAATTTAAAAAAGTCGGATTGAAATTTAATGCATTTATCACTATTAGACATGGTAGTTATGTCATATATGCATTAACAGAACAAACCACCGAAGATGCTAGATTATTTGCAAATAATTTATTGCCAAGAACATTTGAATATGATAATATTATCTATGATGTAATTATCGATTTTGGTAAATTTAATTGGATTAAAGATGATAAAAAATAACCCCAAAATCCCACATTGTCAAAAAGTACAACTTGAATACAAAGCCAATTTAAATTTATTAAGAGAATTTTGCGCGGCCATAAAAGATGGTCAGCCCCCAGCTTATGAAGTCTTTATTTCTTGTATGGAATTTATTTACCGAGAAGGATGGGGAGATTGTTTTTTATGGGATGGGCAAATTCCGGGTGAAATGACAAGAGAAGAATTCTTTAAAATTATCCCAATTAAACGATATGGGCGAAATAAAAATTGAAATTATCAAAAATATTTTTTATATTATATCATGAAAGAAGATATGCATCAAATAATGGAAAATGTGCGAATTGCACTAGAAGATGCTAAAGAATATGGATTAGAAGTAGAAGTTATAACATGGGCGTTAAAATACTTAAAAGAAGATCCAACTATTTCAATTGATCAAGCAATTAGTTATGGGTACTATGAATGGATTAAATAACAAAAATATGAATAATTTAATCTCTCTCACTGAAGAAAAAATCCTAATCCCTCGACGTACTCCGGAAGAACGACGGAAAAATTTCATAAAAGCTATCCAACAGAAGATTCAACAATACATCAAAAATGGCAGCAAAGGTGACCTTGATCTCAGCAACACTCCAATAACATCACTTCCCGACAATTTAACAAGAGTCGGTGGGAGTCTGGATCTCAACAACACGCCAATAACATCTCTACCAGATAACTTAACAGTCGGCGGATGGTTGGATCTCTACAACACCAAAATAACATCACTACCAGATAACTTGACAGTCAACGGAGATCTAAGTCTTTACAACACCAAAATAACATCAATCCCAACTTCAGTAAAAATAAAAGGTAAAATATTAAAATAATTAAAAAAAACATATAAGCAATGAAACAAATCACAAAACCATTAGAAGACAAAATTATTGTAAAAAGAATTGAAAATCCTGAAGCAACAGCTAACGGTGTAATTTTACCAGATATTGCCCAAGAAAATGCAGTTATGGGTAAAGTTATTGCAGTTGGTCCTGGTCGTTTAACTTTTGATGGGAAAAGAATTCCCAATGAATGTCATGTTGGAGATACAGTTTATTATCTTAAATTTGAAGCATATAAAATTGATGTGGATGGCGAAGAAGTAACAGTTGTTCGTGAAGCAAATGTTTTAGCTCGAAATTGTAATGACGATGAAGGAAAGTCCACTGATATTGAGAACCAACTAATAAACTTAATGTGTAAAGAATCTATTGGTGAGGAATCCATTGAGGACCCAATTTATCCAAATATTTAATAAATTTTATAATGAAAATCGCGTTTGATTTTGACGGAACGTTGGAGTTCTTAGAACTTCAAGAACTTGCAAGAGAATTAAAAGAACGAGGGCATGACGTACAAATTGTAACAACTCGTTATGATGAGGAGAATAAATGCAAATATCCTTTTTATAAAAACATGAAACAAAAACAACGCGATGAATTACATAATGATTTGTATGAGGTTGCAAAAAAATTAAATATTCCATATAATTTTACTAATTATGTTCTTAAAGCTCAATTTTTAATCGATAATAATTTTGATATATTAATCGATGACAATTCAGAAGAAGGTGATTTATTAAATTCACTATCCAATAAAATAAAATTTTATGATTGTTATTATTCATTCGATAAAATGAAAAACGAATTATTAACACTAAATATAACAGATAAAAACAATGAAGAACAAACAAATTAAACTTAACACTGAGGCTCGCTCCTCATTACTAAAAGGAATTGAAATCCTTTCAAAATCAGTTGGTATCACATTGGGACCAGCTGGTCGCAATGTAGTAATCGAAACAGAATATGAAATGCCATATTCAACTAAAGATGGTGTTACAGTAGCTAAAGCAATTAAATTAAAAGATTCTTTTGAAAATACTGGAGCACAATTAGTAAAAGAAGCAGCAATCCAAACAAATGATTCTGTTGGCGACGGAACTACAACGGCAGTTATTCTTGCCCATGAAATTATTTCTGAAGGATTAAAGACGCTTACTAATGGTGTTAATGCTATAGAATTAAAAAGAGGTATTGAAAAAGCAACAAAGTATGTAGTTTCAGAACTCGAAAAACAAAGTATTAATGTTACTAATAATAAAGAATTAAATCAAATTGCTACTATTTCAGCTAATGGTGATGAAGAAATTGGAAAAATAATTGCTGAAGCTATGGATGAAGTTGGGAAAGATGGTGTTATAATGATCGAAGATGCTAAAACATCTGAAACAATTTTGGAAATTGTTGAAGGCATGCAATTTGATAGGGGATATCTTTCTCCTTATTTTATTAATAATAATCAAACTATGCAATGTGAATTAGAAAATCCATATATTCTAATTTATGATAGAAAACTCAATAATTTAAAAGGAATAACAAAAGTTTTGGATCAAATTATTAAAACTGATACTCCACTATTTGTTATTGCAGAAGATGTTGAAGGTGAAGCCTTAGCAGTATTAGTAGTAAATAAAGTTAGGGGAACGATGAAAGTTGCTGCAACAAAAGCTCCAGAATTTGGTGATAGAAGAAAAGAAATTCTTGAAGATATTGCTGTATTAACTGGTGGGACTGTTATTTCAGCTGATAAAGGTCTTTCATTAGAAAAACTTACTATTGATCAACTTGGACGAGCAAGAATGGTTACTATAACTGGAAAGAAAACAACTATTGTTGATGGCAAAGGAGATGAAAATAAAATTCTTGACCGTGCCGAAGAAATTAAGAAACAGATTGAATTAGCTACATCTGATTATGATAAAGAAAAATATCAAGCAAGATTAGCAAGATTTTCTGGCGGAGTTGCTGTAATTCAAATTGGAGCAGAATCTGAATTAGAAATGAAAGATAAAAAATATAGAGCAGAAGATGCTCTTCATGCAGTCAGAGCCGCAGTTGAAAAAGGAATTCTTCCTGGTGGTGGTATTGTGTTAATGAATATATTTAATTATTTTGACGATAATAAAGAAATGATTCTTGAATATAATTCAATTCCTAAAATTGAAAAAAGAGGTTTTGAAATACTTATGGAAGCAATTAAAGCTCCATTTAGGTTAATAATTGAAAATTCAGGAAAAAATGCTGAAGCTATTTTTGAAACTATTAAATTTGAAAGGAAAATGCAAGATAGTCAAAATATTGGATTTGACGCCAAAAGATTAATCATATGTAATCTTATTAAAGAAGGAATTATTGATCCAACTAAAGTAACTATTACAGCATTACAAAAAGCAGCAAGTGTAGCAGGAATGATTTTAACCACCGAATCAGTGATTTGTAACGAAGAAGAAAAAGAAAAACAATTTATTCCACAGCAATATGAAAATCAGGGGTATTGAAACTAAATATGGGATTAAGAAAAACGTTCCTCATAATAACAGAAAAGAATACGGAAGAAGATATCGTATTCAAAGAATTAAATTTTATGATGACCTCGGAAGATTATATACCGAGAAGATAATATATCATGAAACAAATTAAGTTATTTCAAAAAAAATTATTATATTATGAAAAAAGAAAAGCGATTAGAGAAAGTTTATGAAATGAAAATAAATTCATTTTGTAACTTATTATTTTTTGAGTTAGTCACTATTAAAGAAAAAATAAAAAATGATTATGGTGTATTTAAACATAATAGGGCGATAAAAAGCGCGTTAAAACATATAAAAAAATGTCCAGATATTCCAGATTCTCCTGAATTTGTTTATTCTCGTGTGGCAAAGGTGTTTGATCGATATGATTGGTTAAATGAATTACCGCTTGATAGAATTTCTGAAAATTGTAAAAATCAAATTAGAGAATTAATTTTAGTTGATATTAATGAACAACTCGAAGAACAAAAGAATCTTGTTTTACAAACAGAATTAAATGATCATATTTTAGAATCAAAATAATAACTCCCCCATCAAAATGAAACATAAAGAAAAAAAAATTACATTTAATGATTTAGCTGATGATCTAATGTTTGAAGTATTTCAAAAAATGACATTTAAAAATACTCTTACAGAAGAAGTAGCGATGAAAAAAATATTTAAAAAATATTTTAAAAAAGCAATTAAAATTAATAATCCTGATATAAACAAAGAAAATGGATCCGACTCAACAACGAATTAAAATAGATTTAAAAGACTCTGAACAAATAGTTTGTAAAGAATGTGGAAATAAAACATTTAAACAAGTTGTATTTTTACATAAGTTAAGTGCTTTGTTATCACCCTATGGGCAAGATTCTATCATACCTGTCGCAGTATTTCAATGTACTAAATGTGGTGCATTACCTGAAGAAACCCTACCCCAATTAGATGAGTAATAGAGATAATTCGATTTATAAAGAAGCTAATTCAAGAGGATTAAAAACTGTTTCATATAGCCAATTTAATTTATTTTCTTCATGTCCTTATTCTTGGTATAAACAATATGTTGAAAAAATAAGAATAGACAGTAAAGGAATAGATATGCTATTTGGTTCGGCATTTCATGATACTTTTCAAACTTATTTGCAAATATATTTTACAAAAACTATAAGAGAAGCAGACGCTTTAGATCTTAACAAAATTTTGAATGAAAATATGCTGAAAAGATTTAAAGAAATGGCGAAAGATGGAGATACTTCTTTTACTACTAAAGATGAATTATCCAGTTACTTTCTTGATGGAGTAGATATATTAGCTTATTTGAAACGTAATAAACAAAAATATTTTGATAAATCTAAATATGAATTAGTTGGAACCGAAGTTCCATTATTGGTACCAATAGATGAAGGAATTAATAAACTTGCCATAGTTTCATTTCTTGATGTAGTATTAAAAGAAAAATCCGGTCCGAATCATTTGATAATTGATTTAAAAACATCATATATGGGCTGGAAGAAAAATAAAAAAAATGATTTTATAACAAAAAGTCAACTTTTATTTTATAAAAAATATTATGCGAAATTATTTAATATTTCAGAAAAAAATATTACAACAAAATTTTTTGTAGTTAAAAGAAAAGTGTTTATCAATGAATCCATGACATTTAAACCAGGCAGAGTCCAGCAAATAGAACCTGCGTCTGGTACAACAACTATGAAAAAATTTGATGAGTTATTTGGTAAGTTCCTGAAAATTTTTGATGAAAATGGACAAATAAAATCCGGTTTAATTTTCAATAAAGCTTCATCAAAGAAAGCATGTACATATTGTAATTATAAAAATACAATTCATTGTGATAGAAAAAACAAATAAAAAAAACAATTATGAAAAAATTTAGAGAAATACCAAGAGAAGTCGAAGCAATTCAATTTAAAATTACTAATGATTCTGCTATGGATCCTTATGTAAATTTTTGGGATCATGAATTTGTTTTAAGAAAAGATCAGTTGGGATTTTACGTCCAGTTATCTCATAGAGTTAATAATTTGGATTGGGTCGTCAGATACCCCGATGATTTAGACTTTTATGTGTACTCCCCAGAAGAATTTGAGGAACGTTTCGAAGAAATTGAATAAATGAAATTTAGAATTGGTATAACTGGATCAGACCAATATCCAACTAAAATCAAAATCAAAAATATTATCTTCAATTTAAAAAAACAATTTGGAGATGAATTAGTTATTTATTCTCGTGGATCATTGAAAGGAGTTGATTTATATGTTAAAAAATTTTCTATAGAATTTGGAATCGATTATGCTGAATTTACTCCCAGTTATCATTCAAAAACATTATATTCAGTTAATAAAAATGAATATTATTATAACAAACCATATTCAGGAAGAGATATTTATAAAAGGAGTCTTCAAATGATAAAACAGTGTCATGCTTTTATATTATTTAAATATGAGGACGATAAAGTTATAGATTATATGATTACCCAAATAACTAAATCAAACAAAAAATTTAAATTAATTGAAAAACATGAAGCAATTAGAGTTAGGTGAAATTAGAAACGGATTTCCTGTTTTAGAAAAAAAGGATAGAGAGACATTACTATTATTAGCTGATGATATACAATTTCATTCCGGAGTTGCGACAATTGCAAGACAAGTAGTATTAGGAACTTGTCATTATTTTAATTGGGTACAACTTGGTGGAGCTATGAAACACCCACATGAAGGAAAAAAAGTTAATATTGATATTGCTGTAGCAAATGAAATAGGTTTAAAAGATCCATCCGTTGAAATATTTTGTATTTCTGGTTATGGATCCCCTCATTTAGTTAGAGATATTTTACATTCTTACGACATTTCTGCGATTTTTCATATTACAGATCCAAGATTTTGGAATTGGTTATATTCAATGAGAGCCGAACTCGAAACAATATGTCCAGTAATATATCTTGATCTTTGGGATTGCCCCCCCGTTCCTGCTTGGAATGAACCCTTCTACAGGAGTTCAGATTTGCTTTTAAATATAAATAGACAAACTCATCAATTTGTAAAGACATTATTAAAAGATAATGTATTTGATTTATATAAATCAGATTATAATAATTCATTACAACAACTCCCGAAACTTATTGACTATGTTCCACATGGACAAGATGAAAATACTTTTTTCAAAATTAATAAAACTGATGAAAAAGTAGTTAACTTAAAAAAGGAAATTTTTAATGATAAAGCTGATGATATAAAATTTATTTGTTTTTATAATAACAGAAATATTCGTAGAAAAATGCTAATCGATTTAATCATTGCCTATAGAGATTTTTGTTTAGATGATGAAAAAAAGATTAATTCGACCGCATTAATTTTACATACAGATGCTAAGGATGAAAATGGAACTGATTTATCAGTTGTTATAAATGATCTTGCGAATGAATTAAATATTATAATTATTGAAAAGAAAATATCTCCACAAGAGATGAATGTATTATATAATCTTTCAGATGTAACGATTAATATTGGTTCAAATGAAGGATTTGGGTTATCATCATTAGAATCTATTATGACTGAGACAATGATAATTAATAATACAACAGGTGGACTTCAAGACCAGATGCGATTTGAAGATGAAAATGGAAGGTGGATAGAATTCACTGAGGAGTTTCCTACTAATCATAATGGAAGATACAAAAAATGTGGTGAATGGGCTATTCCCATATTCCCAAAAACAAGAAGCATACAGGGATCAATCCCTACTCCCTATATATTCGACGATCGTTGTGATTGGGAAGATGTGTCAAAAGCAATATTAAAAGTTTATGAAATGTCTCAAGAAGAAAGAGAAATTCGAGGAAAAAAAGGAAGAGAGTGGGTTCTTAGTAAAGAATCAAGAATGTCGACAACAGAAATGAGCCATCATATAATAATGGATATTAATTTATTGCTGGAAAAATGGATTCCGACTCGTACGATTGAAATGATAAATGTGAATAAAGAATTAGAAAAAAAGAAAACTATTAACATGGGGATTTTAAAATCAGAATTATAAATTAATTTAAAGTAGATCGAAAAATGACAAATAAAGAAAAAGAAGATTGGGAACGTGTTCAATATAGAATGAATAACGAAGGATTTGATTACTGCTTTACTCATTATAGTAATTGGGATGAAATCAAAGATAAAACATTTCATGAATTAAGAATCAATTATTTAAATTCTCAAAAAAAGTTAGAAGAATATATAGATAGAATGAATGAAGATGATGAATGAAGAATTAATTTAAAAGAGTTAAAAATGAAATATTTTTTAGACACCGAATTCTTTGAAACAGAATTAAGTATTCGGCAAATTGGAGTTATACCAACTATAGATTTAATTAGTATTGGAATTGTTGATGAAGATGGAAGAGAATTTTATAAGTTGAATAATGAGCATAAATTGGATTACAGTTGGGAGAATGATTGGTTAAAAAAGAATGTATTCAAACAGATTTATAACGAAATTATTCCTAACTTTGATCATGATAAAAATTTCATTTTTGATGAAGAAACTTTGAAACTTCTTTTTTCTGTATTTGGAAGTACTAGAAAAGAAATAGTTGAAGAAATTTTATCATTTGTTGGTAAGGATAAAACTCCTAAATTCTATGGATATTATGCTGATTATGACTGGGTAGTTTTCGCACAACTTTTCGGCAGAATGACAGATTTACCAAAGGGATGGCCGATGTATTGTGTTGATTTAAGACAAATGATGGATCAGAATGGATTAACCAGAAAATGGAAAGAAAAAAATTGTCCCGACCCATTGATGGAACATTCGGCTCTTGAAGATGCGAGATGGAATAGAGAGTTATACAACCAAATATGTATATTTAACGATCGCAATAATGTCAATTAAAGTATCACAATTGTTAACTACAAATGAAATTCATCTTCTTAATGAAATTGGGGAAGCTAATGCTAAACAATTTCCTTGGCAGAAAAAATTTTATCAAATTAATGATATAGGATATTTTACAATATTTTTAGCCCCAATTAATGATAAAGAAAAAATTCCTGAAGTTCAAATTGAATTCTTTCGATTACAAGAAAATGAATATTCAGTTGGTTATTCAGTAAACAACGAAGAACTTCAAGCATTTAAAGCATCAATGACGTATTATTTGCGATTAATAGCTACTATAGTAACAATCATTAAAGATTTTATTAAGAAATATAATCCAAAAGTACTTGAGATCAAAGGGGTAGATAAAAAAAACATAATTATTCCGGGTCAAAAAAACCGAATTTATTTTGCATATATTGAAAAACAAGTTTCTTCACTCGGATCAAATTGGGAATCAGCGAGGAGTGACAATAAATTAATATTGATACAAAGAAATTTTGAAAAATTAGAAAACTAAAATATGAATAAAAAAACATGCATCTTTCAAGCACCCATAGATACATTCTCGGGATATGGAAACCATTCTCGAGATTTGTGTAAATCATTATTCAAGATCCTTCCAGAATCAGAATATGAAATCGTAATAATTCCAACAATGTGGGGGAATACTGCTTGGGGAGCATTAAATAAAAATAAACCAGATGAATTACAAATATTAACTCATTTTATTAAAGAACCACAAGTTAAGCAACAACCTGATTTATTTATTCAAATAACCATCCCATCAGAATTTCAACCAATAGGAAAGTATTCGATTGGTATTACCGCTGGAACTGAAACAAGTCTTGCTTCAATTGAATTTGTTACCGGATGTGACCAAATGGATCTTAATATTGTACCATCACAATTTACTAAACAGGTATTAGGGAGTACTCGTTGGACTAAAAAAAATACGCAAACAGGTCAAATAGAGGGTGAATTATTTTGTAAAAAACCTATTGAGGTTTTATTTGAAGGATTAAATACTGAAATTTATACGAAAACAACTGAAATTAATCCTGTAATTAAATCTCTTTTAGATCCTATTCCGGAAGATTTTTTGTTTTTGACTGTGGGTCATTGGTTGAAAGGTGACCTTGGACAAGATAGAAAAGATATTGGGAATGTTATTAAAGTATTTTATGAAGTATTTAAGAATAGATCTAAACAACCTGGATTACTTTTGAAATTAGGAACAAATTGTGAAGTAGATAAAGACTTTACTTTAAAAAGAATCAAAGAAATAAAAAAATTATTTAATAAAAAAGATAATCTTCCCCAAGTATATTTATTAAATGGTAATCTTTTAGATGATGAAATGAATAGTTTATATAATCATCCAAAGATTAAATCAATGGTAAGTTTTACTCATGGTGAAGGATTCGGGCGACCATTATTAGAATTTTCTGTAACTGGGAAACCTATATTAGTTTCTGATTGGAGTGGTCAAAAAGACTTTCTTCCAAATGGAAATGCTATTTTATTAAAAGGAAAATTAGAAAAAATTCATCCCTCTGCGGTCTGGGATACAATTTTAATAAAAGAATCAAGTTGGTTTAGAGTTGATTATGAATATGCTGGGGTGAAAATGGATTATGTTTATAATAATTTAGGAAAATGTATTGAGATGGGGAGAAAGCAAACCAACAATGCTAAAAATTTTACTTTGGAAAAAATGACCGAGAAATTTGAAAATATCATAAAAAATTATTATATTAATAAACAGATAGCGGAGACTGATTTATTTATCCCACAACTACCAAAATTAACTAAGTTAAATAAAACAATGGATCAACTAATTAATGAAAATGATGAGATTAAATCAAATATCGATATAACTAAGATAGAAGGATTTGAAGATGTAAAAATATAACTCAAAAAGAAATAACTAAAAAAAATATAAAAAATGGATGAAAAAGTAATAGTCTGCCCTAATTGTGATGGTGTAAATATTGAAACAAAAAAGATTTTGACGGCAACTGGGGAGATAAATAGATATATATGTATAATGTGCGGATATTATACACAAGATGATTTTGTCTATGAAAATAAAAAAACTATTGATGAATGTCTTCCAAGATTATATAGAGATTTATGTAAATTAAGTAAAGAAACAGAATTATTTTGGTACCCAATAATAATGGATTATTCTAATTTAGTAATATTATTTCCTGATGGAACTAATGTTGATGATTGGCAATGGTGTGTAGCACCTTATGAAGTAATTCCAAAAGAAGAAAGATCAAAATATCCAATACAAGGAAAAGCCAATGAATACCATTCACATAGAGTATCATTAAAGCATTCCCAACATTATAATAAAGATAATTTTATTTCGGCGATGACATTTTTAAATTTTTTACTTAAAGACACAAATTGATATGAAAAAAGTATTTTTGGGCGGAACTTGTAATAAAAGTAATTGGAGAGATAAATTAATCCCAATGCTGAAGATAAATTATTTTAATCCAGTAGTAGATAATCGAGATGATGAAGCAGCAAAAATAGAATTACAAGAAAGAAAAAATTGTGATTATGTTCTATATGTTATAACTCCCAAAATGACTGGGGTTTATAGCATAGCAGAAGTGGTAGATGATAGTAATAAACAGCCAGAAAAAACAATTCTTTGTATTCTCGGAAAAGATAGCGAGTTAACCTTTTCCGAAAGTCAACTAAAATCTCTAAAAGCAGTAATAAAAATGGTCACTTTAAATGGTGCAAAATATTGCAGTTCATTAAAAAATGTTGCAAATTATTTAAATGCAAATTGATATGACTGACGAAATTTTCAATAAAATCCTTCTATTATTAGATGAATTTCAATTTAAAATAAGTTCATATTCTACTCCTACTGAAGTAGTTTTTCATGGACCATATGGGTATGAAGTTTATATTGATAAAGAATGGGGAATTTCAATTTTAGATGAAGTTAATGAAACCGAATCAATTTATCAATTACCTGAGTTTACTTATGATCAAATTAAAAGAAGATTAGAACAAATTCCAAAAGAAAGATTTAAATAGTTACTAAAAATATATACTTATGAAAACAATATCTTATGCAATTACTGTATGTGACGAGCACGTCGAGCTAGAAATGCTATTAGGTCAACTTAACATTTCAATAGCAAATAAGGAACAATGTGAAGTTATTATTTTAAAAGATATAGGGAAAACATCCGAACATATTACAAGAGTTATTAATAAATATGTAGATAAATTACCGATTAAAGTTTTTGAAAGAAAATTTGATAATGACTTTTCCGAACATAAAAATTTTTTATTTTCAAATTGTACAAAAGATTATATTTTTAATATCGACGCCGATGAAATTCCAAGCTCGATTTTAATTAAACAACTTCAAGCACAATTAGAATTAAATAATTATCCAGATTTAATGTTAGTTGCGAGAATTAATATAGTAAAAGGATTAACTCAACAATTATTAAAAAAATGGAATTGGCATATTGATGATAAAGGAATGATAAATTTTCCAGATTGGCAGGGGAGAATCATAAGAAATTCTCCCGATATTAAATGGATTGGAAAAGTACATGAAAGAATTGATGGGGCAAAAATTGTGAAATATCTTCCACAAGATGAAAAAATGGCTTTTCTTCATGTAAAGGAAATAGCACGACAAATTCAGCAAAATAATTTTTATGAAACTTTAATATAGTCATTATGAGAGACAGAAAAAATACAGAAATGCCTGAAGAAGCTTGTAAATCTTCAGGGGAATATCATAACATAGATGAAAATACAAATAATTTCTCAGAATATATTATTGGTGCTAATAATACATTTATCCCAACCCCCAAGATAAAAATAACAAAAAAGTTACCTCCTGGATATTATCATATTCAATATAATTCTAAATATGAGGTGTATACATTTGTTAAAGACAAAATTATCACCGATGAATTAATTTTGCTTCCAAATAATATTTTTAATGAAATTTTAAATGATATCGATTTCTTTTTCAAAAATAAACACAAATTTGACGAATATAAATATGTTTATAAAAGAGGAATTCTTTTATATGGTGAACCAGGCTGCGGAAAAACTTGTCTGACTCAACTTTTGATCCACAAAACAATAAAAAACAATGGAGTTGTTTTTGGGATTAAAAATTCAGATGATTTATCAATGTTTGGTCGGGGTATATCGGAATATTTAAAAAACATTGAACCAGAAACATTAATTTTAGTGATTATAGAAGATGTTGACGGATTAGTGGTCAATAATGAATCCGAAACTTATTTACTTAATCTTCTTGATGGGGCAAATCAAATGTCTCATTGTGTATATATTGGTTGCACGAATTATCCTGAAAAATTAAAGGAACGAGTATTAAATCGACCATCAAGATTTGATAAACGATATCATATCGGACTTCCGAATAAAGAAATTCGTTTAGCATATTTATCATATAAAATATCTGAGGAGGATAAAAGGAAACTCAATTTGAATGAATTAGCAGAAAAGACAGAAGGATTATCATTAGCACATTTAGGAGAATTTATCAAATCAGTATTTATTTTTGGTAAAGATATTCAAACAAGTATTGGGGAATTAAAAGATATGCGTGAATATCTCAGCAGTACAAAATTTTCAGACACAAATAAAATAGGATTCGGTAAAAACGAGAAATGAATTCGACATTGATACAAAATAATCATAGACTTTCTTGTAGATCTTGTTCTTCTGAAAACCTTCGTTTAATCTGGGATTTGGGATACCAACCTTGGGGAAATAATATATTAACTAATGAACAAATAAGAACAGAATCTTATTATCCATTAAGACTCTTTTATTGTAATGATTGTACTCTTTTACAACTTGATCATACAGTCCCAAAAGAAACAATGTTTTTAAATCACTGCTATTTATCAGGTACTACAGAAACATTACAAAATCATTTTTATGAATTAGCAAAAGAAAATATTAAACAATTCAATTTAAATAAAGATGATTTAATTGTTGATATTGGGGGGAATGATGGAACGCAATTATTACAATATAAAAAATTGGGATATAAAAAGGTAATAAATATTGAACCATCTTATGAAGTTGTTAAAATTGCTACAAAAAATAAAATCAATACCTATCGTCAGTTTTTCAATAAAGAATTTATAGATTGTCAAAATACTTGGAGGTTATTTCAAATAGGCAATGAATGGGAAGAAAGTTTAACAAATAATTTATTATTTTCTGAAAAAGCAAAATTAATAAATGCTTCAGGAGTATTTTTTCATTTAGAAGAACTTCATAGTGTACTACAAGGAATTAAAAAAATATTAGATAATGATGGTGTTTTAATTATTCAATTTATGTATGCTGGAATGATAATCGATAAATTATCATTTGATATGATTTATCATGAACATCTTTGTTATTATACATTAAAAAGCCTAATTAATTTATTACGACAATATGATTTAGAAATTTTCGACGCATATTTTTCTGAAATTCATAATGGTAGTATAATTGCTAAAGTATCACATTCAAATAACTCGCTAACAAATTCAAAAACCGAAAGATATCAAAAAACTTATTTAAAAGATAATGATTATGAAATATCAGAATTTGAAAAAGCATTTAAAAAGATTGATAAACATCTGACGAAATTGAACAATTTATTATATTCTTTATCAGATGAAGGTAAAACAATTTATGCTTTGGGCGCTCCTGTTAAAGGAAATACATTACTAAATACTATGAATATTGGGTCAAATGTAATTCAAAAAGCATTTGAAAAAAATAAATTAAAATGTGGGCATTTTATGCCAGAATCATATATTCCAATTGTAGAACAAAACAAAAATGATATACCTGATTATTTCTTATTATTGGCCTACAACTTTGAAAAAGAAATACTCAATGACTTTAAAGAAGAAATTAATTCAAATAAAGTTAAAATTATCATACCCTTTCCAAAAATTAGAATTCTTGACCATATCAATTAAAAAAAATAAATGAAAATAGAATTTTTTAATAATTTTAATAATGGAGATATTCATGTTTCAAGAGAATTTATAAAAGATATAATTAAAAAGACAAATTCATCTAATGTTGATTATTTTCATAAAAATTCAGAAAGAATTTTATTAGATATCCCAGAAATAAAAACTCAACCCAAAATAAATAATATTGATGACCATATTTCCTATTATAAATATTACGACAGGCATCCTGAAGTGTTTTTAATTAATACCTGGTATAATTCCCAACCAGAAAATTACAAAAAATATAGTTGTACCTTAAAAACACTTTATGAAAATTTCAAATTAATTTATTCGGAATTGAAGATATCTATAGAAACAGAAGATTTTTATATTCCGTTTATTGATTTTTCTAAATATCAATTACCACAATTATTAGAAACCAATCAATTTGAAAAAAGAATATTTATTTCTAATTGTGAAGCAATTTCTGGGCAGTCGCCACAAATTTATTGGGATGAATTAATTTTTGATTTAACTATTAAATTTCCCAATTATCTTTTCTTTATAACTAATCCAAGTTTTGTTAAAAGAAATAATTGTATACACATAAATAAAATTTTAAATGAACAATTAGATAATAACTTATGCGAAAATGCCTATATAAGTACAATATGTGATGTTATAATTGGAAATAATAGTGGTCCACATACATTTTCATTTATTAAAGAAAATATTTTGGGGGATAAAAAACAAATAAACATTATGTGCTCATATTATCCAATATTTACTGAGTTATATAATAAAGAACATAAAACATTTATTTCTCTAAAAAACATTAATAGTGTTGAAATTATGAAATTTTTATGAATGATACTATCAAATATATAGCCAGTGGATTTTTGGGTGATTTCATTTATCAGTTATCAGTAGTAAATGAAAACTATTTAACAACAGGTAAAAAAGGAGTAATTTTTCTTGCTGATAAATCGTTTTCTCCAAATATGGAAGGATGGAAATTTGGAATAGAACAAGCTTATGATGATTTAAGAAATATAATTTCGGCGCAAAATTACATAGAAGAATTTAAAATCTATAATAAAGAATGGTTTTATAGTTATATTAATTTGAGTAAATGGAGACAAAATTCTCTTTTATTTAAAATGGATTTTAGTGATCTATGTAAGAATGAATATAATGTAAACTGGGGAGAACATATTTGGTTAACATTGCCAATAAACAAAAAATATTCCGATAATATTTTTATTTCATCGGTTGATACACCAAGATTAAATCCTCTTTTTAATTATAATAGTTTAAAAAAATACAATAAAGATATTTACTTTATTTCAAATTCAAAAGGAGAATATGAAAATTTTTGTGAAGTTACTGGATGTAATTTTGAATTAATTTTCTTTGATACATTATATGAATATTGGTCAGCTATAAATAGTTGTTATCTATTTGTTTCTTCATTTGGATCATTTTTATGTGCTGCACATGCAATGCATAAAAACAATATAGCTCTCTTACCATATTCAAATGCTGATATAATGGTTAAGAAAGATTTTATTAATACATATTGGTTTAAAAATTATAATGAATGTAATCTACCAGATATTTTAAAGATATGAAAATAGTTATTATTGGAACAGGCGGATTAGCAAAAGAAATGAGATATCTTTTGAAAGAAATAATAAATTCTTGTTTTGACTCAAAGGATCAATCTTCCAACTCAGAATATTTAAAAACTATATTTAATTTTTTAGGCTATATTGATATTGACACAACAAAACAAATTCATGGAGAAAAAGTTATAGGAGATGATGATTGGTTAATATCTTCGGATTCTTCAATAGGAGTAATGTTTGGAATTGGCAATCCTTTAATTGTTAAAAGATTATCTGAAAAATATAAGCAAAATAAAAATCTATTTTTTCCAAATTTTATTCATCCGAAGGTTATAGGAAATTTTTCTAGTATTAGAATGGGTGAAGGAAATATTATTACTGCGGGGTGTATTCTTTCGACAGATATTTCAATTGGAAATTTTAACATTTTTAATGTACATTCAACAATAGGGCATGATTCTATAATAGGCAATTGTAATTTAATTAATCCAACAGTTAATATTTCTGGATATGTAACTGTGGGGGATGGATGTTTTTTTGGTGTCGGTTGCCAGATTTTAGAGAGATTACAAATAGCTAATAATACAATTATAGGAGGGGGAGCTGTTTTGACTAAATCGATCAACATCCCAAATAGTACTTATGTTGGAATTCCGGCTAAGCAAATAAAACAAGATGGATTTCGAATTAAAAATAATTAAATGACAGAGACATTAGGAAGCATAATAGATAAATTAACAACCGTTAATTTAAAAATGTGGAACGCCCAAGAGCTTCTTTATGAAATTAGAAGAATGACCTTTGAAGAATACAAAAAAAAATATTTTGAAAATGAAGAAGGTGCGAAGATTCTTTGGAGTATACTTAAAAATTCATGTGATTTAAATATTCAAAGAAATGTTTTAATTGATGGAATTGATGAACATATATTAAATTTACTTAATGAAGATTTAACTGAATTGAATTCTACATATTTACAAAAAAAACATAAAACATACTAAATCCAATGGTAAGATTACAAGTTGAAGTTAGTTCATATTGTAATATGAAGTGTCCCATTTGTTCTCATAAAATATTAACAAGACAAATGGGATTTATGCCGATTGAGTTATGGCAAAAAATAGTATTAGATGCAAAGGAAAATGGGCATTTAATAGATTATCTTCATCATATGGGTGAACCTTTGTTATGGCCACATATTATAAATGGAATTAATTTTTTAACAAAAAATGGATTAAAAACGCAAATATCTACAAATGGAATTCTTTTAACAGAAGAAATGGCAAAAAATTTGTATTACGCTGGACAAGAAGAAATAATCGTTGCTATAGATACTTTAAATCCCATTGCTTATGAAAAAATAAGAGGGTCAAAAACTATTTTAGAAAATATTAAAAAGAATATTTATACTGTATTAAGTAATACTAATTTGAAAATAAAGGCTCAATTTATGCCTACTAAATATAACTTGGATGAAACTAAAGATGATTTTTTGAAAGAATTTAAATCACCAAATTTTTTTATAGATGATTGGTTTGTTGTGAGACCGGAGGGGGCTGAAAATGCTTCTACTTTTCTTACTCATACAATAGATGAAATTGATAAATCACTTTGTGATAAACTTTATGAACGATTAGTAGTATTATGGAATGGACAGACAGTTTTATGCTGTTTAGATGTCCAGGGGGAAATGATAACCGGTGATTTAAATAAAAATTCTATAAGTGAAATATTTTATGGTGATCGGGCCGAATTTTTTAGAGAACAAATAAAATCAAAAAAATTTCCACAAACATGTAAAAAATGTTTTGCAGATCATTTAATTTTACATAACATAGTAAAATGAAAAAAAGAGTAGAAGAGCTTTTGAAACAATATAGGATGGGTAATATTCTTGATGATTGCGGGGGTGTAAATTTGTTAATAGGATTAAAGCAAATGATAGAAGAGAATCTAAATAATGATTCGATCATTTGTGAAATTGGTTCATATGAAGGAAAATCATCGGAAATGTTTGCAATATTTTGTAAAGAAATTTATTGCATTGACGTTTTTACTAACAATGCTGTCGAAGAAACATTTGATAAAATGCTGCAAAATTATGACAATATAAAAAAAATAAAAAATTCCAGTATAAATGCAGCAGAATTATTTTCTGATCATTTTTTTGATTGTGTTTATATAGATGCAAATCATGATTATAATTCCGTAAAACAAGATATTTTATTATGGAGAAATAAAGTAAAATTTGGTGGATTTTTATCCGGCCATGATTATCATTATGGTGCTGGTGGGGTATATGAAGCATTACAAGAATTATATAAATATACTGAAATAGAAATTTATCAAGATTCGAGTTGGATTTTAAAACTAAATTAATATGCTAGAAGAACTCGCTAAAAAATATCATGTTGATAAAGCAAATCTGGGTCAATCTGGTGGGCATAATTATATTCCTTTTTATGAACAAATTTTAAGAAATAAAAAAGAATCTATAAAAAATGTTCTTGAAATAGGTGTCGCCAAAGGTGTCTCGTTAAAAATGTGGCGAGATTATTTTCAAAATGCTACAATTTATGGCTGGGATATATTAGATTCCTCATTCATAAATGATGAAAGAATACAAACATTTATTGTAGATCAGTCAAATATTTCTCAAATTAATGATTTCTTTTCATATATTGGTAATATTGAATTTGATTTTATAATTGATGATGGAAGCCATCAATTCTTACATCAAATGATAAGTTTATTTAATTTATTTCCTAAACTAGTTTCAGATGGTATATATATTATAGAAGATTTATGGCATAATGTACCGGATTGTTTTTTGAAATTAGAACGAAAATCAAATTATTTTAATGTAATTGATCCTACAATAAAACAGATTATTCCTAAGTATCAAATTGAATATTTGCTTGATAATTTGATCTGTTGTCAAAAAAATAATGTCACATTTTCATCTGCAGATGATAAAACAGATCATCAGTTTTATGTATTTTATAAAAAATAAATATGATATTTTACAGTCAACAAAATGAAGATAAACTACTCTACGAAAAATACTTAAATTATAAGAATGGATTTTTCATTGAAGTTGGAGCGATGAACGGTATTTCATATTCAAATACTAAATTTTTTGAAGATGAATTAAATTGGACTGGTATTTTAATAGAACCGACAAACCAGTTTGATCAATTAATACAAAATAGACCAAAATGTCATAATTATAATTTTGCTATTTCAAAAACAGATGGCGAAATAAGTTTTATTGGGGTTGGAGCATTAAGTGGAGCCATTGATTCAATGGCATCATCATATATTGATATTTGGAAAATAAATTCCAAAAATTCATACAAAGTAAAGTCAATACCACTTCATAAAATAACTAATGAATTATTTATTGAAAAAATTGATTTGCTATCAATCGATGTCGAAGGTGGAGAATTGGAGGTATTAAATACAATTGACTGGGAAATACCAATTTTTATAATTTTGATCGAATTAGATGGGCATAATAAAGAAAAAGATGAAGAATGTAGAAAAATATTAATAATCAATGGATTCGAGTTCGATACTAGAATAGGATTAAATGATATTTGGATTAACAGGGACTTTCTATGAAAATAATTTATTTTTTAGCCTTCGATGAAAGTAAAGCACACGCTGAATATAAAGATGATGTTCTTTTAAGTTGGATTATTCCATCTATCAGGCAATGTATGTTTTTAAACCAATCATGTGAAATTCATATTATTACTAATATAGAAAATATAAAAAGTTATATTAAATCTAATAAAATCTTTTATCATTCATTTGAATCTTATTATTCTGAAGACATTGGTTGGTTTAATAAACATTATATTCATTTAAGTCCTAATCATTATCAATTTGAAAAGAATGCAATAATGCGATTATTTTATTTACGAAATTTTTGTATTATAAATAATATAGATTCTTTCCTCCACCTTGAGCCAGATGTTTTAGTTTACAGTGATGTTATCGAAGACAAGAAATTTTTTGAACCTAATTTTGATATGACCCTAGTTCATAATCTTGGATGCGGCGTTAATTTCTTAAATAATAGTATAAATGCATTACATGAAATTTGTGAAAATATATGTAATTCATATTCAATTCCACAAAAAGAACCAAGGGCATTTGATTTAACTTTTGAACAAAAAAATAAATTAGCCAGTATCTCGGATATGAATTTTTGGCAACATTATGGAACTACACATGAAAGAGTTTTTAAAGAAATGGATCAAAATTTAAACGGGATATTCTACCAAACTTATATACATACTCCAAATAATAGTGGAATATATTCAATAAATGATTGGGAAAATGTTATTGATCCCGAACTTGATGTTAGATTAAAAAAAATTGATATAAATGATAATAAATGTTTTTCTATTTATAAAGGAGAAAAAGTACAAATCAAATATTTACATTTTCATGGTAATAGAAAAAGAATAATTAAAAATTATCTATTGAATGAGAGGTGGAGAACTAGTTAATGAAAAATTTTGAAATTTTAAAAAATATATACATATGCTCTAATGGATTAATATTTGACGAAAATGGATTAATAATTAAAGTGCATAAAGATCATGAATTTATTTATAAATCAGCAAAGAAAAACTTATCGGATTATAAAATAATTAATCTTTTAGAAAATGAGTATGTAGATCTTACACATTATTATAATCATTGGCCGTTTGCCCACAGATATGACTGTTTATCAAGATTAAGACATTTAGAACAAATAAAAAATGAAAATACAAATTTTATCATTGGCATACCCCAGGGGTATATTGGGAGCCAAAGATTTGAATTAGAATGTAAACTTTTTGGAATCAATAAAAAAATTTATTATTCAAATAATTCGTTTACATTTAAAGTTAAATCTCTAATTTATCCGTTTTGGTTAATTGGGGAAAATCCCTGTCATTTCACTAATGATTCGTTTTTATTTTGTCGGTCAAAATATGAAAACTATTTTACAAATAATAATACAAAATATAAATTATTTTTATCGAGACTTAATTATAGAAAAATCTTAAATTATTCGGAAGTTCATGAGTTTTTTGAAAAAAATGGATTCATTATAATAAACGGATCTGAAGATTTAGAATCGATAATAAATTATTTCTTCAATGCTGAAATAATAATCGGGGTCCATGGGGGACTTTTTTCCAATTTAATTTTTTGTGATAATTTAAAAAAAGTAATTGAGATATTTCCCGAAAATTATTATAACGGATGTTATTATGGATGGAAAGATATTATAAAAATAAAATTATATGAAACAATAATTGTCCCATCAGAAAATATTGATATTGTTCTTTCACAGCAAATTATGAATAAATTAGTTAGTTTGTAAAAAGCTAACCATAACATCAAAATTATATTTCAATAATATTTAGTATCTAAAAAAATGAAAAAAACTTATCAAAATAAAATAATTGTGGAAACAAAGGAATTTAGACCGAAACCACAATATCCAACATATCCCCCATATCATAAAGGTTATTATCTGGAGGAGTCGTTTTTTAATTATTTTAATAAAAATAATGTTGAATTAGATCGGATTTATATTCCTATTTTTTGGACAAATTGTTATAATAATAATTGGTATAATAAAATATCTACCTCAAGTATACAAGATTATTTAAACACGTTAGATCCTGATTTAAAATATTTTACTATTTGCCAACATGAAAGAGCTCCACTTGAAAAATTACCAAAAAATACATTGATTTTCATATCTTCGGGTAAAATTTCTGAAAATAATGATAGTAATAATATTATTCCTATTCCGTTAATTTGCTCCAAAATTCCCAAGCCAAATAAAAATAAAAAACGAGATATTTTTTGTTCATTTATCGGGTCAAATACACATGAGATAAGAACGAAATTATATGACCAATTAAAGAATGATGAAAAATATTATATTGAAATGGATAAATGGGATTTAAATATCTCTGAAACCAAGACGGCTAATTTTAAAAATATTATGGAGCGATCATTGTTTTCTCTTTGTCCAAGAGGTAATGGCCCAACTAGTTTTCGTTTATATGAGGCTATGCAACTTGGCTCAATTCCTGTATATGTTTATAATAAAAAATGGCTTCCGTATGAAGAAGAATTAAATTGGTTAAATTTATGCATTCTTATTCACGAAAATGAAATATCACATATTAAAGATATTCTCGAAAATATTTCCCAGGAGAGAATAGATTTTATGAAAAATTTTATAGCTGAAGTTTATGATGACTGGTTCACTTTAGAAAAAGTATGTGAAAAAATAACCACATATATAAAAAATGAAAAAATGAGGTTACTTACTTTTTATTCTACTTCACATGAAATATTATTAAAAAACTATTTTTTACCGTCATTAAAAAAAATTAATGAATTTGATATTATTGCTGAAAAATTTAATCAAATCGGAGCAGCCGGTTCTTATTTTGAAAATGGCTGGAGAGAATCTATGTTACAAAAATTAAAATTTTTAGTTAAAACGGTAAATGAACGTTGGGGAGAATATTTCGTCTTTTCAGATGTAGATGTTATTTTTATTGATAAAATTAAAAACTTTTTACTAAATGAAATAAAAAAAGAAAACTCTGATGTTGTATTTCAACGTGATTGCAATAATTTATGTGCTGGATTTTTTATGATGAAAAGTAATGAAGCGACGTTACAATTTTTAAATAAATGTATCGACACCTATCAGTCATATCCTCAATACGATGATCAAGATGTAATGAGAGTCCATGCAAAAACAATGTTGAATTATAAATTACTTCCAGATGAAATATTTAATATTTCTATGATTAATAATGGTAAAGTATGGGATGGGGAATATTATGAAATTCCCCGTAATATTTTAGCTTTTCATGCAAATTGGACCATTGGTGTTAAAGCTAAAATTGATTTATTTAAGCATGCAATAAATAGTTTAAAAAGTTTAGCATTTCTTAAGCAAAAAAACTTAGATTTATATTTTCATACTTTTAAAGATGGGTCTGTATTTGTTGGTGATATTCAAAGTGGAAGAATGATTGAAGGTCATTATTTAAAAGAAGAAAATAAAATAATATTATCAGATAATAAAAATAGTAATAAAAAATTAAAAGTTAATGTGTATTTTAATTATTTTGAGGCAAAATCAGAACAAAGAAATAAAGAAATAATATATTGTTTAGATCAATTAATTTTGAATAAAAAAATTGATAAAATATACTTAATTTGTTCGGATGAATATAAAAATAAATTAAATAAAAAAATTACAAAAATTAACATGTTTAATATTCAACCAACATTTAATGATATGTTTAATATTATTAATTTTAATACAAAAGCTGATGATTTAAATATTTTATTAAATTCCGATTGCTATATTGATGAAGAAAATATTGATATTATTTTAGAAAATATAACATCAAATACAGTTTACTGTCTTTCAAGGTGGAATATTGAAAAAATTCAGCCATTTAAAACTAAACATTATGATATAGATTGTAGTCAAGATGCATGGATTTTTAAAGGTGGGGTACACAATGTAAATGCTGATTTTCAAATGGGTGTAGTTGGTTGTGACAATGCTATAGCATTTGAATTTGAAAAGGCTAATTTTTATGTATCTAATCCATCGAAGGATATAAAAATTTATCATTATCATTTTTCAGAAATTAGAACTCATGGAGTATTACATGAGGAAAAAGAAAAAAATAGAATAAAAAGGCAATATAAATTTATTCCAAGTTCATTTTTAAAAGGATTAACTCCCCCCACACATATGATCAAAGAATCTAATTTAAAAGAATTAAATCCCCCCACACATATGATCAAAGAATCTAATTTAAAAGAAACTATAATACCCGAAATAAAATCTCAAGTAAATAAAGAAAAAATCAAAAATAAAAGAATTAAAGTTAATATATATTTTAATTATTATAAATCAACTTTACCAGAAAGAACAAAGGAAATAAAATTTTGTTTATCGAAATTAATAAATAATAAAGAAATATCTCGATTATTTTTATTATGTAATGATAATATCAATATTAAAAATAATAAAGTTTTTAAGACATTAATATCTGATAAAAAACCAACATATAAAGAAATTTTTAATTTAATTAATATTAATTCTGGAATTAATGATATTAATATTATTGTTAATTCCGATTGTTATATCGATGAAAAAAATATTAAACTTATCAAAGAAAACATTTCAAATAATCAGGTTTATTGTTTATCAAGATGGAATATTACAAATTTAAAAACTCTAACCTCCGAGCATTTTAATAAAGAATCAAGTCAAGATGCTTGGGTTTTTAGGGGGATGATTTCTGATAAAATTAATGGTAATTATATGATGGGAATACCCGGATGTGATAATGCCATAGCGTTTGAATTTAATGATTTAAAATACGAAGTTCTCAACCCATCATTAGATATTAAAGTATTTCATGTCCACCTTTCGGGGTATAGAACTTATAAAGAAAAAGATAGACTTAGAATGCAATATAAATTTGTTGAACCAAGTAAATTGAAACTAAAAATTAATGATCAATTGAAAACAAAAGAAACCGAAGTTGATGAATCCCCATCAACTAGATATGGAGTAAAAATACATTCTGCTGGTTCTGGGGTTATTTTAGAATTACCCCCCGAAATGTCTGGAGCTGAATTAAAACAATTTAAGCAAGATCAACAATCTCAACTTTCTGAATTAAGGCCCAAGGAGATACCCCCAAATCAAAAAACTGCAGCGCAACTTTGGGAAGAAGAAGTTAAACAAGCTGAAAAAGAATGTAGGGAACCAAGAAAACGAAATATGCAGTCGGATGGAGGGATAATACCATGAAAACAGCATTAATAACAGGAGCAACAGGATATTTGGGATCGTATTTATTGCCAGCTTTAGAAAATTTTGAAATAAATTGTTATATCTCAAATCAAAAAAATGCAAATTTGAGTAACTATGAAAACTTATATCAATTTAATAATATTGAATTTGATTATATATTTCATTTAGCGGCTTGGACAAAAGCCGGTGATTTTTGTTTATATTATCCTTATTCTCAATGGGATATAAATAATAAAATGAATCATAATATTATAAAATATTGGAAAAATTTTCAACCACAAGCAAAGTTTATTGGTATAGGTACTAGTTGTTCTTATGATCCAGACTTACCATTTGAAGAAAATTTTTATTTAGATGGTAAATTGGATAAAGATTTATTTGCTTATGCAATGACAAAAAGAATGATGTTAATTGGATTACAATCAGCACGAAAGCAATATGGGTTAGATTATTTATATTTTATTCCTTCGACAATTTATGGACCAAATTTTTCAGATAAAGATGATCATTTTATTTATGATATAGTAAGAAAAATAAAATTTGCTAAAAAAACTAATTTAGATGCTACACTTTGGGGTACTGGATATCAAATTAGAGATTTAATTTATATTGATAATCTAATTGGGGCGATTATACAAGCTACAATTATAGATAATTTTAAAAATGAAATATTTAATATAAGTTCAGGAGAAGCATTCAGTATTAGAGAATATGCAAAAAAGATTTGTGATAAATTAGAATATGATTTTGAAAAAATTAAATTCGATAAAACAGCATTTTCTGGTGTATACTGTAAAAAACTTGATATAACAAAAGCTGAACAAGCTGGGCTTTTGAATTATATAACTAAATTTGATGATGGTATTTTAAAATTACTTTAATGTTAGTATCGGTACTAATTCCTTCCAGAGATCGGGTTGATATTTTAAAAAATTCGATTTCATCATTATTAGATAATGCTAAAAATTCAGATAGGATTGAGATTTTAGTAAAATTTGATTTTGATGATGTTCAAACTATAACAAGGTTTAATAGTTTAACATTTAGAAAACAAGATAAAGTCTTATTTGGCGAAAGATTTCGTGGATATAAGGATCATTATTTGTTTCTAAATGATTTAGCAAAATTATCTACTGGGGAATTTCTATTTACCTGGAATGATGATACTACTATGATGAGTAAAGATTGGGACGAAGAAATTTCTAATTATTCAAGTCAATTTGTCGTTCTTAAACCTCAACATAATATGTCAACATTACAATGGTTCAACGGAAATCCGATTTATCCAAAAAAATGGGTTGAAATTTGTGGTCATGTTGCAATGAATTGTCACACAGATAATTGGATTCATGACATAGCTACTGAATTAGGAATTCAAAAAGAAGCAAAAATGATTATTAGAAATGATGCTAAACATTGGGGTGGATTTGTAGATGATCAAACTTATAGGCAAGGAAGTATTTTTCAATATGATCATCAAGATTATTATGGTTTAGAAAAAACTCGATTAAGAGAATATGATAAAGAACAAATTAAAAACTATTTAAACACATGCAAAAAATAGTATCGGTATTAATACCAACTCGTGGACGGGTCAAGAGGCTTGAAAAATGTATTAAAAGTTTTGAAACCAATACAGAAGACTTATCTAAAGTCGAATTAATTTGTAAAGTAGATGATGATGACGAAGATACAATGAAATTTATTATGAATTATAAAACAAACATTTCATTAAATTTTATAATTTCACCAAGAAAAGATGGATATGGGAGTTTACATGAATTCTATAATAAAATGGCTGAAATATCAACAGGAAAATTTTTATATATTTTCAATGATGATATTTATATGAATACTTTCGGCTGGGAAAAAATAATTGAGGAACATTCTAATCAATTTTGCGTTTTAGCTCATAATACTTATGTGGAAAATAATGCTCCAAAAATTCAAGCAACAAAAACTAATATATTCACTCCTAATTATAATGGCAACCCCATATTTCCAAGAAAACTGGTTGAAATTTGTGGGTTTGTATCCCCGCATCAATTAGTAGATCATTGGTTTGTTGTATTGCTACGCGAATTAAAATGTAAAAGAATTGATATTGAAAAATGGGTGGATATCAGTTGTATAACTGATCGACCCGACGGAAATTATGCTAGTACTGACTTAGATAATACTTACTCAGAAGGAAGAGAGCATATAAATTGGGATCAACCAATTGATTTACGAAAAAATTGTGTATATAAAATAATAGAATACTTAAACAATGCAGGATATAAATTAGATTAGCAAATCTTTTTGAATTAATTAAATGAAAATATTATTCACCGGTCCTAACGGATTTATTGCCAAAAATTTAATAAATTATTATTCTAAATTTCCTTTTATAAAAATAATTGGTGTAAATAAAGAGGATCGATTAAATGAAATTTTGTATAAAGAAAAACCAGAAATAATTATACATACTGGTGCTGAAATATATAATGACGATAAAATGTTTGAATATAATGTATTATCATCAAAAGTTATTTTAGACTACTGTAAAAATAATACAATTGACAAATTAATTATTTTTGGAAGTTCTTCTGAATATGGAAGAAAGGAAAAATATATTAGTGAACAAGATTTTCTTGATCCGACAACATTATATGAGGCAACAAAAGGAATGGTTAGTTTACTCTCACAAGGATATGCAAATACATATAATATACCAATTACAGTAATACGGCCATTCACTATCGTAGGAAGATATGAAAAGCCGCATAAATTGTTTCCAACATTATATCGAGCTTATAAAAAGAATGAAGAAATTCAAATTACGCAGGCCATGCATGATTATGTTTTTATTGACGACTTTATTCGAGTATTTGATATAATTTTAAATTACAAAGAAAAAGAATTTTCGATTATAAATATTGGTTCTGGAAAGCAGACTTCTAATTTTGATATAGTAAGATCTTTTGAAAAAGTATTAGATTATAAATTTGATAAATTATATAAGTTGCAGTTAAGAAAGTTTGATTCAATGAATTGGGTTTGTAATACAATTAAATTAAAAACAAAATATAATATAGAAATTAATACAAGTATTGAAGTTGGAATAAAAAGATTTTGCGAAGATTGCGATCAATTAAATTTATACAGATGAGCTTAACAAGAGAAATATGTAGTGTCTGTGGCAATGTTGTTCGAATAGGATTTTATGTCCCGGATGATATATGGTCTAATATTATCCCATACAAAAAAAGAAATGATAACTATTGTTTGGATTGTTTTACAAAAATAGCCGACGAAACGTTGATAGAATGGGATAAAAGTATAAAATTTTTTCCAGTTAGTCTTAAAACACATTTAAGTAAAATTGAATGAAAATGAAAACAGTTGAATTAAATAGAATAGATGGGTCGGTTATTAGTATTCCATTAATTGGTAAAATAAAAGATCATTTTGGTGATGAAATTAAATATATGCAAGATTCTCCAAACTATGCATATACTATCGTGCAGCAAATAAATAATGGCATGTATAAAAAAATATTGAATAATTTACAAAATTTATTTATATTAGATATTGGAGCCAATATTGGTCTGGTTGCCCTCCATTTACTACCAAATTGTGAAAGATTAATATGCATTGAACCAACACCATCTCATTTTGAATTATTAACAGATCTTACAAATAAAACAAAAATCGAAAATATTAACATAGCTTTATCAGATATTGATGGGGAAATAGATTTTTATTTCAGTAAAACAAATACAACAACTAATTCATTAATTAAACAGTTTAATCATGACGAATATAAAACAATAAAAACAAAAACTCTAAGCACATTAATTAAAGATTTAAATCTTGATCATGTCGATTTTATTAAAGTTGATATAGAGGGATCCGAAATGATCGCATTAAATGAAAAGGAACTTAAAACTGTTTTTGATAAAGTTAGTTCGTATTATGTTGAAGGTCACACAATTCAAAAAATTAGTTCAGAAGAAAATGCCAAAGAATTAGTATCCAGATTTACTAATGTTGGATACAAAGTAATGTATTTAACTTATGATTCATTCTATGCTTTTAAGTAAACTCGAAAAAAGAATAATTGAAATTAGTTATAAAAATAAATTATCTCATTTAAGTAGCTGTCTAACCACGTTACCAATTCTTTTAGATATTTATGAAAATAAAAAAATAGATGAAAAACTTGTGTTATCATCTGGCCATGCAGGATTAGCTTTATATGTGGTATTAGAACATTATTATCAAATTGATGCCGAACAACTATTAAATGATTTTGGTATTCATCCATATAAGGATATTTCGAGATATTGTTATGTTAGTTCAGGATCATTAGGATTGGGGATATTAATTGCCACAGGAATGGCTTTAGCAAATAAAAATAAAAATATTTATTGCATTATTAGTGATGGAGAATGTGCGGAAGGAAGTGTTTGGGAAGCATTAAGATTTGCAAATGAAAAAAAATTAAATAATTTAAAAATATATGTAAACATAAATGGATTTAGTGCATATGATAAAATTGATAAGAGTTATCTAATTAATAGATTAACTATATTTCTTCCGGAAATAAATATATATATAACAAATTCTTATCGATTTGATTTTTTAAAAGGTTTGGATGCACATTATCACATAATTACAGAACCTGAATTTAATTCTATTAAATTTTGAATTTATTAAAAAATCTTAATGACACAAATGGTTCTGCAGAATTAATTTTAAATTGTGCAGAAAATTGTTTAACAGAATTTGATGAAAGTCTATTTGGATGTGAAATGGGGATTGCGTATGGAGGAGGAATTGAATCAATTGGAAAGATTTGGAAAAATAGAGGTACAATCTATGGGGTCGATACATTTGAGGGGCATCCAAAATATTTAGCTGAAACTTGCAGTTATTCTAAAAAAATTGGGGGTATTAATTCATTTGCTGCGAAATGTATGGATTACTGGTATTATGTGAGGAAAGATGATTATGGAATTGAAAAAATTAAACAAGAATACATTCAATCTCAATTAGATAAACAAAAACTTGATAATGTAATTTTAATTAAAGAATTAATTACTAACCAAACAAAAATTGATTTTATACAAAAACTTCATTATGTTCTTATTGATTTAGATATACCAACATCAATATGGGATGCATACAATTTAGTAAAAGATAAAATCGTTTCAAAAGGTTATCTATGCTTACACGATTGCCTACCAGAAAATCATATATTTGGTTGTTATGACATTTATCAAAATATTTTAAAAGAAAATTTATTTAATATCATTAAAGAATATCCAAAAAATTTTTTAGTAATCTTAAGAAAAAAATGAGACCAACTTTCGCAAAATTACTTTATGACGAGATGCAAAAAGATAAATTACTTTATTGTTTAACAGCTGATCTTGGGTATAAAATGTTTGATAAAATAAGAGATAATTTTCCTAATAATTTTTTTAACGTTGGGGCGGCTGAACAATTAATGATTGGACTTGCTATAGGTTTATCATATGAAGGGTATATTCCAATATGCTATTCTATAACTCCATTCCTGCTTGCAAGACCATTTGAAATAATAAGAAATTATATTAATTTAGAAAAAATTCCGATAAAACTAGTTGGATCAGGCAGGAATAAAGAATATAAATTAGATGGGTTTTCACATTGGGCTGAAGATGATAAAATAATTTTAAATTGCTTTCCGAATATCAAATCATATTTTCCAAAAGCAAAAGAAGATTTAAAAAATATATTGGGTGAGTTTTTGTATTCTAACTCTCCAGCATTTTTAAGTTTAAGTAAAAATGGATGAATAAAATTGCATGCTCATTTTTCTATACTGATGATAGATATGAATTACTCGCAAATATAGCTATTTCTAGTTTTAAGACATTTCATCCTGATATTGATGTTTTTATTTTTAATAAAGCAATCATCGACCAGGAACTAGTTTTAGATTATACAGCTGGTTATTGTAAATTTTTTTATGCAAGAACATTATTTGATAAGGGATATGATAAAGTAATTAGTCTCGGTGTAGATACGATAACTTGTGGAAAACTCGACGAATTTTTAAATAATAATGAAGATGTATTAACAAGTTTGGATTTTAATTATGCTATTACATTTAATGGAATTCATATTCCGGCTGATAAACATATAAATGCTGATGTTGTTTGCTTTAATAATAAAGAGATTATTGATGAATGTCTTTTATTAATGAAAGAATATCCAAATGAGTATTTTGAACAAGGAGCATTAAATCAAATTTTAGTTTTTGATAATATTAAATATACATCAAAAATAGTTGATAAAAATGCAGAGGTGGTATATAATAATCGATTATATGAAATTGATCCATTAAAATCGATTTGGGGATATCATAAAACATATCCTTATAATTTTAAAATAGAAAATAATAATTTAATATCACCAACAAATAAAATTATTAAAATAATTCATTTGGTAAGAGGGTTTGGGTGTTTAAATAAAGATCAATTCATCCGCGAAGTTAATCTTTGCAAAACAACTATTTTTAATGAGCAAACAAAAAATTTTCTTATTTCAATATGTGGAATCAACGAAAATTGGTTTACAGAAAAAATGAAACCAGAAGATTGGCCAAATGATTTAATATTAAACTTAAAAAAAGTTCCATCCGGATTTCCATCAGGAAGAAAATTAAATTTTAATAAACATTTAGATATTTCATCATATTTAAACGAAAAACTAAAAAAATGAATATACTAATTACTGGGGGTGCAGGGTATATTGGAAGTGTTTTAGTCAATAAACTTATTACCCTTTCGAATGAAACAAATTATTCAGAAAAAAAATCTGGGAGAATTTCTAGTTTTGATGAAGCAAGCCATTTTGTAGAATCAGGTGATATTGTCGTTTTCGATAATTTAATGTATCATCAGACAACTCTTACTGAACATTGTTATAGATCAAATTTTAAATTTATTTATGGAGATATAAGAGATAAGGAATCATTGAAAAAACAGGTCGAACAAGCCGATATAATTATTCCTTTAGCCGCTCTTGTTGGATTCCCAATATGTGAAAAACTTCCGCAACAAGCAGTAGAAATAAATTATAAACAAATAGAAGATATAATTTCTTTTTGTAATAATAATCAGAAAATTATTTTTCCAAACACAAATAGTGGGTATGGAATAGGTCAAAATGATTTATTTTGTACTGAAGAAACTCCATTGGCTCCAATTAGCACATATGGAATTACTAAATGTCATGCTGAAGATTTAATATTAAAATATGGGGGAATCGTTTTACGACTTGCTACAGTTTTTGGTGTTTCAACTAGAATGAGATTAGATCTACTTGTAAATGATTTTGTTTATAAATCTTTAACTGATGGGTATCTTGTATTATTCGAAAAAGATTTTAAACGAAATTATATTCATATTCAAGATGTTGCGTTAACATTTATTTATATGATAAATAAATATTCCGATTTTTCTGGCGAAGTATTTAATGTTGGATTATCAAATGCAAATCTAAGTAAATATGAATTAGCTTTAAAAATAAAAGAATATATTCCTGACTTAGTTATTAAAATAGAGGATTTCAAAAAAGACCCAGATCAAAGAAACTATATCGTGTCTAATGAAAAATTGGAAAAAACTGGTTGGAGACCGTATTATTCTTTGGATGATGGAATAAACGAATTAATTAAGGCATATAAAATTATTGTTCCGAATAATAGAAAATTTTCAAATTTGTAAAATAAATTTGAATTGTTCAAGAAATTTATTTATCTTTAAAAAAAATAAAAATGAAATTTACTTTTATAAGTGACACACATTGTAAACATAAGCAATTACCAAAACTAGATGGTGGTGATATTCTCATTCATTGTGGTGACATATCAAGTAGAGGATATGAGCATGAAATTTATAATTTTTTAAAATGGTTTAACAATATTGAAAATTATAAAACAAAAATATTTATAGCTGGAAATCATGACTGGTTTTTTCAAGATAATCCTAATAAATCAAAATTAATATTATCAGAGTATCCCAATATATCATATTTGCAAGATAGTTTTATAATTGTCGATAATTTAAAAATATATGGTTCTCCATGGCAACCGGAATTTTGTAATTGGGCTTTTAATGTGCAAAGAGGCGATAAAATCAAAGAATATTGGGATAAAATCCCAACTGATACAGATGTGTTAATAACACATGGCCCTCCATTTGGAATTTTAGACAGAGTTATTGGAAAAAATATTAGTCTTGGCTGTGAGGAATTATTAAAAAAGGTAAAAGAAATAAAACCAAAAGTTCATGCTTTCGGTCATATACATAGTGGGTATGGAATTTTTTATGACGGCAATACACAATTTATTAATGCAAGCAATTTAAGTGAATCTTATTTTGTTACATATAATCCAGTAAATTATGAATTATAAGCAACTTCCTAAACCAAATGATTCAGAATTTGATCGAAAATCTCTTTTTAATTATTTGCCGAATTTTTTATCAAGATTAATTAATAATGTGCTAAGACTCATTAGATGGTCTCCAATAATTTGGCATGATAGAGATTGAGGGTATTAGCATCTTCTTGAAATACTAAAAAAGAAATTAGAATTTCAAAGAGAACATATGGAAAAATTATCAGACTATCAGATTGATATGGAGTATCTTTTGGGTCAACTTAAACTATGTAAAAGCAAAAATCCAGAAAAAATGTGTGATGAATGCGATTGCTGGAAACATACTAGAGAAATATGTTCATGAAAAATTTATCAGTTTTCGTTTCCCATTTTGGTAATAAAAATCAACAATATCTACTTAAAATAATTGATAATTTTTCGACATATATGAATTTTAATGTCGATTTATTTATTAATTATGCGAATGATATATTACCTATTAAACAGTTACTAAAAAAATATAATGCTCAATCTATAAATATATTTTTTGAACTCCATCAAAAAGAAATAGGTGAAAAATTAGTATTTCAACACAGGAAAGAAATCATTAAAGGTTTGTGGTGTGATAACTCTGATTATATTTTATATGTTGAAGATGATATATTAATTCCAGAAATTGCTATATTAACTGCAATAGATTATACTGAAAATGTATTTGGGGAAAATCAAATTTGCGGATTTTTACGTTATGAAGAAAAAGATAATAAAAAATATCTAATTGAATTAAACAAATCATTTCCAACAATTAACAAAATAAAAGATGATTATTTTACAATTCATAATATCCATCAGGGTTGCTGGTTATTAAGTTTACAAAATGTTAAAAAAAGTATTGAATTTTTCAATAAAAATTTTTATATTTATAAAAATCATCCAAGATATGGATGTTTAGAGCAAGGAGCAACAGGTTTATTTTGTGAAAATAATGAAGGCGTAAAATTATTTGAAAAAATTTATCCAAAAAAAGATTTAGATAATTTATTGATACATCATTTGTCAAATAAATATATTAATAAAGGTGGGGTTTGGGATAACCCAGGGGCTTTTACCATTAATGAATTAAAAGAAAAAATTAAATAAAAAATATGGAAAATCAAAAAAATATTATCATAGCCACCCAACAAAAAATTCAACAGTACATCAAAAATGGCAGCAACGGAGATCTCGATCTCTACAACACACCAATAACATCACTTCCCGACAATCTAACAAGAGTCGGCGGAAGTTTGAATCTCAACAACACCAAAATAACATCACTACCAGATAACTTAACAGTCAACGGATATTTAGATCTCCGCAACACACCAATAACAACTCTACCAGATAACTTAACAGTCAACGGATATTTGATTCTCAGCAACACACCAATAACAACTCTACCAGATAACTTAACAGTCAACGGATATTTGGATCTCTACAACACATCAATAACAAAACTACCAGATAACTTAACAGTCGGCGGATGGCTGGATCTCGGCTACACTAAAATAACATCACTACCAGATAACTTGAAAGTCGGCGGAAGTTTGTGGCTCGACAACAACAAAATAACAACTCTACCAGATAACTTGAAAGTCGGCGGAAGTTTGTGGCTCGACAACAACAAAATAACAACTCTACCAGATAACTTAACAGTCGGCGGAAGTTTGTCTCTCAGCGACACCAAAATAACATCACTACCAGATAACTTAACAGTCAACGGGTATTTAAATCTCAGAAACACCAAAATAACAACAATCCCACAATCAGTAAAAATAGAGGGAAATATATATGGGCTTAAAAAAGAAATCACTAACGAAGTAATAAAAATTCAATGTGAATGTAGTCTATTTTCGGGAGGCAAATCAGAAAAATGTTGTAATGTTTTTTTTGGATGTCCGCTACAAGGGTTAAAAAACATTCATTATACAAATACGCCTACATTTTATTGGAATACTAAAAATCTAAGATTGAGTACAAAAAATGATCTATCAAATAATCTTCAACTTATGATGACTCTCAACCAACGATTTAAATCATATGATGAATTTAAAGAATTTTTACAACATAATCAAAACTCCCATATTATATTTTATCTCAATTCGAGTAATAACACAATATGGTGGGAAGATAATGCAATAAAATATATAAGATATGCGATTTATGAAGAAAAACAAAATATAGAAAAATCATATGAAATAACTCAGTATAAATATATCATAAATAATCAAATTTATCCTGCAGATATATCTTATCACCCCAAACCATTTCACGAAATTTATCAAGTAAAACGACTTTCCGATGGTCAATTATTTACTGTTGGAGATCGAGTAAAATCCGAACAATACTATAATAAATCAATAGTTATTGAGAGTTTCGTTGAAGATAATGGCACTTTACTTTTTCAATCACAAGATGAATTATTAAGAAGTCTAGATTATTTTACAATTGTAACGTCATCTTTTCCGAAATGGATGCTGGTATCTAATGATAATATTCATTGGGAAACAAGATATGTTATAGCTGATTTGGGTGAATTATTCAAAGGGGGTGGATATCAAGTGATGAGTCAAGGATATGAAAAATCTTACTTTTCAAATCTGGGTGGGATAATGGAGTCATTTCGATTTGCAAAAGATATAACAGAAGAAAAAATAACTGAACTCACTTTGGATCAAATAGCAGAAAAATTTAATATCCCCATATCACAATTAAAAATAAAGAAGTAACATGAAGGTTAGAAAATATGATATTTATCGATCTAATACTAAATTATTAAATCCCGCTGTAAAAGTAAATGAGTTTGCTCCCCAAACATCATGTAAAGACTCAATAGATATTCTCGAGGAGTTTTTACTGACAACTGGGGGGAGAAATTATCATCCAGCAAATATAAGCTGGATGGAAAGAGAAGTTATATTTGATAAAATAAATAATCAGGCAATATATCGAGATAATTTGTTTTTTGTAAAAAAACATAATAAAAATATTCCAATCGGCATGACAATTGAAAAAGCACAAGATAATTTTATGCTTAGAAGAAATGACACGAAAAATAAGCAATTAGAAAATACTTAATAGTTTTTAACATGACGATAATTACAAATTGTCCAATATGTGGCAACGATTTTATGCATGATCCAACTTGGGATTCATATCTTTATTTTCCAAAAAAAATATTAAAAAAAATAAAGAAACAACTGAGCAATGATCTACATGGAAATAAGAAATTTCCTATATGTCAAAAATGTTATGAAAAATATAATATAAATTCAAAATGATAGAACTCAAAATGAAAGCAATTAAAATTTATTCTACAGCAGATCACAAAGAATTTGTGAATTCAACAACATATTTTAACGAAGAATTAAGAGAAACATTAATGAGGATTTGGATGAATAGGGATTTTCTTAACAAGCATGATTTAGAAAGTCTTAAAACATTCATGAATAAATCATTTTATGAAAATATTGATATAATTTATCCTTGCTAAAAATAATCTTATGAAAAAGTTTAAATTAATAGGTCAAAATTTTTTACACACTCATCCTTTTATGGAACAATTCCATAATATTGATGATGGACACATAATTGTTGATAAAGATGAATATCAATTTGTAATAGAATATTTATGTAAAAATATGGAGTTCGCTCAGCTTATAAATCCAGAAATAAAATCATATAAAAGCAATGAACTTAGATCGAGTTTTGAATTTGATATTTACTATTCCAGATCATGTGGATATCCTTGGCGGTTTCCTTATTATGGATATTTACTACAAGAAGATATTTTAATCGATGATAAATTAATTCCGAAAGGATATATGCTTTTTTATTTTGATGGGGTATCCTATCTCGAAATATTATCCCCCGAACAATGGGGAGATCGCTATCATGTGGAATGTTACAAAGTAAATAAAAAAGACCATCAAAGAAATTTATCAGATAATTATTTTTCTAAAAAGAAATTCTACTAAGCCAATATGAAAATTTTATTTATATCTAATGGTGATTTTCCAGATTTACAATCTGATATGATTTTACATGGGTTAAAATCTTTATTTGGCAAAGATGTAATCGATGTAAACCAATGTTGGTATATGTATAAAGATTTAAAAGAAAAATATTGGGACGAGCGAATTCCCAATAATGGTAAATCATATGGAATGGGGTTCACCATTTCTGGATTATTGGATAATCTTGATATTGATAGAACAAATATAAAAGAACGAATTTATAATAAAGAATTCGATTTTATTATTTTTGGGTCGATACAAAGATGTAAAGACAATCTTGATTTGGTTCTTAAATGTTATCCGAAAGAAAAAATAATATTTATTGACGGGCAAGATCAAACTGATATTATTTGGGAGTTAGTAGATAACGGAATATATTGCAAAAGGGAATTAATATATAATAACGAAAATATTTTTCCAATCAATTTTTGTATTCCAAAGGAAAAAATATATATTGGAGAAACGAACAAAAATTTAAAACTCGCAACGATTATTCCAGGAAATTTAGAAACATATATCTATGATAATGAATTAGATTACTATAAAGGTTATCAAGATGCTTATTTTGGAATGACTTTTAGAAAAGGTGGTTGGGATTGTTTAAGGCATTATGAAATTTTGATGAATAAATGTATTCCATATTTTATAAATATTGAAAAATGCCCTAAAAGAACTTTAACGTTATTTCCAAAAGATTTATGTATTGAAGTGAATAATTTAATAAACGAAAATAAAATTACTGATGATAATTATTATGATTTATTAACAAATTTTTTATATATTTTAAAAAATAACTTAACAACAATTAAAGTAGCAGAACAAATTTTAAATTATACAAAATTATGAAAGCAAAAGCAACAATAATAGAAAAATCAAAAGAAATAGAAAATTTTATAATCGAACCTTCATGTTTATATACATATAAACTTTTTAAAGGCCTTGTAATTTTATCAGCCAATTATCTTGGCTCCGTCGAATGTAAAGGATATTATGGTACAGTAGTAGCCAGTGATAATCCGGAATTTCCAATAGGTTTACATAATTTTTTCGGCGTTTATGGGTTAATACCATTTGATGGCGAAATAAAATTGCAAAATGTTTAAAATACAAGAAACACATGATAAAAGACGAAATTCTAAATATAACTAATGAAGAATTAGATAAAATTGATTTATCTCAATTTAAAGAAGTTATATCAGAATATTATAAACAATATTTTTATTTACCTTCCGGTGAAGAACATTATAGATTATTAACAAAAATCTCTTCTTTTTTTAATAATATAAATGTTATAGATCTTGGAACTCATCTTTGTTCCAGCGCAGTTGCGTTATCATATAATAATTCAAATATCATTCATTCATTTGATATTAAAGATTATGATGAATCAAAAGATATAAAAGAAAAATTAACGGGAAGTAATATTAAATTTTATACTGCTAATATATTACAAACAAATCAAGATTTATTATTATCGAGCCCATTTATTTTTATAGATGTTGACCATAATGGAGAAACAGAAAAACAAATAATTGAATGCTTTAAACAAAACAAATATAAAGGAATCACTATTTGGGATGATATTTATTTACATGATGGAATGCGTTATTTTTGGAATGAGACGTGTAAAGATTTTGAAAAATACGATATAAGCCACATTGGACATTGGTCTGGAACTGGACTGATTATTTTTGAATAAATCCAAAATTTTTATTATATTATGATATTAAACGATTAAAGATGAAAACAAAATTTAAACTATTTATCTTTCATGATGTACAGTCAATTCAATTTGAAATTGAAGATTGGCTAAAGAAAAATGATTTAACGATATTATTTTCTAATACAGTTACTTTTAATTCAGAATTAGCAAAAGAAACCCCCAGATTTTTACATTTTGTGTATTATATTGAAAATTATCAAAAATAAAAAAGAATTATTTCAGAAATTAATCATGAAACTGACATAGAAGTATTAGAATTAGTTTGTTAATAATCAATTTATGAAACCTCTTGTATTATATTGCAAATCATATCACAAAGATGTTGATCTTGCAAAAAATTTAAAATTATCAATCGACACTTTCAATAAAAATAAAATTGAATTTTATATATCGGTACCAAATAATGATTTACAATTATTTAAAAATAAATTAGGAGGATCAGGATATAATTTAATTGCCGATGAAGATATTATTAAAGAAGAACTTCCAGAAAGCTGGTTAAAACAACAATGTGTAAAATCATCATTTTGGAAATTAAATATAGCAAAGAATTATTTGATGCTTGATAGTGATTCTTTTTTTATAAAAGATTTTTATCTTGATGATTTCATGTATGATCAAGAAACTCCATATACTATTATGCATGAACAACAAGATCTATTTCAATGGTCATCATTACCAAGTAACAAAGCACAATTAGGATTCGATCCACAAGAAAGTTTTATTTCTGATAGATTAAAAATAATGAAAATTTTTAATACTGAAAGATCTGTATTTTTTGATTTTGGACCATCACCATGCATTTGGAATTGTCAAGTTTGGCGTGATTTAGAAGAAAAGTTTATTAAACCAAATAAAACGAGTTTTTATAATTTACTTCAACATACTGCTCCTTCTGAAATTACATGGTATGGGGAATCGTTATTATATTTTAAAAGCGTCGAATTAATTCCAAGATCTCCATTATTTAAAGTATTTCATTATCAAAAACAATATGATGATTTTTTAAAATTGGGGGGTAACATTGATACATTAAAACAATGTTTTATGGGGGTCATTCTTCAAAGTAACTGGTTTAACGAATAAGATATGAAAGAAAAGAATGATCAATAAAAATGAATTGCAGACAGGAAGTATTGTTTCATTTCAAAATAACATTTATATTTTAAAAAGAAATGATTTTCAATTTTCTGATTTATTTAATCATTTTAATGCTATTCCCACAACTCAAGAATGGTTACAAAAATTTGGTTTTCAAAAATCTGATTTATTGAAAATGGATTCCGGGATATATTATCACCCCAATTTTAATAAGCTATCTGTAACTATTAAAAATGGATTAGCTAATGAAATCATAATATATATTTCAGAAAATAATTGGAAAACATTAGCTTTTAATATTGGATATGTTCATTTGTTCCAAAACAAATGGTATCAATTAACAAAAATATGGTCGTCAATAAATCAAATAAAATGATGATAAATACATTAGTTATAATTCTCAATCATAATACAGCCGACTTGACTTCAAATCTTTTTAATTCATTGTATCCTTATGAAAAAAATGATTATGAGACATTTATTTTAGATAATGGTTCAGATCTTCAAGAGTTAACTGATCTTGAAAATATGATATTAAATAAAAATCGAATTATAAAAATTAATGAAAATCTATTATTTGGTGGCGGACTAAATTATGCTTTTGAAATTATAAAAGAAAATAAAAAATATAACTCATTGTTATTTTTAAATTCTGACTTAATAGTACATCCGTATAAATTTGTATCATCTCTTTATTATTGCCTAAATACATTTGGTCTTGATATAATTTCTCCCTGTATTATTCAGCCCACATTTCATCAAAATTACTGGAAACAAATGCATAATTGGGGAAGTCCAGGAGTTAGACCAGTGAAATGGATTGACTTGCAGTCACCCATGTTTTCTAGATCATTTGTGGAAAATAAAGCCTTTATTCCAAATGAGCTTCGATTTGGGTGGGGGGTTGATATTTTATTTGGGGTATTAACTAATAAAATTGGTGTATTAGACACTGTCCCAGCAATTCATTTAGATTCACAGACAGTAAGAAGAAGACGGGGCGTAGATGAAGTAATTACAAATTATTGGGAAAATGCTGATAAAAATATGCATGAATATTTTTATGATCATTATCAAAATCAATTTCATGAAATGAGAGAATATGGTAAAAATTACTCAAATGAATCAGAGATATGATCTTCTTTTAATACAAGAGGCATGTAAAGAATTTAATATTCAGCCCAAAAATATTTTTGAAATTGGGAGTCGGGATGGATTGGACACAAACTGGTTAAGTCAATTATTTAATATTCCCCCACAAAATTGTTTTGTATTTGAGCCTCATCCAACATCATATAAAAATATAATATCAAACTTTCCCAAATTCAATATATTTAACATCGCTCTTTGGGATGAAACAGAAACCATCACATTTAATGCTATAAGAAATGAAAAAAATAATATAGGCATGTCATCATTAATGGCTAGGGATAATCTAAATCCAGAATTGTATGATATTATTGATGTCGATGCTTGGAGAATGGATAATGTTCTAAATAATATCTCTTACGTTCGGGAAATTGATATTTGTAAAATTGATGTTGAAGGGGCTACGTTTGAAGTATTATGTGGCTTTGGAACTCGATTAAATGATGTCTTGATTTTACAATTAGAGATTGAAAATAAAGAGATTTGGAAAGAACAAAAATTATTCACCGATATTAATAATTTTTTAACAAAAGAGAATGACTTTTATTTATTTGGTCAATTTAGACTTTGTGATGAACAATCCGATTGTTTGTATATCAATAAAAAATTAACTAATCATGTCTAAAAAAAGAATATCATATCTAATATCAACAAAGGATTCATTAGAATATATGAAACTTTGTATTCGATCAATAGAAAAAAATAGTTTTTATCAGGATTATGAAGTTCTTATATATAGTGAAGGTTCAAATAAAGAAACGAATGATTGGATATCATCTGAATTTACAAATGATCCAAATGCTAGATTTTGGATTAAACCAGAAAAATGGGATGAAAAATATTGGGGGGTCGGCGGTGGATTTCGCTTCCTTGCAGAAAAAGTAAAAACACCATTTATAATATTACTTCATTCAGATATGTATTGTGGTCCTGAATTTGATCGACCATTAATTGATAATTTAAAAGATGACATGATCATATCCAGTACCCGGTTAGAGCCGGATATTTGGGGAAATAATATTCCTGAATTTACAGTGAGACAAATAAGGCCTGGGACCTTGGGATCTCATCGAAATTATTTTGGCGATACATATGAAAATTTTGATGAAGAATTATTTAATTCTTTTTCGAATCAATTTACTTATGAAAATAATAAAACTACAAAAAAAACTGAAGGTGCTGGAGGATTTGCGTTAACATTAGTAACATATAATAAAAATGGACACCCAGATCCTTTATTTTCACCCGCTTCATTTGAAGATGCAGATTGGATTATTAGAGCTCAATTAAAAGGAATAAATTGTATTCAAACAAGTAAATCATTGATATTTCATTTTGGAAGTAGAACTTGTGGTTTTCCAACAGATGATTTTTCTAAAAAATCAGAAAGACAAATTAAGTCAGAAATCGAAAATCAAAAAAAATGGTTAACAAAATGGAATAAACCTTTTATATATGATTCATCTGGATTCTTTTCAGCAGAGGGAATGAGAATTATAGATGGTTCAAACATTTATCGATAAATTAATTAAAAAATAAATTATGAAATTAAAAGGATTACTAAATCAAATCTTTGAACTGGGGTCAAAGATGGTCAAATTATCATCGGGAAAAGTAATTGATAATATCTTAACTGGTGATAATCTGGCAAATAGTATGTATATTCTAAAACAGTGTGATGAATTTAAAAACGTTAAAGATTTTCAACAAATGTTTAACCCAATAATGGTTGATCAATCAAACATAATTGTTTCCGCAGATACTATGAAATTATCAGATGATACCCCATTTGAGTTTAATGATATATTATATCTTTATTCAATAAGTTTAATGCCTGAAATGTATGACCAAAAAACTTGGTATGAACCGGTTAAAGATAGTATTGGGATCTCACCAACATCATATAATCCTATAGATCTTTCACCTACAAAAAGAATAACAATTGAATTTAGCCCAGAGAGAAAACAAGATATCCACGATATTGGTGACGAACGCGCAAAAAAAGAAATTCGCGAAAAATTAGAGAAAGTTCTTGAAAATCCAAAAGAATATCAAGTTAAAGGTGTTCGCGGAATTTTAATTAGGGGGATTTGGAAAAACGTGGGTGATAATAAAAATATTCAATTTCCATTAAGTGATAAAGTAAAACATGATTAATTATGGAAAATTTAATTTTGGTTATCTATATGCCTGTGATGGGGTTACCTATGGGATATATTGAAAATTATATTACAAGAATTAGACGTATTCTTCGACAAGACTCATTTCCTTATAAATGTTTTATAATTCCAACTAATACAGGTGAGATGAAAATTGAATGTATAAATCCTCAACGAATATCTAATGATGAATACAAAAAAGTTGAATTAATTCTCGATGAATGTAAAACTAAATTAGATGAATTTTTGAATAAAAATAAAATAGATTCATTTCATTTATCTGCTAATCCCCCATTAAAAAATCAAAATAAATTTTATAAAAGGCTAACAACTTTTTTGTATAAAAAAATTTTTTTTCGAAAATAAAATATACTCATGGAAATAAAATTCGATTTCAACGATATCTTAATTGAACCAACGATTTTAAGTAATATTAGTTCGAGAACGCAATGTAATCCATTTCATGAAAATGGTTATTTACCATTATTTACAGCTCCAATGGACACGGTAGTATCTGAAAAAAATTTAGAAATATTTCAGAAAAATAATATTATTCCAATACGACCAAGAACATCTCAATATAAAAAAGATGGGATATGGAATGCAATTAGTTTACAAGAGTTTAAGGAAATTTTTATTGAAAATAAATATTTTCTCAATAATAATGAAACTCAATATTTTTGCATTGACATTGCAAATGGTCATATGTCTCAATTAATAGGTATTATAAAAAAAGCCAAAGAAAAATACAATGATCAATTAGTATTAATGATTGGAAATATTGCTAATCCAAAAACATTTATTGAATTAGCTCTAGCTGGGGCTGAATTTATTCGTCTTGGTATTGGGGGAGGATCTGGGTGTTCCACAAGTGTTCATACTGGTATTGGTTACCCATTAGCTTCATTAATTTATGATACTCGACAATTAATCAATCAAACAATTCAATCCAAAGAAATTAGGGGGCAAGAATATATAAATATAACTAGAGCTAAAATTGTTGCTGATGGAGGAATGAAAAATTATTCAGATATAATAAAAGCGCTTTCTCTTGGGGTAGACTTTTGCATGCTTGGCGGAATCCTTAATAAAGCATTAGAATCTGCTGGGCATACGTTTGCAGCAAATAAAAAATTCGACGGGTATACGATCCCCGGAGACCAAGTTGATCAATATAATGATGACGTAAAAATGGCATTTAAAAATGGAGCTGTATTTTATAAAAAATTCCGGGGGATGTCTACTAAAGAAGTTCAACTACATCTTGGAAATGAGTTGAGATCATCTGAGGGTGTGACTCGTATGACTCAAGTAGAATATACATTAGAAGGATGGGTTGATAATTTTAAAGACTATCTTCGTTCAGCAATGTCATATACGGGAAAAAATAAATTAGAAGAATTTATTGGTAAAGTAAATTTTAATTTAATTAGCCAAAATAGTTTTAATCGATTTAATAAATAAAAAAAATGAAAAAACACATAAAAAATAATTTAGCTGAATTTAATAGTCGTTTAGATTTTTTCGATGAATTAACCCATTTCTGGCTGGATAATGATGAAAATTTTTATCTTAAGCCGTTGTCGAAAACACTTGCTGAATCTATTATAAAGGACCTATATCATCATTTTAATAATATTAAACATACTACGATTTTTCAATTTATTAATTTAACGACAAGAGAAGATTTGTTTAATCAATCTATTCGTTTGGGGATTATAGTGGGATCCTTTTCACTTTGCACAGTAATTTTAGAAGTTGGTAACATCAATATTTGTTTAAATAAATTTAATTGTTTAAGAGATGAAAATGTTTCAAGATGATATTCCAATTCCTTACAAAGATTTATTTAACCCATAAATTATGATTGATAAAAATAAAATATCATTTATAATCCCCTCAAGAAATAATGCACAATATCTAAAACTAGCATTAGATTCTATACGAAAATATTATCCTAATAATGAAATTTGCATAGCTAATGATGGGTCTTCAGATAATACATTTGACTTTATTAAATCATTAAATGACCCTAATATCAAATTTTTATCAACTAATGTTTCTTCAATACCAATAGGGCATACAATATTATATGATTATTTGATAAAAAACTTTTGTACAAATAGTCATTTTGTAATTTTTCATGCTGATATGATTTGTTCCGAAAGATTTCTCGAAAATATTTTAAAATATTGGGAACCAAAAACTATCGTATCTGCTACAAGAATTGAACCCCCATTACATCCTGTTGGGAAGGAAAAAATAATTCAAAATTTTGGATTATATGATAATGATTTTAAATCGTCTGAATTTGAAACTTTTGTTAAAGAAAACCAAATTGAATTTAAAGATAAATATACTAAAGGATTTTTTGCTCCGTGGTTTTGTTCAAAAGAAGATTTTATAGAATTAGGTGGACATGATCCATTATTCGCCCCATATCCTAATGAAGATTGTGATCTCGCTTATCGCGCAGTCCTTAATAATTTTAATCTAATTCAATCTTGGGATTCATTTGTTTACCATTTTACTTGTAGGGGGCATAAATTTCCTGAGAAAATAGGGGTAGTCCATGAGCTCTTTGATCATTATGAAAAACGAGCTATGAAGAATTTTTTAAGAAAATGGGGCTTTCCACCAATTCTTAATGAATATTCATATCCCAAAATAGTTAAAAAATTTAATATTGGATTAGTAATTAATCATATTTTTCCAGATACTGTAATTGGTTTTGAACCGTTATTTGATACTATTTATACAGATATTTTTGATGATTCGACAATAATTAATTATATTAACTCCGAACAAGAATCTACTTCTTTTGATTTAAAACTTAAATTCAAAAATATTAATGAAAAAAAAGAAAACGATATAATTATTTATTTAAATGGGAGTAAATTACCATCTGAATTATTTAATTTAATCTTAGAATTTAAAAAATATATTTCTGAAAATATTGAAAATATAGAGATTGGCCCTCTTTTTGATTATAAAGGTATTTCGTTTTATAGAAATGTGTCATTGATTAAATCTCAAACCTACTCAGATCAGTTTAGGCCAATTGAAAATAAAATAAATTTGAAAAACTATGCTTAATGCATTATTAGAATTACCTGTTTCAAGTGACGAGCAAGCTAAAGATAAAAAATTTGAAGTAAAAGTTGATTTATTTAAAGAGAATAAATCAAAAGAAGAATTTATTGAATTAATTAAAACAGAAAAAATTATTGAATTTAATCCAAATTTTTTAGAAGTAATAGATGTAGATTTTGAATATAACGGGGAACCCTTTTATGATTCTTATGATTTTTCATTAATTAAAATTCAAACTAATGAAAGATGGATCGCTTTACAAATTATTGAGGAACGATATTGTATTCATTTACACGTTTTAAAAGAAAATAATAAAGGTATTAAGAATGATATAATCATTTGTTTAAATAATTGTTCTATTTATCAATTGAAAAAAAATGAATTGATAATAAAGCCTGGAGACGTTGGGTATTTGTAATTTTTGGAGAAATGAATGCAAGGAATTACAAAATTGTATTTATGCGAATGTGGAGAAAAAGCCACATGGAGTTATGTACTCGAAGAGAAATCTTCATATTTTTGTGATGAATGTGTACCAAGGGGTGATCCCCACAATTATAGATATATAGATAAGAACGAACCAACAGAAATGGATATTCCGTTTATTTGGATCGAACAAGATAAAATTTGGACTCATGTCGATTCTCAAGGAAGACAATTTCCTTATATGGATTATAGATACAATAAAAATGGATTTAAAAAAACAGAGATGCAATCAGATTATTTAGATCATATTTTTTACACGACAGAACATCTTTCTTTTTGTGAAAAAAATACAATTTTAAATGATGCAATAGATACTTCTTATTTATGGTGGGTTGATATTTTAGATTGTAATGTTTCTTTTTCACGAGAAAAAATTAATATGTCCATTGAACAAATAATGTCGAAATTCAATGATCGATGTCATTTTGTTATTATTTATAGAAGGGGATATGAAAAACCTTTTCATGGTGAAATAGGATTTAGTACGTTAGATAATAATAAAAATACATATTTTTTATTTATTTATTTAAATGAAGAAAAATTTTATGAATTAATAAAAAAATACAAATTAATTGAACGTAAATACTAAATGGAATACTTTTTAATATTATCTGAAACAGAAATTCTTCCTCTTGGAGTTGATAACAAATTTGGTGTATTTTGGTCTGATTCTGGAATGGATTATTTATATGATATAGTAGATAATAAATCCCATTTAATTAATTCAATTAATATAAAAGACGAACAAAATAAAACATATTCAATTTTACAATTCTTAGATAAATTAAAAGGATTAGAAATAAGATGAAAAATTCAAAAAAAGCAAAACCTATAACTATTTTTTTTAAAAATACTGACGATTTATCTACTTATTTCAATGATTCTCACCAACAAGTATATGATAATATTGTTGATTGCATAGAGCTTGCTATTGAAAAAAAATATTCGTCAGCTGTACCATTTATAATAAAAAAATCAAATACACGAATTAATTGCCTATTGTCATTGGAAAAAAAGAAATGGTTACCGACATTAGAAAATATACAGAATAAATTTATGGAAGAAGAACAATATGAAAAAATAGAAAATATCAAACAATTAATCACTAAATTAAACCCAAAATGAAAACAAAAACTTATTACCTCGTAAAAGTAACAATCGAAACAGAACCAGACGAAAATGGAAAAGTAAAACGAATTCGAGAACAATATATTACTCCTGCTGTATCTTGTCTTGATGCTGAAACTAAAATGGCTAAATATTTTGAAAATGTAAAAATTGATTACTTTATCACTTCAGTTTCAGAAACAAAAATTATTGATGTTATTGAATAAACACATAATTTTATGAAAGAATTAACCAAAGAAGATTTAGCTGAATATAAAGAAAATCATTATCTTACAGTTGGAAAATTAAGAAAATCTTTAGAAAATGTTCCCGATGATTCTATTGTTTTGGTAGAAAGAATAGAAGATAAATACTTCGAAAATAATAACGAGGGTGTTTATCCTATAGAGGGCCAGTTTTGTTATTTTGCAAAAAAATACAATGAAGATGTAAAAAACGGAGAATGGGGAACTCATCTTTATCATGATACTTATACAGATGAGCAAATATCCTCGTTTCAAGAACAATTTGTTCCAGCATGGTCTTCTTCAAAGTATCATAAAGATGAAAATGAAATTTTTTTGATACACATGCATTACTAATTAAACTAAAAATTAAATTGATTTAGTTGAAACTAACCTTTTTTTTTTTAAATTGAATCCTATCCTTTTGGGTAGGATTTTTTTTGTGTATTAATTTTTTAAAAAAAATATTTTTAAGATATTTATTTAAATTATTAATGAATAAATGAGCCTTATTTATCCTTATCAGCTATATTTAACAGGGTCAATTCCATTACGTGGGGGGATTTTTACAGATATGGCTTGGCCCAGCGAATCAACTGATTCGGCGAACAAACAATATGTTGATCATGAAGTATCTACACATATAACTTCTTCTACTAGTTTTATTGGTTTACTTGATACTCCAAAGATTTGGAATGAAGGAAGAATATTATTTGAAGGAACTTCATCTGTTGAAGATAGTTCTAATTTAACATTTTCATCTGGGTTATTAAATGTGATCGGTGATATAAAAGCATCAAACAATATTTATATTGGTTCCAATTCTAAGTTTTTTGAAAGTTCAAATCATGTTATAAAAACTGATGACTCTTTGATTGTATCACAATTATTCGGATTAGAATCCACATTAGCTCCAATTGCTGTACTTGAAAATGGTATAAAATTATATTATTCAAGTAGTGGAATATCCCCTAATAAAGAAATAATGTTTCTAACAAAAACAGAAACTAATGAAGAAATAATAGTTTTAAGTAGAATAATTTAAATCGTTAAAATGAAAAAAATTGTTATTAGTCCTTACAGCCAACCATTAAGATCAGGAAAAGAAAATCCAAAAAATTATCCATATTGGGATGAAATCATTAAATCCATTTCAGATTTAAATTTTCAAATAACACAAATTGGAAGAGAAGGTGAAAAAAAACTGGAATATATACATGAATTTAAAATAAATTTACCATTTAAGGAAATAAAAAAATTAATATTAGAAAATGATTTTTGGATTTCTGTTGATAATTTTTTACCACATTTCTGTAATACATTTAATAGCAGGGGTATTGTATTATTCAGTAAATCTGATCCTATAATATTTGGTTACAAACATAATATAAATTTACTCAAAGATAGAAAATATTTAAGATCCAATCAATTTAATTCATGGGATGAATGTGAATATGATTTAGATGCATTCATCCCCCCCTCAATTGTAATTTCTGCAATTTTGAATTGGAGAAATTAACTCTTTTACTTCATAAAAATAATGTTTGGAGATATTAATTGATTTCATATGTAGGAAATAGATTCACTGGTACTTCTCTGGAAACAAAACCTTTAAATGTTTCAGATGGAGCTATATTCGATGAACTAGATACATTATACAGATATATCTTAGTAAACGGTACTTGGGAATTACAAATCGGATATTCTGGTTATTCAGCCTTTTCCGGATATTCTGGTAAAAGTGCTTATTCTGGTTACTCGGGTTATTCTGGAATTAGTTCATATAGTGGCTATTCTGGAATTAGTTCATATAGTGGCTATTCTGGAAAGTCTGCTTATTCTGGATATAGTGGGTATTCTGGAAAATCTTCTTATTCTGGGTATTCAGGAAAAAGTGCTTATAGTGGCTATTCTGGTAAAAGTGCTTATAGTGGCTATTCTGGAATTTCAGCATATAGTGGCTACAGTGGTTATTCATCCTATTCAGGATGTTCCGGAACGTCAGCTTATTCTGGATACAGTGGCTATAGTTCTTATTCTGGATATAGTGGAAAATCTTCTTATTCCGGATATTCAGGAAAAAGTGCCTATTCTGGATATTCGGGAACTTCTGGTTATTCTGGATTTTCAGCATATTCTGGTTATTCTGGATATTCGGGAATTTCGTCTTATAGCGGCTATTCCGGTACTTCTGGATATTCGGGATTTTCAGCTTATAGTGGGGTTTCTGGAATAAGTGCTTATTCTGGTTATTCTGGAATATCAGCTTATAGCGGATATTCCGGAATTAGTTCTTATTCGGGATATAGTGGAATTTCTGCTTATAGTGGATACTCGGGGATATCTTCTTATTCAGGATTTTCAGGGATTAGTGGGGTCAGTGCTTATTCAGGTTATAGTGGTTATTCAGGAACATCAGCTTACTCCGGATTTTCAGGTTATTCGGGTTACAGTTCTTACTCTGGATATTCAGGATATTCTGGAATATCAGCTTATTCTGGTTATAGTGGGGAATCGAGCTATTCGGGTTATTCGGGAATTTCAGCTTATAGTGGCTATTCAGGTATATCAGCGTATTCAGGTTACAGTGGTGCGAGTTCTTATTCGGGGTTCAGTGGTATTAGTGGTCCAAGAGGATATCAAGGATATTCTGGGGAGTCGGGGTATAGTGGTCAAGGATCCTCGGGAATAAGTGCCTATTCTGGGTATTCTGGTAAAAGTGCTTACAGTGGATTCAGTGGTGTTTCAGCTTATAGCGGTTACTCGGGAAAATCTGCTTATTCTGGATATTCTGGGTTATCAGCGTATTCTGGTTATAGTGGGTATTCATCATTTAGTGGTTATTCGGGATATAGTTCATATTCTGGATTTAGCGGATATTCATCTTTTAGTGGGCACTCCGGAATATCAGCATATTCTGGTTACAGCGGGACATCTGGCTATTCAGGTTATAGTGGAACTTCAGCTTACAGTGGCTACTCGGGTATTTCAGGATACAGTGGATACAGTGGTGAATCAGGATATAGTTCGTATTCAGGATATAGTGGTTACTCATCTTATTCAGGTTATAGTGGTATTAGTGCTTATTCGGGATATTCTGGAGTCTCCGGGTATTCTGGTTACAGTGGTAAAAGTGCTTACTCAGGATATAGTGGGGTTCAGGGAGCCCAAGGATTATCAGGTTATAGTGGAATAACATATGATGGAGCATTATATTATTTTGAAAATTTAATTTCAGATATTCCTTCTTATAATCAAGCATTAAAATCCACACCAACTGGTTTTGAATTAGTTGTATCCGGATCAGTAACATCAGGAGATGATTCTTTATTAACATCATTTATATCTAATATCAATGAACCAAGAGTAACTTCTATTCCAAGAGGAAAATGGTCATTAAGCGGATCGGCTTATATTAGTAATGGAAATGATCAAAATTATATTGTAACTAAAGTTTATTCATATAATGTTTCAAGTAGTTCAGAAATATTTTTACATGAAATAGTATCAGACAATATAATCGCAATATCTGGTTCTTCTGTTCAATCATTTCAAAATGATTATTATTCTACATCTAATTACGACACATCAATAAATGATAGATTATTATTTAAAGTTTTTGCGAGAACTAATTCTGATGATAAAGATATGTACTTCATTTACTCTGGAAATACATATAAATCAAATATAATTACCCCTATTTTATCTGGTTATTCTGGAATAAGCGGATATTCTGGCTATTCTGGAATTTCTTCCTACAGTGGATATAGTGGTTATTCAGGTATTAGTGCTTATAGCGGATTTTCTGGTGCATCATCTTTTTCTGGATTCTCGGGTATTAGTGCTTATTCGGGGTATAGTGGCAAATCGGGTTATAGTGGAATCAGTTCCTATTCAGGATATAGTGGAATTTCAGGCTTTTCTGGAATTAGTGGATTTAGTGGCTATTCGGGAGTATCAGGATTTTCATCATATTCCGGATACTCTGGAATTTCAGGATATAGTGGATATTCTGGAAATAGTGGTATTAGTGCTTATTCTGGTTATTCGGGTATCAGTGGTTATAGTGGAATAAGTGGTTATTCGGGGCATAGTGGCTATTCCGGGGAATCGGCGTATTCTGGATTTTCAGGAATATCTGGTTATAGCGGAATTAGTGGTTACTCGGGTATTTCAGCTTATTCCGGGTTCTCCGGCGCTTCTTCTTACTCTGGTTACAGTGGATTCAGCGGATATTCTGGAATCTCCTCTTATAGTGGTTATTCGGGTACTTCTGGATATTCATCTTACAGTGGATTCAGTGGAACTTCTGCTTATTCTGGGACGTCAGGATATAGTGGATATTCTGGTATCTCGGCTTATTCGGGATATAGTGGTTACAGTGGTGACTCAGGATATTCGGGTATTTCAGCGTTTTCAGGATTTTCAGGAATTTCGGGAGCATCTGCTTACAGTGGTTATTCAGGAATATCTGGGGTTTCTGGATATTCTTCTTATTCTGGGACTTCAGGATATTCGGGATATTCAGGAACCTCGGGTATTTCTTCTTATAGCGGATTCAGTGGGATGTCAGGATATAGTGGATACTCGAGTTATTCTGGATTTTCTGGAGTATCTTCTTATAGTGGTTATAGTGGATTTAGTGGTTATTCATCATATTCTGGGATAAGTGGTTATTCTGGATATAGTGGGATCTCAGCTTATTCTGGATTTTCGGGGATATCAGCCTATTCAGGATTTTCTGGAATTAGTGCTTGCAGTGGTTTCAGCGGTATATCTGGCTATTCGGGAATTTCTGCTTATTCGGGTATTTCGGGATATTCTGGATATAGTGGTATTTCTGCTTATTCAGGATTTTCGGGGGTATCAGCTTATAGTGGTTTCAGCGGAAATTCAGGATATTCCGGGTTATCAGCTTATAGTGGGTTCTCGGGGCAAACTGGATTAATAACTGGTCAAATATTATTTTTTGATAATGCTAAAGAAACATTTAATATTCCTATATCTCAAGCTTCAATTAATCGAACATTTACTTTTTCTGCAGTGGCCGGAACAATAACTTGTTCGAGTGGTAGTTTTACTACCGATGGATGGATAGCAGGTCAAAAATTTACTGTGACCAATTCTGGTACTGCTATGGATACGTTTGATTGGTGTATCCGTTCTATTACTGGTAGTGGAACTATTATTGCAATAACAAATGGATATGGAAGTCTTACTGATTCTGTTAATAATTCTACAGTAACATTAACTATAAATAATGAAACTTTAACTCGTCTTCCGACATCTGCTGAAGTTACTTCTGAGACAATAATAAATATAACCAGCGCCTCTTCTTTTGTTACAATGGATAGTTATTGTACTGTAGGGGGGTATCCGGGACAAAGTATAATTCCCGCTGGACTTTGGACGTTTCATGGAATATGGAGTGGAACAGCAGCTTCTTGTACTGGGGGATATAGAATTTTATCGAGATCTTCTGATGGGCTTACTACTACATTATTGTCTTATGGAACAGTTGGTATCACTCCAGAGTTATCAACGATTCCGACTTCATATAATACTTATTGGGCAGTAACATCGTCGATATCTATTAACACTTCTGATAGAATTATTGTAAGATCAGTAGCTATGAATAGTGGTGCTGCTTCTAAAAATGTAACTTGGCAATATGGGGGTTCGGTAGATCCTTCATTTGTAGTAACAACATTTTCTGCAGAAGGAGTTTCTGGATTTAGCGGTTATTCATCTTATTCCGGATTCAGTGGTAAATCAGGGTATTCGGGGTATTCAGGATTTTCGTCTTATAGTGGTTATTCAGGAATTTCGGGTTATAGTGGTTATTCGGGAAAATCAGGAACAAGTGGATATTCTGGTTTTTCGGGCAACTCAGCGTACAGTGGCTATTCAGGTTATTTAGGAATTTCGGGTTATTCTGGATACTCTGGGGATGGATTATGGGGCGGTAGTACAACTGCTAATATTTGGAATCTAAATTCTGGTTATGTAGGTATTGGAACAACAGCGCCAGAAGAATTATTACATATAAATGGAGCACTATTGTTACAAAGAAATGCATATAATAGTTTTGTTATAGGTGCAACTATCTACGACCCGAGACTATATTCATCTAATAATAATGGTTCATATCCTTTTAATTATTCTGGAAATCTTATTATACAACCCAGGGTATCATCTAATCTGGCTGATATAGTTTTTGCAACAAATAATGGTTCAGATGTTAATTCCAGAGTGGTAATAAAATCATCTGGCAAGGTTGGTATTGGTACTACTTCACCTTCAACTAAACTACATATATCTGGTTCATCTCCGGTTTTAAGAATAAACGATGGAACGGAAGCATTAAATTATATATTAAAATCAGATGCATCTGGAAATACATCTTGGGTGAGTCCAAGTACAATATTAGGGACATCGGGTTATAGTGGCTATTCTGGTATAAGTGGTTTTAGCGGAATAAGTTCTTATTCAGGTTATAGTGGTCATTCGGGTATTTCATCGTTCTCCGGATATAGTGGGTGTTCAGCTTATTCCGGATATTCGGCTTACAGTGGCTATTCTGGGCGATCGGGATATAGTGGATACTCTGGAAATTCTGCTTATTCAGGATATAGTGGCTATTCTGGAATATCAGCTTATTCGGGTTACTCAGGTATTTCTGCTTATAGTGGCTATAGTGGTAAATCAGGATATTCGGGAACTTCAGCATATAGTGGATATTCAGGATTTTCGTCGTTTTCCGGATATAGTGGCTATTCATCTTTTTCAGGTATTAGTGGTTATAGTTCTTACTCAGGATATTCAGGAGTTAGCGGAGTATCAGCTTATTCAGGATACTCGGGAATAAGTGGTTACTCAGGTATTTCTGCTTATTCGGGGGTTTCAGGATATAGTTCATATAGTGGATATTCTGGTTACAGTGGCGTTTCAGGTATTTCGGCTTTTAGTGGATTTAGTGGTTATAGTTCTTATTCTGGATATTCCGGTCAATCAGGAATATCTTCTTATAGTGGTTATTCGGGATATAGTGGAATAAGTGCTTATAGTGGTTACAGTGGACAAATAGGAAATTCAAATGTAGAAAATGGGACCGTCACCGGGCAATTGCTTTATTGGAATACAGCACCTAATCCCGATATATGGTCTCATTCAACGCATTTAAAACTAGTTTCAGATACTACATCATCAGTAAAACTTGATGTTGGCGGAGCATTTGGCCTTGAAATCGCAGGAGGAGAAACATCATTATATGCTGCCGAACAAACTTTTATAAAAAGTAATGGCACAGAAACTAATTTACCTCTATTGACGACAGATGGTTATGTCAAAACAATAAGTGGATCTGGATTACTTTATATTGAATCGGGTTCTTCAGTAGGAACTTCTGGTTATAGTGGCTATTCGGGAATCAGTGGTTATAGTGGGTATTCATCTTTTTCCGGTACTAGTGGTTATTCCGGAATTTCGGCTTATAGTGGATATAGTGGTAAATCAGGATATAGTTCATATAGCGGATATTCGGGAACTTCAGCTTATTCTGGATATAGTGGAAATTCAGGTACATCGGCGTATAGTGGGTATTCGGGGGCTTCTGGATTTTCAGCTTATTCTGGGTTATCTGGATTTTCAGCTTATTCTGGGTTATCTGGATTCTCGGCATATTCGGGTTATTCTGGATTCTCAGCTTATAGTGGCTTCTCTGGGATTAGTGCTTATTCAGGATATAGTGGTCCATCAGGAAATACTGGATATATAACTGATTCTCATTTTTATTATGCAACTGGGTCTGATACTTTATATACCCCAAATATTGTTTTAAGTGGGTCACTTGGGTTTAAATATATAGATGGAAACCAGGGCTTAAATAAAATATTGGTTTCTAATGAAACAGGATATGGTAATTGGGTTGACCCGGCTATTATTTCTGGATCGATAGGATCTTCTGGATATTCAGGTTATAGTGGTATTAGTGCTTATTCGGGTTATTCTGGATTTTCTGCTTATAGTGGGTATTCTGGAAAAAGTTCTTTTTCAGGTTACAGTGGTATTAGTGGGTATTCAGGAGTTTCTGCTTACTCAGGATATAGTGGAACCAGTGCTTATTCAGGTTATTCCGGCATTTCAGCATATTCTGGATTCAGTGGTCAAGGATCTTCGGGAATAAGTGCCTACTCAGGTTATTCTGGTAAAAGTGCTTATTCAGGTTATTCCGGCATTTCAGCATATTCTGGATTCAGTGGAGTTTCAGCATATTCTGGATATAGTGGAATACGGCCAAATTCAATAATTACAAATGATCAAACTGGAATAACGTATACTTTTGCATCGACTGATGCTGGGAAATTAGTTACTTTTACCAATTCTGATCCAGTTACTGTGACCGTCCCTCCAAATGATAGTGTGTCGATTCCGACATTATCTCAAATAGATGCTGCACAATATGGAGCTGGAAAAGTAACGTTTGTTACTGGTAGTGGGGTTACAATTAATTCCAAAGGAGGAAGAAAAAGTATTTCTGCTCAATGGGTTGGAGTTACATTTATAAAAACAGATACAGATATTTGGTCATTATTTGGAGATTTAACAATTTAAATAAAAACTTAAAAATGTTTTTAATCGGAATAATTCAATATCATGGATTTTCAGTAACTGGTGGTGTGGAAACTACGTCAGGAAGTTATAAATATCATACATTTACATCTGATGATACTTTATCAGTTGAAGGATCTGGATATATTGATATATTAGTTGTCGCCGGTGGTGGTGGTGGTGGTATAGGAGGAAGTTCCAACGAAGCTGGAGGTGGAGGTGGAGGTGGAGGGCTTAAATATGAAGAAAACTATTTTGTTAGTGATCATAATTATGACATTGTTATTGGGTTGGGGGGAAACGGATCAAATGATGAAAAAAATAAAGGTGATACTGGGGGGAATAGTATTTTTGATAATGGCGGTTCTGAAATTATTGCTATTGGCGGCGGTGGGGGGGGGAGTAGTTATACAGGAATAACTATAAATGGAAGTAATGGGGGATCAGGAGGGGGAGGAAGTTGGTATAATTCTGTTAATGGAAGCGGAGGATCTAATACTACAGGGCAAGGAAATGTTGGGGGGTCTGGAAGTTTTACAAAAGGTGGAGGAGGTGGGGGAGCTGACTCCGCTGGATCAGACGGAGGCGTTGGATCAGACGGAGGCGCTGGGGCATCATATTTTGGATCATATTATGCTGGAGGAGGAGGGGGATCAGCACAAACCGGAGCTGGATCAGGTGGTATTGGGGGTGGAGGAAATGGAGCCGATTCAACGTTAGCTAGCGGAAATGGAGAAAATGGGACTGTAAATACTGGAGGTGGTGGAGGTGGTGGGTATGGTCATATGTATATTCCCAACAGTCATGGTGGTAATGGGGGAGCGGGAATTGTAAAGATTAGATATTTAATTAATCAATAAAAAATATTTTAATAATATGCCAAATAGTATTATTATTTCATTAGATAGCGGAAAAATAGAATTAGAAGAAAATAATCCTTTTAAAATATATATGTTGGGGTCCGGGGGGAATTATGGAAGTAATTTAGTATTAAATGGCGATGGAGATAATACCACAGATTTTATAAACCCAACAGATGGATTAGCAGAAAACTGGTATTGCTCAAATGAGACTTCTCCAAGTATAATTACTGGGACAAATGGATTTTCAAATAATGCCCAGCGAGGGTTGGCTAAATTCAATCCCGGGTTAGCTGTTTTTTGGTCAAATGATTTTGGAATAACAGAACCAAATAAAACTTTTCATTTTTGGATGCAATATAGATCAAATGTTAGTATCAATATAGCTGCATTAATTGAGCCAACTGGATCAGGTGGATTTATCTTTAATTATACATCCAATACCGGGAATGCTAAATTTGTTGAAGGAGAATTTACAAATGCACTTGATCCTCTTCGGGGAATAGGAATATATGCTTCAGGTGTTGGACCTCCGTGGGTTGAATTTGATAAAATAATGGTTAAAGAAGTACTATAAACAAATAATTTTGAATTCCTCAAAAAAATTTTTTATATTTAAATCCATTAGTAAGTTTTTGTAGAATTTTAATAACATGAATAAAAAAATTTCCATAATTATTCCCACATATAATCATTGTGAGGATCTTCTAAAACCATGTGTTGAATCTATTATTAGATATACTGATTTATTAGCAGGTGATATTGAAGTCATAATCGTCGCTAATGGTTGTACTGACAATACAAAACAATATTTAGATGAGTTAGTTAAAATATATAATCCATTTAAAATTTTATGGTTTGATAAACCTCTAGGATACACAAAGGCTACTAATGAAGGTATAAAAGCCGCATCGGGTAAATTTATTATTTTACTAAATAATGATATTGTATTATTAGAACAAGGACAAAATACTTGGCTCAATAGATTAATAGACCCATTTAAAGAGGATGAGTTACTGGGTATTACGGGTACAAAAGGAAAGATTTGTGAATATACAGGTCATTGGTTTCTTATTTTCTTTTGTGTGGCTATTCGAAAAAATGTAATTGATAAGATAGGATTTTTAGATGAAGAATTTAATCCTGGGTTTGGTGAGGATACTGACTTTTGTATAAAAACTGTTAATGCTGGATTTAAAATAAAAGAAATTTGTAATTATTCTGATGAAAGTCATTATATAAGTGATTATCCTATTTATCATAAAGCTGAGGGGACTATGAATGATAGCATTAATAAAGAAATGTTTTCAAACTCTGTTTTAAAAAATATTGAACTATTAAAACAAAGGTATCCCAAAAATAATTCATCTAAAATTCAAATTGATCCCCCAAATGAAAGAGAATTAAACTCCCCAAAAATTTCTATAATTATCCCCACATATAATCATTGTGAAGATCTTCTAAAACCATGTATTGAGTCTATTATTAGGTATACGGACCTTTTTAATGTCGAAATAATAATTTCAGCAAATGGTTGTACTGACAATACAAAGGAATATATAAATTCATTAGATCCCAATATTTTTAAACTAATTTGGTCAGATGAAGCTATTGGATTTACTAAAGCAACTAATAAAGGAATAACACAAGCATCTGGAGAATATATTATTCTTTTAAATAATGATGTTGAATTAATTTCTCAAGAAAAAAATGACTGGATTAATAAGTTATTACAACCATTTAATTCGAATGAAAAAATTGGAATAACAGGTCCAATGAAAGTACATTGTCAATATGCTAATGCTGAATTAATAATTTTCTTTTGTGTTTGCATCAAACATTCTACTTTCGACGAAATAGGTTTATTAGACGAAAGTTTTTCCCCAGGATATGGTGAGGATACTGATTTTTGTGTTCGATGCAAACAAAAAGGATATAAATTAGTTCAAGTTCCAGAAGAAACTCAACACTATTATGATTCAAATAAAATGACAGGGGATTTCCCTATTTATCATAAAGGAAATGAAACATTTAAATCTGTTCGGGATAATGAAGATATTCTATCAAAAAATAGAATTATTTTAGCTACAAAATATAACCCATCAATTAAATTGAATTTAGGTTGTGGGGAAGTAAAAATTAATGGATTCTTAAATGCAGATAAATATAGACGAGATGTCGATTTAATATTAGATGCAACTGATTTATCTTCTTTTTATGATGACACAGTTGATGAAATTATTGCTATAAATTTAGTTGAGCGAATAAATCCATATAAAGTATCTGATATGTTTAAGGAATGGTTTCGTGTTCTTAAACCGAACGGAAAACTTACTATAGAAGTTCCGAACATGATTGAACTTTGTAAAGATTTTGAACAAGCAAATATTGAAAAAAAATATGAATATCTTAATCATATTTTTGGAACATATGATATGGAACATCCACCAGTATTTGGTTGGTTCGAACAAACTTTAACTGAACATATAAAATTGGTTGGTTTTTCAAATATTCAAATTTCTACAAATAATGTTTCTAAAAAATATAATTTTAGAGTTCAAGCAGAAAAAATTTTACAACCAAATTATTCTTCGTCAGATAAAAAAATTCAAACAATAGTAAAGAGTAATAATATTATTCAACAAGAACAAATAAAAATTAAAGAAACTGATATTCCCAAAGAATTACCAGAAGGTTGGTTTGCCGATCATGACATTGATACTTATCGAAAACTCATAGAAGAAATTCCCGAAAATGGAATAATGTTAGAAATCGGGACATGGAAAGGAAAATCAATTTGTTCAATTGCCGATTTAATTGTAAAAAAGAAATTGAAAGTTTTCACAATAGACACCTATAAAGGAACTGATTCTACTGAACTTGAGGTGAAATCTCACTCAGAAGCTAAAACTATTGATATATTTAAGATATTTCAATCAAATATTGATAAATTTCGTTTATCAAATAATATTGTTCCCCTTATAGGAAAATCAGATGACTTTCATGAAACATTTAAGAATAAATATTTTGATTTTATTTTTATAGATGGTGATCACGCATATAATCAAGTTAAATTAGATATTGAACATTGGTATCCCAAATTAAAAACCCATGGAAAAATTGCAGGGCATGACATTGGATGGGAAACGGTTCATACCGCCGTTCGAGAAAAATTTAATGATCAATTTTTAACGGATAAAATTGATATTTGGTATTTTGAAAAACCAATGATTTATGATGGATTTACCTTTTTTAATGAACTGGATATTTTAGAAATCCGTCTCAATGAATTGAGAGATATAGTTGATAAATTTATTTTAGTTGAATGTGAAGAAACCCATTCAGGATTATCTAAACAATTATATTATCAAGAAAATAAAGAAAAATTTAAAGATTTTAATATAACTAATTTAATATCACCAAACATAGAAACCTTTGATCCTTGGGTTAGAGAACGAGCTCAAAGAAATTTTATATTGAATGGGTGTAAGGATGCAAAAGATACTGATTTAATTATTATTTCTGATGTCGATGAGATCCCAAATAAAGATGCTATTAATTTTACATTTCCCAAAGATGATAACGTATTATCATTCTTTATGAAATTTTACTATTATTATTTTAATGTTATTGGGATTTCATCTAACTGGATTGAATCAAAAATAACAACAATTAAAAAAGCAAAAGAATTATCAGCTACGGGTATAAGATATGCTTATTGGGGTAAACCAGAAAATGAAGCTAATGTCATTTATAAAGCAAATGGTTGGCACTTTAGTTATATGGGGGGATTAGAAAAAGTCATTCAAAAAATAGAATCCTTTGCTCATCAAGAATATAATAATGAAAATATTAAAATAAATGTAAAAGAAAGAATAAATAATATTGAAGATATTTTTGATCGGGGTAATTCTAAATTTCAAATTATTAAAAATCCAGATCTTCCCAAATTTATTTTGAATAATTTAAATTATTTTAAGAGCTATTTCAAACAATAAATTTAAATTTTAAATCTTGAGATATATATAATGTAAATTTTCATTAAAATTCATATAAATATATAAAATAAATTGTATATTTTCTAAATTAATTATTAAATTAAAATAAGTTTTGTTACTTTTTTATAAACTATTTCAAAAAACTTTTTTAAAAAATTTATTAGCTAATATTTATTATAACGAATTATAATAAACTCATGATAACCATTAAACTACCATATACATCAACTGACAAATTTCAAGAACGATTAAAAGATCTTAGAAGACAATATTCTATTGTAGTTAGATCTGCATATAAAAAATGGTTAAACGACTATTCTCAAACTGAAATTTTAGCATATTGTAAAAAATTAAATAATATTGACAATTTAAGTTGCTTTATTATTATTTGTGCATTATTAGAAGGTAGTCAAATAGCTAAAAGATTTAAAGATAATCCTAATATAATTTTTGGTTCAAAATTAAATTTTTCTAAGTATTGTAAGAATAAAATTACTAAAGAAGAATATAAAAATAAACGATTATTACCATTTAGTATACAAGGAGATAAATTAAAAAAAGGTAACAGACATTTTAATTTGAATATAATTGATGAAAATTTCATAGAATTTAAATTAAATAGAAATGAACATTTTATTTTACATTTACCCAAACTTGCTAAAAATTATAAAAAGAAATTATATTGGCTAGAAGAGCAAGCAAAAAATAGTTTAATTCCATATTCTGTTAGATTAACTGATAAATTTATTTATATTTCATTTGAAGACTATAAAAAAGAATCTATTAATACGAATATAAATACCAGATTTTTATCTTTAGACATGAACCCCGATAACATTGGTTTATCTATTTGTGAATATACTAAAGATAAAAATTATAAAGTTATACATACAAGAATGATTAGTATTGAAAAAATATTTAGTAAATTTATTGATGCAAATCTTACATCAACTAATTCTAAATCAAAATATTATCAAAATAAATTAAAATTTGAAACAATTCAGTCATCAAAATTTATAGTTAATTTAGCAAAATATTATCATTGTAAATTTATTTTTATTGAGTCATTAAAATTTAAAAAGACTATTAAAAATAAACATAATAACGTTGGTAATAGAAAGTGTAAAAATCTATGGAAAAGAACATTGTTTGTTAATAATTTAAAGAAACGATGTTTACAAAATAATATCAAAATATATGAAATTAATCCTGCTTATTCATCATTTATTGGAAATTTACAACATAATTATGTAGATTCAATAAATGCTTCATTAGAAATAGGTAGAAGAAGTTATGAATGTATTATACTTAAAAATAAAAATAATTTCTATCCAGAACTTATACTAAATCCTCTGAAACACCAATGGAAGGAAATGGTTAGTGGATGTAAGAGCTGGCAGGAATTATTTCGTAAAAATCAAAACTCTAAAGTTAAATATAGAGTTCAACTTGAGGATGTCAAAGAACATTTTAAAGTTGTTTTAAGTACTTTTCATAAAAAATCTTATATAGATTTATATGAATTTATATAGAAAAGTATATTTAAACAGTTATGATATTTTTATTTAAAAGAAAGGAACAATTATTTGTGAAACCCACCGTCAATCCACCATCATGGAAACGACAAATTCATAATTCAATAAAATCGATTTATGAGTTAAAAGATAAAGAATTAATACCCGATGACCAAACAGAAATAGATAAGCTACCGATTCGAATCACACAATATTATTTATCGGTAGCTTTAAAAAATAAAAAATTGCTAAAAACAATAATTCCTACTAAAGAAGAATTAATTATTTCGAATGATGAATCAATTGACCCATTAGCTGAAGAAATATATAGAAAAAATAAATGTATAATTCATAAATACCCAAATCGCGTTCTTTTTCTTGTTACTAAATTTTGCAGCACTAATTGTAGATTTTGTACAAGATCAAGAATAGTTGGTGGGAATAATCCAATATTTAAAAATGATTGGATAACCGGAATTGAATATATTAGGCAACATCCAGAAATTCAAGATGTGTTAATTAGTGGTGGAGACCCCCTGACACTTTCAGATGAAAGTTTATTTTTTATTTTATCTGAATTAAGGAAAATTAATCATATTAAAATTTTAAGAATGGGGACTAAAATTCCTGTTGTATTACCCGATAGAATAACCGGTGGGCTTATAAATATGTTAAAACAATTTAGTCCATTATATATGAATATTCATTTCACTCATACGGCAGAAATTACTTCGGAGTGTAAAGAAGCAATAAAAAATCTATTAAATGGCGGAGTAATTTTAGGAAGTCAAACAGTTTTATTAAAAAATGTTAACGATTCCGCAGAAGAGTTACAAGATTTATTTAATGAATTATTATCTATTGGTGTTAGACCATACTACATATACAATATGGATAAAATTCAAGGAGGAGAACATTTCAGATGTGATTTAGATACTATGATAAATTTAATGAAAAAGTTAGTTGGATTTAATAGCGGATTAGCCATTCCAGAATTTATCATTGACACTGAAATAGGGAAGATTCCTCTTCGTTATGAATTTATAACTAAAAATGAGAATAATAACTATGTATTGAATAGCTTCGAAAAAAATCAATCAGTAATGTATTAATTATGACGAAAAAAAATCAAACACCAAAAATAGAATTTGAACATAAAACTATAAGTGTAAAAGAATTTCGAGAATTGGGATACTTACAAGAATTAAATCGAAGATTTTTGCATCCGCTTGGATTAGCTTTATCAGTAAAAATAGATTTAGAAGGATTTGAAAGTCTTGACAGAATTTTTGATTATCGACATGATAATGAAGGAATTTTTTATGATATAATAAATTCAGATGAAAAAAGAATCGAACGATTTAAAAAAAATTCTGAATTTATTGATTCCGAATTTAAAAAAAGATTAAAAATAAGAAAAGAAAATTTGGGCTTTGGAGTTGAAGAAATTTAAATAAACATGAATGATAAAATATTTACAAGTCGAGATGTAACAGTGACTATATCTACAAGAGGTCGATATTTTACTACTCTTCCATTATGTATTATTGCAATATGTAATCAGACAGTAACACCCAAAAAATTTATACTGTTTGACGATAATGAAAATAAAAAAGATTTACGAGAAGAGTCTATTTATAAAAACATCTTTGCATTATTAACTGTAAAGAATATAGAATGGGAAGTGGTGTTAGGTCTCGGTCAGGGACAAGTAAAAAATCATCAATATGCTCTCGGTAATAAAATCGACGGAACTCCTGTTGTAAATACTGAACTTTTATGGAGAATGGATGACGATAATATTCCTGAATCAAATGTGCTTGAAAATTTATTATCAATATTTAATTCAATAGATAATGTTGGAGCTGTTGCGGGATTGGTCCTAAATGCTAAACATGGAGTTAATAAAAATAAATTAGCATCTAATAAAATAGAAGATATTTTTTTAGGATTAAATCAACAATGGTTTGTACATGATACTAAATCTCCATTTCAAGTTGATCATTTATATTCGACTTTTTTATTTAGAAAAAGTGCTGCAACTCATGGATATCGGATGGATTTATCTCGGGTTGGACATCGAGAGGAAACATTTTTTAGTTATGAAATGACAAGATCCGGATGGAAATGTATAATTAACCCAAATACTATAACTTGGCATTTTGATAATCCTGTTGGGGGTATTAGAGATAATACAACTTCAGATATGTGGCATGACGATGAAGAAAAATTTAAAAAACAATTAAATGATTGGGGTATTATTCCAAATGATTTTGCCTTTGCTGTATTAGATTGTGGGATTGGTGACACGGCGTTATTTAAAACGATTTTACCACAATTTATCGAAAAAAATAAAGAAAAAAAAATAATACTCTCTGTATGTTTTCCTGATTTATTTTGGGATTTTCCTAATCTTGAATTAATAAGTATTGCAGATGCTCAAATGTTGATGGGTCAAGGAGTAGACAATTATAATGTATATAAGTGGGCTATAGATCATAATTTACGTGGCCCACTAATTGAAGCGTTTAAAGATATTTATCTAAAAGATTAAGCCGCTTTGATTCGAACAAAATAACATTTGAGAAAATCAATTATTTCTTTTTGTCTAAGATTATCTTTCTTTTTATATGTGCCGTCTAAATTAAAATGATGTTTTTCATCCCACTCATACCAAATATTATTCTCTTCATCATACCCATCCGCCCAATAACCATTAGCATAAAATTCACCACCATTTTCTGCATGTTGGATAAAACATCCAGTTGTTTCCATAATCATTTCAAAATAAATACATCCATCTGAATTATAATTTGGATCGCCGATTTTTCTTTTTGATAAATCAGAATGATGTTTTCCATAAAATGGGTTTTTTCACCTTTAACATTTTCGCTTCGAATTTTACTAAGTTTATTAGCTTTTTCCTCATCATATAGTTCTTTATCTGATTTTCCCTTTCTAGCACAACCTGGATTACATGGTTTATTATTACTATTTGCTATTTGCTATTTTTAAGGATTTTTCACTTACATAATATATATGAAAAAATTTATTTTTTAAAAACATTTTTAATTTTTTTTAAAGCAAATAATTATTATGTTAGATATGAATTAAAAGTTATTTTAAACGGGGTAAATCTATGAATTTAAGTAATTCGTCTGAACTTTCAGAGTGGGTGTTATCACATCAAGATACGTTTAATATTCTTGATAGTATAAAAATGTATTTTATCGTCAAAGATCTTAATAGTAATTTAGTTTGGGTCAACAAAAATTTTGCTACTATAATAGGTAAAGAACAAAATGAAATTATTAATAAAACAGCAGAAGAAGTTTTTTCTAATTGTAATAATTTCGAACAATCGATTTTAAATAGTTATGTAGAAGATGATAAAGAAATCTTAAAAACTAAATCTCCAAAAAGTGATATTGTTGAAAAGTTATTAACAGTATTTGGAACCAAATGGATTAAAACTACAAAATTCCCATTATTAAATAAATCAGGTGAAGCAATAGGAATTATTGTAATATCTATAGATATTACTGAACAATATACTATTAGTATGGAATTTGAATTATTACTTGATTCACTAAGTGATTCATTGATTATCACTGATCATTCAGGAATAATATTAAAAGTTTATAAAGGAAAAACTGGATTGATTAATGACTATAATGAACATATAGGTAAAAATATTCAAAATATATTTTCTGTTTCTGATTTTTCGACAAAAATAACTAATCAAATTGATAAAATTCTGAATGATTCAAAAAATAATATTTTGGATCCATTCGGTTATTATTTTGAATTTTCAACTAAAGATAAACAATATGAAATAACCATAGATATATTTAATCATAGTAAATTAGTTTTTTCAATTAGAGATATTTCACTTAGAAAAAAACTTGATAAATTTGATCACCTTTTAGAAGAAGTTAGATCAATGAATAATTCTATGATTCGTTCACTTATCACGGAGTAATCGAATGACTAAATTAAATGACATTGAAAATATAATCCATTTATTAGAGCAAAAAATCGGAATCAATGATACAGAAGTAAAATCTTTCATTGAAACTCATAATATAAAATCAATTGATATTGAAAAACAGATAAAAGATATTAATGAAAAAGTTTTAAAATTATTATTTATTAGCCAGGAACTAGTAAATCAAGGAAAAGCACATAAAGAAATAATCGATGAAATAAAAAAGGTTCAAGATGAATTAAAAATAATTGATATTGATATAGAAGGAAGCCACAGTAAGATGACTCATGCAGAATTTGCAAAATTTATATTAAATAAAATTAATCCAGACAAACAAATTGAAAAATGGTCAACACGAATTAAAAATTCATTTCCAATTATAATATTGATTATATTATCTATATATATTATTATTCAAAGTTTTGAAATGAAATCTCTAATTGAAATTTTAAATTCACTAAAATAAAAATTCAATTTTATTTGAAATTTTCATAATTTTTTTTTATATTTTAAATAAATTTAAGCAAAATGCTAATCGGTCTTTCTGGGAAAATTGGAAGCGGTAAAAATACAGCTGCTAATTATTTTGCAAAATATTGTAAGCAAAAATATCCAAATGTAGTTCATCATTATTTTGCATTCAAATTAAAACAAATTGTAGAAATACTTACTGGAATTAAGATGAAACAATCTTTTTCTGATAATTATTTTTCAAATGGTATTACTGATTTTACTAATGAAGATAAAAATATATTTATTCCTGAATTTAATGCGACTATTGGTCAACTATTGCAAATAATTGGAACAAATGTTTTTCGTGATAATTTTGATCGTGAAGTTTGGATCAAATCTCTTTTTGTAGATTATGATACTTATGAAAAAAATAATTCCCTCTGGATTATTACAGATGTCCGATTTACCAATGAAGCAACAGCAATAAAAGATTTTAAGGGAGTATTAGTAAGAATAAATCGAAATGAAGACAAATCAGACAATTCTTCAGCAAGAGACAAAAATCACCCATCAGAAATAGCCCTGGATAATTATGAGAAATTTGACTATATTATAAATAATAATGGAACTTTAGAAGAGTTAGAAAATAAAATAAAACAAATAGTTACCAAACTTTAAATTTACGTGGAAGAAAAACTTCATAAACTTACCGAAGAGCAACAAGAAGCTTTTAATAAAATAATAAATTTTTTAAATGACCCGAACCAAAGATTATTTCTTCTTTCAGGTTTCGCGGGCACAGGAAAAACATTCCTTATAATTAGATTAGTAGAACATCTTTGTTCCGATATATCAAATCGGATTCTTATCTGTGCTACAACCAATAAATCAGTAAAGGTTTTAAGAAAGGAAATTAAACAATTATATCTTAATGCCAACTTTTCTACTATTCATTCAGCTTTGGGGTTACGTGAGCATATTGATGGTTACGGAAAAATATCATTTCGCCCCGATAAATTAATGAAAAATAAAGTATCAGGAACTAACATTTTGTTTATTGATGAGAGTTCGATGCTTGATGACCAACTTTTCTATTTTTTGCTTTCAGAATTAAATAGTAATAAAAAACTAAAAATTATTTTTTGTGGTGATGAAGCACAAATACCACCAATAAATAAATTGGATTCGATACCATTTTCAAAAGAAAATCAAAAGAAATATAATATTGGAGTTACAAAATTAAATAATATTATTAGACAAGAAGATGGACATCCTATAATAGAATTATCAGATTTTGTCAGAAAAAATTTATTAGAACAAAATATATTTAATAAATTTGAAAGAGGAAAAATTGAATCAAAAAATGGAACAGTTTATTTTTTAGAATTTAAAGAAGATCAAGATAGACTCATATTACTATTAGAAGAACTTTTCTGTTCTGAAAATTTTAAGCAAGATGCTGATCATGTAAAGATATTATCCTGGACTAATGCTACGGTTAATATGTACAATGATTTGATTAGATCAATGATCTTCGGTGAGAATTTACCAAAAATTGTAAAAGGTGAAAAATTGATTCTTGATTCTCCCTGGGTTGTGAATAAAAAAGTAGTCTTTGCAACTAATGAAGAATTAGAAGTTATTGATTATACGATAAGAAAATTAAGTATTCCTGGTTATCCAGCGATGAAATATTATGATTGTAAAGTTTTTGTTGAAATAGATGGAAAAAAAATAAAAAGTGATATTAAAATAATGCACGAACAAAGTGAAAAACTATATAATACACATTTAAATAATTTACTTAAATTAGCAAAAAAAGAAAAACAAGGGACTTTTAAAGCTGCTAATGCATGGAAAGCTTTTTATCACTTTCAAGAAATATTTGCACATGTAAAATTTAATTATTGCCTAACCGCTCATAAAAGCCAAGGATCTACGTATAATAATTGTTTTATAATTCTTGAAGACGTCGAAAAAAATAAAAAAATTGCAGAAAAAAATCGAATTTTATATACAAGTATAACACGTCCAAAAAACAATTTATTTATTATAAGATAATTTTATTTAAAAAAAATAATTTTTGTAATATATATAATATGATGAGTTGCCAATTATTTGGAATTCATCAAAATTAAGTTAATTCATTTAATTAATCATTAAAAAGGAGGTCATTATGACAAAAACAAGTTTAGTAAAAATCATTCCTGAAGCTCGAGAGGAGTTTTTGACTCCATTTTCAAGTATCTTTGATAGGTTCTTGTCCCAAACATTTCCCGATTTTTCTCAGGAATTTGGGATTGATATTCAAAAAATGAATTCATTTCCAAAATGTAATATCGAAGATCAACCCGAAAAACTTATTATTGAAGCGGAAATTCCGGGGCTATCAAAGGAAGATGTAAAAATTATCATCAAAAACAACATGCTTAGTATTAAAGGTGAAAAGAAAAAAATAACTGAAGAATCAAATGAAGATAAAAAATTCATTTTAAAAGAACTTAAACATAGTTCTTTTATGAGATCATTTAAACTTAATGATAATTTAGATCTCGATTCTATTGATGCTTCATTTGAAAATGGGATACTAAAAATAAATATTCCAAAAAAAGATCCAGTTAAAGATACTTTTACTGAAATTAAAATTACATAAAAATGGAAATAAGTTAAAGGGCAGAAAGTGATCATTCTGCCCTTTATTTTTAATTCTTATACATTATTCAGATGAATGAAGGAAAAATAATTTGGAAAGCTATAGATACTAATGGTAATAAAGTAATTGGTAAAGGTACTTCTGAATTTAATAAACAACTTCTTAATAATTTATTAAATATATATCAAAATCCTTATCATACTGTTGTTCTTGAGTTATTTGATATAGGTTGTACTGAAAGAATTGGGATATTATCGGATCAATCATTTAATTGCAAGTAATTTATTTTTGAATTATTCAAAAATTTTTATTAATTTTATAACCGAAATTATTAACAAAAAATTGAAAATTATGAAAAAATTGTTATCATTAGTATTATTTTTAATTATTCCATTCTTTACTATATCACAAAATATATTAAGAGAAATGGTTGTCTTAGAAATTGCCACAGGAACATGGTGTCAATGGTGTCCTTCAGCTGCAAGGGGCGCTGAAGATCTTTTATCAAATGGAAAATATGTTGCTGTGGTAGAAAATCATAATGGAGATGCTTATGCAAATGTATTTTCGAATTCAAGAAATTCTTATTATAATGTTACAGGTTATCCAACTGCTAAATTTGACGGAATTATAACATCGTCAGGAGGAAATACTGGAAGTATGTATAATAAATATCTTATTAAATATAATTCGCGCATAAATATATTATCTTATATTCAACTCGACGCAGTTATAACAAATCAAGGAATAAATTATTCTGCTATTATAACAGCATCAAGAATTGGTACCACATCTATCACTAATACTAAATTACATTTATTTATTACTGAATCAAATATTCCGTGTAATTGGTTTGGTCAATCATATGTTCATCATGTAAATCGACTTATGGTTCCTGATAAAAACGGTACTTTTATTGATTTTTCTACAAATAATATTCAAACAGTAACATTAAATTGGATTATGGACGCTCAATGGAATATTGAAAATTGTGAATTTGTAATTATGATTCAAGATGCTACTACTTCAAAAGAAATCTTTAATGGTATGAAACGAGGAGCCATAGATTTATCAGTTAATTTTACAGCAAGTGACACAGTAACATATAAGAATAATCCTATTTTATTTACAAATAATACTTTTGGTGGATATATTGGGGAAGTACCAATAACATATGAATGGATCTTTGAAGGAGGAACCCCATCTACTTCGATTGAAAAAAATCCAACTATTATTTATAATGAATTTGGATTACATTCTGTCACTTTAATTGTTAATAAAGGTGGCCAAATAGATACGTTAACAAAAAATAATTATATAAAAATTGATCCTCCTGTTGGTTATGATAATAAAAATAATAAAGCAATTATTTTTCAAAATCCAAATAATGGAAAATTTACTATTGAAAAAAGTGGGTTATTTAATATTAAAATTTATAACACAGCTGGGTTAATTTTATATGAAAAAAATAACTGCATAGCTTCTGAAATAATCAATTTAAACGAAAATCCGGGATTATATTTTATTTGCATTGAAGATAGATATAACAATAAAATTGAAAAACTCATTATAAATTAAAAAAACAAATGAAAAAAATAGTTACATTTATTTTTAGTTTCGTGATTATCCTTGGGTATAGTCAAACCCCCCCATCTAGTATTTTTCATACTAATCTCCCCCCAGCAATTGAACAAGTCAATGGCTTATGTGCACCGACAGCCGCAGCTTATTTTGCTGGTTGGTGGAAAGCTTATAATGACGGATGGATTTTTTCTGAAAATGATTCTGTTGATAATTTATCACATCAAATGAATCCGGTGTTTAATTACATTTTTATTCATCCAGCCGGTACTTCGACTGGAACAAGCCCAGCAATAATTTTAAAACATATTTCGGAACAGGGGTCAATTAGCATGAAAGATTTTCCATATGATAAAAACATTATCCCGCCAATGCCTGATTTGGAAATAAGATATAAAGCTCTCGAAAATAGAACAGGAGGAAGTTTTCATGAATCATGGTCAAAAGATAGTGCTAAATATTGGTTACAAAATACACCAATACTTGGTCAATTCCAGCCAGGATCTAATGGTTCACATTGTGTTTTAATATGTGGATATGATGACACTCATCTTTTTTCAGATGGAAGAGTTGGGGGATGGTGGATAGAAAATTCTGCAGGGAAATCTTGGGGGGAAAATGGATTTGGTTGGGTTCCATATTCTGGGGAAAATAGTATGTATTATTTTGCCGCCTTGAAATTTAATCAAATCAATGTTCTTCCAAAATATGCTGTTCATATGATATCTAATTTATATAGTTTACCCGCAGATACAATTGGGGTGGGACATAAATTATTATATAATATTCCTGATACATGTAAAACATTAAAATTCGATTTTGTTAAAAATGGAGATACACTTAAATCTATTGAATATAAAGTTTGGCCTATAACTGGAAATTATTTATTTTCAATAGATACTTTACTAGAACTATATAATTATGACGAATTAATTATAACTTGCTCGTATCAATTATGGCTAAAGAAAACTTATACTCCTCCAGCCAACATGATTATTGACTCTTTAAATATGGTTGACAATAATGGAAATAACTTTGAAATGCAATTTTTTACTAATAATACAAATCTAATTTTGGATTCGACACAAACAAAAAGATTATATTATTCAAAAATAACTGCTATTACCAATGTTACAACAGTAAATATAAATCAGGAGGTTAAAGAAGATAATAATGTTAATATATATCCAAATCCAGTTTATAACGGAAAACAAGCTAATATATCTTTTTCAACTTTAAATAACTATATAATATATGTCATGGATATGAGTGGTAAAGTAATCTTAACAAAATATATAATTAATGCAAATAAAGCAGTAATTGATTGTAATTTTCCAAGCGGAATTTATATAATAAATATTACTGGCAATAATCATGAAATTACTAAAAAATTAATTGTTTTATGATAATATATTTGAATTATTCAAATTTTTTTATTAATTTTATACTTGTAAATTAAATCATTTTCCAATAACGCATAATCAATAACAATTCAAAATTATTCATATGGAAAAAATAGCAATTAAATGTTCAGATAGTTTTTGTGGGCAAAAATTAATTGACGCTTTAATTAAAAGAGGAGGAATAAATAAGCAACATCTTAATGGTGACATCGTCAATTATTATTACTATATTAATGACCAGGGAACTATTATCTGCGATGGATTTCTCCCCAAGTCATATAAACAAATCAACGATCCAAGTGAATCGGAAGATCCCCAATATGGTGAATTAGTTGAGGTAAGTGATAACGGATATGTATGGCAAAAAAGGACTTTTTGCACAAAAACGAATGATAATAAATTCATGTGTAATGCTTATTATGGCAACATAGAAAATAATTATATGGACGAAGGAGTTAGGAATGTTAAGATATGGAAATATTGCCGTAAAATCAAAAAAAATGTATATGAGCCAAAAAAACTTCAACTAAATTCAGAATATACAGCTGTTATTCATAAAGATGAAGTGAAGGTTAATTGTCAGAAATTTACTTTTAATAAAATAAAAGAATTGTGTGAGTTGATTGAAGAAGCTGAAAATTTTAAGGAAGAATAATATAAGTAAACAATAATTTTTCATAAAATTAATAAATTAATTATAATAATTTTAACACTTAAATTTATGAGCAAAGCTGGATTTATTGACCAATTTGACAGAACGATGTCAAAATTCGAAAAAATAATCAGAAACAATCCTGGAGGTGTTAATCGGGATTTGACATTAAAAGAGCAAATTGAATTTGAGAAAAAACGTAAAATTGAGGAAACTATCGAAAAGAAAAATCCTCCCGCTGAAAAAGATAGATTTATTCAAGTTAGCCCATTTTTTAATCATGAAGTTTAAAGAAAATTAAAATTAAATAGTTATGTTAGATCTTCAATTACTTGAAGCAAAATATCTTGATGCTAAAGTTGCATATTATTCGGGAACACCCATTTTATCAGATGCGGAATTTGATGCGTTAGAAGAAGTTTTAAAGAAAGAAAATTCATTAGTTATCAGACAAGTTGGAACAAAACGTGGAGAATTCGACTATCCGCATCCATCCCCAATGCTTTCATTAAACAAAATTCAAACGGAAAAACTTTTAAACGATATTGATTTTAAAGAAACAGAATTGATTAAATGGGTGGATTCAAAATGTAAAATCCTAAACATTTCTAGTAAAAATATCCTTTTTGAATTTTCTCCAAAATATGATGGTAATGCAATAAATGTTATTCATGTTGGTGGAAAGCTACATAAAATTTTATCCCGATCTGATCAAAATTACGGAAAAGATTTAACTGAAAAATTAAGAGAGCATATTCCTAATATTATTCCCCAACTCGATCTTACTGATATTTTAGAAACAAGATATGAAGCAGTTTTAGAAAAGGAAATCTTCAATAAAAAATATCTATCAGAAAATTATGCTAACCCTAGAAATATTGTTGCCGGAATACTTGGAAGAGATGAAAAATCTAATGATTTAAATGATATTTCATTACAACCCGTCTGCCGATTACTAAATAGTAAAAACATATCCATTCCAGAAAATAATGATTTTTTTTATGATTATATTTATAATTATAAAACTATTTTACAAGAATGGATTAATAAAAGAGATTCTTTTAAATATCAATTAGACGGAATAGTTATTTCTTTTCCTATTGAATATAGAGAAAAATTAGGAGTAAATGATCATGATCCTGAGTGGAGTATTGCTATTAAATTTATTCCCGATGTTGCAACAACAACTATAAATGATATCAAATGGTTTGTTGGAAAAACTGGTGAATTAACACCAGTAGGATTACTTAATCCTGTCATTTTAGCTGGTACAACTGTACAAAGGGTATCATTATATAATCTTGGATATGTAGTAAAAAACAATCTTGGTTCTGGAGCTATGATTTCATTAGCAAAAGCTGGTGATATTATTCCTGAAATACAAACCATAATATCCCCCGCAACAGATAATTTAAATATACCTATTAATTGTCCATCTTGTGGAAAAGAGTTAGTTACTAACGATATTCATTTGGTTTGTGTTAATAATCAATGTAAAGAAAGATTGGTTGGACTATTAAATTATCAAATGAAATTATTGAAACTTAAACGAGTCGGAGAAAAAACCATTGAGATTTTTGCTGAAAAAGGATTTGATATTGTTAATTTAATTTATTATGTAAGAAAATTTGGTAATACAAAAGACATCGAAAAATTTGGATTTAAATTCAGAAGTAGATCATTGGAAATATTTTATAATGCATTTATAAGTATTCAGTCAATCGATTATGATTTAATTCCGATTTTCTTGGGAATAGAAAATGTTGGTAGAAAAATTTCTAAGCAAATTATGAATTATTATCTTAATGAATCATATGATTTTTCACATCATGAAAGAAATCTAATAGAATTATTTAAAACAAAAGAAATAAAAGAAAAAGTATTTGATATAATAAAACTTCTCGAAGAAACTGGAATTAATATCATTTATCCAAATAAAAATATTATGCAAGATAAAAAAGTCACCTTTGCGGAATTAACTGGCAGTCCAAAAAATGCTGGTTGGAAGACTAAAGAAGAATTTAAGTCTGAAATGAATGTTGAGGAGTATAGTTTATCATCCCCACAATGTGAGTATCTTATAACTGATTCTTATGAATCAACCTCTTCAAAAATGAAAGTCGCAAAACAAAAAGGAATTAAAATTATTACTTACTCTGATTTTAAAAGAAATAAAAATGTCTAAATTAATTGGAAGAAAATTTTCATCTCGATCATTTGAAAAACAAACTTTAGATTCTTATCGCGAAGGATTTAATTTATATCTTAAAGACCAAAGTATATTTTTTAAAACTATTGATCAATATATGAAGATCTTTGATAAAGTATTTACTACATCAAATATTATCACTTATCATAATTTAAAAATACCACAAGTTAAAACAATCTTAGATCATTATATTAAAGAAAAGAAGATTAAATTAATAACTGAATAACTATGAAATCATTCTTATTTACCTTCTTCTTCGTATTTTTATCTTTATCGGGATTCTCACAAAAAATATTTGTCACCTTAAATAAATATGAAGCTGATGAAATTGTATTTATAACTGATAATAAATATGAAAGTGATTTAATTGTATATGTTACATCGGATCAATATTCTGTAAAAAAGGATTTTAATTCTGGAATTTGGTTTTTTACAAGAGATAAATATTCTTGCGATTATAAAATTTATTTTACAAGAGATAAATATGACTCAACAAAAATAATTTTTTATACTGATAATAAATTTTCAGCTGGAAAACGATAGTTATTATTTTAATTTGATTAAAACAAAGATGAAAATACAAGAAATTAAAAATAAAATGTTACAATGGCGTGATTTTTATGGTCAGGACATCGCAGACACCAAAAGGATTAAAAATGCAAAAGCAAAAGAAGATTTGCATTGTATTTTAAGTGACCACGTAAGTTTTCTTGAAGATCAAAACAATGACGCTATCCGTCATACGGAAGAATTTGAAAGAAAACTTGGATTATATTAAAATAAAAAGATTGATATATGAAAGCAATAGATTATTTTATTGAACAACTCAAAGGTGTAGATAATAAAATACCTAAAGAAGTAACCCAGGAAACTTGTGTTAAACTAATGGAAGAATATTCCTGTCGAAAATCAATTGAATTTACCGAGTGGATGAAAAGAAACAACTGGCAGCCTGATTATAGATTTAATGGTGATTGGATTAATCTTTTGACATTGAAGAAAAATGGAACTGTTGAACTTTATGAACAATTTAATGAACCTATTAAAAAGTAATGTTATGACAGCAATTGATTTATACAAGTTTATTACAGAAAACGATATTGAATTTCATTGGGTCGATGATGAAGTTTTTATGTTTGTTTATATTTTTGATATCGATGAGTTTTATAAATTATTTACCTCGACGATATTTGATGATGAAGGAATAACGTGTACCATGAAATACGGATATTTCTGTTTCAAAATGAAAGATATCTGCGAATATTATGGAATAGATTTAACAGAAGTTTTTAAAAACGAAAATTAATGAAGTCAAAAACAAAAAAATCTATTATACTAAAAATATTTGAAGAAGCTCCTTGGATTATAGGGGATGATAATAAAAAAAAATTAAAAATATTATCCTATGAAATGTTTTTAAATGCTGGATTATCACCAACAATAGAATATGGAGAAAAATATTGTGATATTATATATGCAAGAAATATATTTAATCAAATGGGGTATTCGGTTTTAATTGGTAGGGCGATGTATATTCAAGAAAAATATTTAATCAACCAATAATGGAGAGTTAAAAATCAAAAGAAAATAAATTTGAATCATTCAGAAAAGTTTATTTAACTATTTAAAATAATTTATTATGAAAAAAGAAGAAAGAATTAATCGTATTATTGCACGTGGTGAGGTTTCAGATCATTGCCACGTATTAATTGGAGAATGTATTGTTACTGAAAATTCAGTAAAAGTAACAGGAAAATGTGCTATACGGCATCTGGTTGAATCCCAATGGACGGAATCAGGAGTAGAGGAGTGGACAAAAGAACACAAAGATATTCCTCTTGAAAAAGGAGAATATAGTATTATAAACCAAGTGGAATTCGATCCACTTGAAAAATTAACAAGAAAAGTCATTGATTAATGAAAATAGAAAAACTTACGTCAGATCAATTATCTTCGATTCCAAAAATAAGAGATTTTTGGGCTGACTATATTTTTGGTTGCAAAAATTCTCTGAATAGGAATAAGGCAGATATTGCTATTGATTGGTTATATGAATTTTGTAAATTAAATAAGCCAATTAAGATTTATGTTGATTCTCCGCTTGGTTGCCAATATGCAAATTTGTATATAAAAGAACTTGTAAAACTTGGGTTATTAAAGATATCAATAGCTCAGGTCAGGGATCAGGTCGGGGCTCAGGTCTGGGATCAGGTCGGGGCTCAGGTCTGGGATCAGGTCGGGGCTCAGGTCAGGGATCAGGTCGGGGAACAGGTCTGGGATCAGGTCAGGGATCAGGTCGGGGAACAGGTCTGGGATCAGGTCAGGGAACAGGTCTGGGATCAGGTCGGGGCTCAGGTCTGGGAACAGGTCTGGGATCAGGTCAGGGAACAGGTCAGGGAACAGGTCTGGGATCAGGTCGGGGATCAGGTCAGGGAACAGGTCTGGGAACAGGTCAGGGAACAGGTCTGGGATCAGGTCGGGCATCAGGTCTGGGATCAGGTCTGGGATCAGGTCGGGGATCAGGTCTGGGATCAGGTCAGGGATCAGGTCGGGGCTCAGGTCAGGGATCAGGATGAATCATTTTCGTTATACGGAAATATATCCGATTATGGATGGATTTCTTTTTATGATTTTTTTACCCAAATTGGAGTTATAAATAATGATAAATTTAATTCATTTAAAGAAATACTGTTATCTGGTATTTATGATATGATTCAACTTAATGGATTTTGTATTGTAAGTAATATGCCTGATAAAATTAACAGAGATTTACAAAATCGATTACATCATGAAACATCATCGGCAATACATTTCAGAGATGGATATGAACAGTTTTATTGGCATGGGGTTTCCGTACCTGATAAATGGATTTTACATAAAGAGCAAATAACAAAACAAGACATTATAAATGAAAAAAACGCCGAAAAACGTAGATGTTTAAAAGAAATAATAGGTAACGAAAAGTTTATTGAACTACTTGAAGTAGAAATCATTGATGAAGATACGGATAATTATGGATTTCCCGTTAAATTATTTCGTTCAAAAGAAAAAGATGATCTATTAACTGACTATTGGTATTTTTATTTTGGTGTTTGCCCGTCAACAAAAAGAGAATATTATATTTCTGTCCCACCAACCGATAACGTATGGAGGGCGAAGGGATCAACATTTTCGAATAAGCCAATTAAATATCGTCATGGTGATATTGGACTTGAACAGGTCGGTAAGATATTTAATCAACCAATAATGGAGAGTTAAAAAATCGAAAAAAAATAAATTTGAATTGATCAGAATTTTTTATTAATTTTATACTTTAATTAAAGATTAATGAAAAATATACAATATAGAAATATAATTGATTCGCTTTTACTTGAAAATAAAATTAAAGTAAAAAAGTTTAGATCGTCCAATTCGGGAAAGGCTTTTCTTAAAACAAGAGAAGTTGAAATTCCCGACCCCAAAAATCCTGGATATTTTGTAACAGCTTTACATGAAGTTGGTCATATTTTATATGATAAAAAATCATATCCTCTTTGGAAATCTGAATATATTGCTACTAAATATGCTAATGATTTTTGTAAACAGTTTAATATTGAATTACCCGAAAAAGTAATTAACCATTCAAAATTTTATTTAAAATCCTGTATTTGTAAAGGATTAATAAGGGGATTAAATATTGATAATATCGACGATGAAATTTTGAAATATGTTAATATTGAGAAAAAATATTGGAAAAAACTCTTAAATAATAATTATAAACCATTTGCTTATCGCGATACAGGCGATGTTAAGTGGTATAAAAAATAAAATATAATGAAAAAGTTTCTGAAATCGTTTGGGGAATTAAGTTTCGAAACTGTTACATGGTATATAAAATTTCTTGGAAGAACAAGAATTTTTATAATTATTTTGATTCTAATTCTAATAACATTATTTGAGATAATAAAATATTTCCGATGAGAAAAGAATCATTAAAAACTAGATGTAAACGTTGGATCGGATCAATAACAAGATCTGATAGATATACATGGACTTTATTAATGAGTGCTGATTTTTCCTGGTTTCCAAATTTGGTTGAAACCCGAATAAATAAAAAAATTGAGGATTGGAAAAAATGTATTGACCTGGCCAACGATGAAGAATTAGAAAAATTATGGCATGAAATTGAAGAATATAGAATAAGAAAAATATATGAAAAATAATTTTCATTCATACTTACAGTGGGTTGATATCCCGATTACAATTAACGCTAAAGTAATATTAAAAAAAAATAAAACATGAAAAGACACATATTTAAAGCAAATGATGGAGTAATCTGTTCATCTAAGGAAGAAGTTAGAAAGCTTCTCAATATAGCTGATAATAATGGCTATCAGGTATATCTCCAGTCACTAAATACATATAAAAAAGCTTTTGTACATGAGTTTGGCTGTCTTATAGGGTGTACACCCAACCAGGTAATTAATAATTATACTCCAAGAGAATTTCTATTTCTTGTATCTCAATTTGAGAAAGGGGATGAGATAGAAATTATACAAGATCCTGGTGTTACTAACCGGCCAAAACAAAAAATTGTTATCGGGGGAATCGAAATAGTAACTTGTACTATAAAAAGGGAGGATTTTCTTAGCGTAGATGATGGTTATATTTTAAGTATTAATAGAGCGGTGTTATCCTCTAATTGTGTAAAATTTCATAAAGACTTTTCACAAAATAACAATCAAGAAAGTATTAAAACATCGACAAATATGGAAGAAACGGTTATTATTCCGGCAGATATCTTGAGAGACGGATATAATGCAGCATCAGAACCCCAGAAATTAGATATAAAAAATTATGTAGACCCCTATACAGGCGAAGTAAAACGAGTTCAGTTAATAAATTTCTATAATAAACTTAATTGTTATGAATGGAAGAATAAATTAGAATATTTGTTCCCGTTTTTAAAAGAAACAAAAGATATTAAAATTATTTATGGAGAAAAAGTGGATGGAAGAGAATTATTTGGAAATGTTCATATCGGTGAAGGACTTCATAATTTAATAGAGCCAAGAGTATGTGGTAATTTGGGCCAAAAATCATTTTATCTAAACCCCGAATTTAATTGGATTCTAAAAGAAGATGATCATGGAACAGTTTGCTTAGTTCCTACAAGGAAATAAACTGTAAAATATTTAAAACAAAAATTATGAAAATAAACATAGAAATTAAAAGAAAAAAGGAAATTGAAACTACTCCAACTATTAAAGAAAAGATTTCTTTTAAGTTAAAAGAATTGGGATGTTTTTATCCTATTACTAATATAAATGATAATAAACATAATACACTTATTCTTTGTGATTCCGGATTTGCTAATAATCAGATGTTTATTAAGACCGCAATACTTCAAATAATACTCAAAGATATCATTTATATTGGTGGAGATGAGTATATGTCATTATATCTTAATCTGAATTCCGGCTGTAGCTGGGAAATGGTTTGGGATAAAATTAAAGATATTGAGTCTCTTAATTATAACATCAAAGAGTAATACATTATTTTAAAATATAATTGTCATGAATACAGATACCTTTGGTAATTCAATAAAATTTCCATCTTTAAATGTAGCGATAGATAAAATTAATGAATTACCGAAAAATCAACAAAAATTTTTTCAAAAAACACTCATTACATTTAATCAATCATATAGTTATTTATCTAAATGTAAATCATCTGTTACTAAAGAGTATTTACTTCATTTACTTAGAAATGAATTAATGAATACATTAGATAGAGTTCAATATGAAAAATCAATTGATCCAAGTTTAATTTCACATTTAAAATGTTTTATAGTTACGAAAATTAAAATATTAATTAAAGAAAACAAATATGGCCTTAGATAAAACAAAAATTTCAGATATTGAATTTGATAACATTGATTATTCAGATTATCCTGATTTTTGTGATGCATTTATTTCATCTGCTTATTATAATAGCATCCTAATGACCCAAGAACAATTAGATGAAATTAATGAGGATGATGATTTTGTTTATGAAAAGTTATGGAGTCACTTATTTTAAAATTAAAAAAATGAAAAACACAGAAGAGAAGAAAAAACAATTTCTTGGTAAATTAGGTAACACAATTAATAATTCCAAAACTGGTTTTCTTGGGGATTTTATTGATAAAATAGAAAGAAATTTTCAAAAAAAACACCTTAAAGCATATCTTCGGGGTGATGAATATTTTTCTTTCGGAAAGAATCAAAAAACAGGTGAACCCGAATGGTATAAAGTTTTATATACGTTTGATAAAATTTGATTCAAAATGGAAAAATTATTTACATTTTTAGCAACAATTTACTTTTGTTGTTTTATTATATTGTTTTTCGCAAATAAAAAAGTAAAAAAAGAAAAACAATTAGATTTATGCAGATTTGATTTTGGGTGGAAATGGTATTTAAATTTGGAAGATAGATGGATGATTCCGCTTAACTTACTCATTTCGATTTTCTTTTTTTTATTAATCTTTGCGATGCAAGAGTGGATTTGATAAAAATAATCGATTAAAATATTTTTGAATATTCGAAAAATTTTTATTAATTTTATGATAAGAATAAAAAGCTGATATGACTGAAGATACAATTAATCTTGCAATAAAAATCGCAGAAATGTCTTCGGAAGAAAGATATAACAGACTAATTGAATTGAAAATGAAATGTATTCAATTGGAATCGATAAATAAACTTCTTTCTTTAAATGAACAAATGGAAATATTATTGATTCTTGATGAAATTAATAATTTTCACCAAGGGGAAAACACTAGTTCAGAAAGGATTCTTGATTTCATTGATCAATTAGACAAAGACGTACAAAGTAAATTAACACAAAATTAAATCTCAAATAAAATGACAAAATCAAAATTTGAAAAACTTGCTTGGTCTTATGGGTATGAACCAAGATATTCTGGAAAGTTAAATATTTTCTTTTTAAAATCTGTGGTTCCGTTTCCTCCTGATTTGGGAGATTTAGCTATTCAAGCTGGACCAAGATTCAAAATAAAAATTACAAATAATTAAATATCAATTTTTTTTATGGAAAAATTTAATTTAAATAACAAAACTTATCATGTAAAATGGGAATATTGCGATGAGTTATTTGATAACAAACCTGCAACTTATTGTTATATATATGAAGATGGTTTATCAAATCCCATATCTGTTGGTAGTGCATGGGTATCAAAAAACGATGCCTTCAATAAAAAAATAGGAAGAAAAATTTCTTTCACCCGTGCACTTGTTAATTATTTTAATAAGCAAGAAAGAACTGAAATTTGGTATCTTGCTACAACAGAGTTTAAAACAAAATTAATTGATGATGCTAAAAATAAAAAGAAGTAAGATTCTATTAATTTTAGAATGGTGCCAAAAAAAATTCAAACATAAAGATAATCTTTCGGCACCTAAATTATTTATTTATAACAGTCGTGGGAAATTGAATTCTAATGAAAATCTTTGGGGTGCTTATGTCATTGATTCCAATCGAATGAATATTTTTTTACCCACACATAATACAAAATTTGAATTAGTTAATACCGTTTTACATGAATATAAACATTATCTATTAAATCGGCATCATAATTACGAGAAAATTTATGATAAATTAAAGTTAAAAAAATTTAATGACTCTGAAATAGCCTCGATTCATCCTCATGAAAAACTATGTAATATGTTTGCTAAAAAATGGGAAGATGTTTGTTATAATGAAATATTTCAAAAAAAGAAAAAGATATGACAAAATGTAGATCAAAGTTTACTTATGATATTGATAAGAAACTTAATTTAAAAATTATTGATATTGGAACAGATTGTATGTCTGTTACTAATGATATGGAAAATGTTCTAAATTTTATCATTGAAACAGAGCATATTAATAATATCGATGATTTCACTATTTCATATTGTGATAGTATGGGGGATTGGGATTTTATTAGCCCCATCATAGATAGGCGTGGAAAAGTTATCGATGTAAATTTTATTTGTAGTAATCATGAAATTCACTAAAAAACAAAAACTTAAAGCAAATAGAAAAGCTTTACGTGAAATTGATCTTGAATTCGGATTACCTTCTGGTCTATTACATAAAGTACATAAATCAGAAAAAGATTATAACAGGAAATTAAAACATAAAAAGCATAAATTTGAAGAAGAATGAAAACACAACTTAAAATAAAAACATGGAATCCAATTTGTAGTGAAAAATCAGTTTTATTAATACAAATTATAGAACAGCCCGAACAATTTAGAGCTACAAAAGGAGAATTAAAAAATTTTAAATCATCTGATGGATTTGAGATATTATCTTATAGTCATCCTAATGTTTTTCATAATTGTTTATATGTGGGTGGCACAACAAAAAATGAAGATGATCGATGTCTATTCATCTATTTTGATTCTGATGAATTAAGGGAAATCTATTTAACCAGATTAAATAATGCTATAAAAGAGTTTAATGAAAAATACATCTGAAGAATTTTTGAAAAATAATGATGGATTAATTACTACATTTACTGGTAAGGCATTTAACGTAATTCATCCAAATGTTAATGATATCGATATAATTGATATATCTCATGCATTAAGTTGTCTTTGTAGATGGAACGGTCATGTTCAAATACCATACTCTGTTGCACAGCATTCAATGTTTGTAGTTAATAATTTAAAAACTAATTTAACTTATTCTGATAATCGAATTTTTTTAGCTGGATTATTACATGATGCTTCTGAAGCGTATTTATCCGATATAGCCAGGCCGCTTAAATTATATTTCACCCAGTATAAGGAAATTGAAGACAGACTAATGAATTGCATTGCTGAAAAATTTGAATTTGACTATCCTTTAGATTCTGTAGTTAAAAGATCCGATGATTATGCACTTCAATGGGAATGGAAAAAATTTATTCTAACAAAGGATAACTGGTATTTAAATTGGGCATTTAAATTGCAATATAGTAAATTAATTGAACGGAAATTTTTAAAAATGTATTATGAATTAATAAAATAAATTTGAATTATTCAATAATTTTTATTAATTTTATACTGTTAAATTAATTTATTTAAAAAAGCAACATTATAATACATCGTTCTTTGAATTATTGAAAATAAAAGGCTAAACATTGATTCCTTTATGAATTAAGACCATTATTCAACATGGAATGATTGGCATCACGAAAAGATAATTCATATAAAGATGATAATCCTGAACTTACAGGATGTTGATTTGCTGGTGGTAATGACCACTACTCGTTAAATGAAGGAGGAAATAGAAATCAACGAAGTAATTCTATACATGCTGTTCCCTTGCAAGGAATTGTGTAAGAAAGATAAATTCTCTTTACAGCGTGAATGAGTGCAAAGCAATGTGATTGATTAAATAGTTGTAGTCTTCGACCTAATAAGAAGAGATTCGTATTATTACAACCTGAATATACAGAAGTATTAATCACAGTGACCCTACTCTTAAAGTTCCGAACTCTTGTGTAATGGCAAGTAACCAAAAGGTATAGGACAAGAGGGTGCTAAATATAAAAAAGAAAAAATCATGAAAACAAAAATTAAGTTTCTCTTTCAAAACATTAGACTCATATTTCGTTATTCAAGAGAACAGGTCTATTTTGAAGTCAAACATATAATTCAGGAAGATCCTCTAAATATTAAAATAAGAAAATTCATTAGAGGTTTCTTTAATTCCGATCTTAATAACATTCCCAAAAGACCAAAAGTTACTGATTATATTACTCTTGGAGTTACTGATTTAGTAGTGGTAAAAGAGAAAGATAGAATAAAAATAATTCTTATTGTTGAACGTCCGGGATTGGTTATTGGTAAAGCCGGACTAGTTTACGAGTCCTTTAAAAAGGAATTATCTGAGGAACTTGGAATTAAAGAGAGTAATATTGAATTAGATATAAGGGAGTCAAGGATGTGGCGTAATTTATACACATAATTCAAACACAATTCTACTATCATGTGAGAAGTCTAATCAAGCTTGAATTAGGCCAATAAATCTGGAGGACGAATACACAGAAAACTCATATTAGATAGTAGGATATTATAAATAAACAGAACTATGATACACAAATTTTTTAAATGGGCATTCAAGAAAGAATTTGAAGAACTTGAGACTTTAAATTGCCGGGTTCTCAATTCTATTCAAGATGATTATATTTCTCAGACTAAACGGATGAATGAGCGTCAAGAGAAGTTAATGAACGTGCTTAATAATATTGATATGAGTGTTGATGTGCATGAACATGCTGATAGCTGGGCTGTAATTTCTATTCAGGGTCAGAAAACAGATTATGTGAAGTTTGTGAATTTAGGACGGAAAGATTTAATGGAGATAGCTGCATTTCTGAGGCACTACGATAGAGCAAAAGTGGACGCTACGCCTAATGTATCAAATTTTTTGAAAATTGAAAGAACTAATTATTAAAAAATCATAATAAGAAATACTGTTGCACCAGAGTTCGAGTCTCTGCTACTCCACAATAATAATATTCATATTTAAAACCCTCAAAACAATGGAAAAGCTCAAGTGTAAAGTGATTATGCTTCCTGTAACAGAAGGATTAGCACCAATCGGAAGTAACATAAGTGGAGATTTATTTTTATTAACTATCAATCTGTTTCCTCAACATCTCTACCTTGTATCTGATGAAAGGATAAACTATGATGAATTGGGAAATCAAGAGATACAATTAGATGATATTGTTGTTGATATCGAAAACAATATCATTGGCAAGGTATCTCATATTGGTAGTGCATTTAATTTTAAAGGCACACTTCAATTTCCAAAAAATGATGATCCGCAAATTAATCGTCATTGTACTTTTAACTGTCATAAAGTAATTGCCACAACGGATCCATCCTTAAATCTCCCATTAATTCATCAATCATTTATTGAGGAGTATGTAGAAAAACAAGGAAAGATTAATGAGTTGATGATTAATCTAATTGATGTAGGAGGAGAAGAATGGATGGGAGATGATTATACCGGAGAACCTTATTGGAATGAAATACTTAAAGTTGAAGTGAATAAAGATAATGAGGTAATCATTCATCCAGTTAAAGAAAGTTGGACAAGAGAAGAGATATTATCTTTTATTGGTAAAATGCAAGCGAATAATATAATAAAATCAATGGTTCTAGCAGATGATTTTAATGAATGGATAACTAAAAACTTATAATAATGAAAAGACATATTTTTAAAGCAGGTGATGGAGTAGTCTGTCAGTCTAGTGCAGAAGTTAGAAGACTTCTATGTATAGCTTACAATCATGGCTATCAAGTATATAGTCCCTCTCTTCATACTTCCTGTTTTCATTTTATTTTCACCAATACATTTGGCCTTATAGGAACTGCATTGGATAGCATGGAGACTGCTTACTCAACAAAAGAATTTCTGTTTCTTGTATCTCAATTTGAGAAAGGTGATAAGGTAAAGCTTTTAGGCTCTAGTGCTTCACGGGAGGAATATATTGCTACGGTACTTAAAGATGTAGAAAGACAAGACTTCAATGATGTTCCACATAGTTATAGATTGATTACTAATGATTATCTTACTCATGTAGATCAGGTTAAGCTTCATAAAGATGTCTCGGAACAAAAGAACAATCAAAACAATACAAATATGAACAATCAAGAAGATGAAATAGTTATTATTCCGACAGACCTTCTAAGAGAAGGATATAAATCAGCCAATGTAGATCAAAGACTAGAGATAGAAAGGTATGTAAACAGCTTTACAGGAGAGGTAAGTAAAAAACATTTACAAGCCTTCTATGAAAGACTTAATTGTACAGGATGGAAAACTAAATTAGAAATATGCTTTCCGTTTTTAAAGGAGACTGAGAATATTGTTATTAAGTATGGAGAGAAGGCAGACGAGAAGAAGTTATTTGGAGGATTTGGTATGATTTCTCCAAGGTCTTCTGGTTCCTTAAGAGAGAGGTCTTTTTATTTAAGCTATAAATATAACTGGTCTCTACAAAAAGATAACGAAGGAGCAATATGTTTAGTTCCAACAAGAAAGTAAAAATATAAAACAAAAACATTATGAACCCAAAGGAAAAATTTACAGTTACCGATGACAAAACAGGGAAGAAATACCTTGTTGAAGTTATTAAAGAGGTTGTCGAAAAGAAAAAGATAACTTATGAAGACGTGTTAAAAGAAGTAATGGCATCTTCCGATAGTCATTGTATTAGATACACAGGAGACATTACAAAGGAAGATCGAAATACACATACAGGCTTCTGTGCTACTTCTCTTCCAACTAAACAACTTGCAAAGAAGGTACAGGCAATAATAACGTTAATTAATACTGCATGGTATTTAAACAAAGGAGAAGAACTTCCTTGGGACATAAAATACTTTAAAAATTCCCATTATGCTTTCACCTTCGATAATGAACTTAGAACGATAAGAGTAGAATCTTGGAATTATCTTAAGCATGGAAGTGTCTATTTTAATACAAAGGAATTAGCTGAACAGGCTTTTGAGATACTTGGAGAAGATGTGATAAAAACAGCAATACTTTAATACTAACAAACCCATTAAAAATTATGAAAAGTATCATAATTCCTCTAGAAAATCATACAATAATGGATATTAAAAAATCTTTGGAAAGTTCATTTGTTCCTTGGAATGTCCTTCTACCATATTTTAAACATATTTCTGGAGATAAGAAGCTTATTGGATTTAAAGTTGATGAATTCGGTCTTACATTGATATTTAATGATAAAAATAAATAATTATGAAAAAAAATATCTTATTCGATTTAGTAAAATAAATTTGAATTATTCATTAATTTTTATTAATTTTATATCATATTTTAAACATTAAACAAAATGACAGAATTAAAAAAGGTCTTAATGAGTCGAGATAATTTAACAGAACAAGAAGCAGACGATCTTATTGAAGAGATGCGCCATTGTGTATTTGAAGAAGGAGAAGATCCAGAAGAGGTGTTATTAGATATGGTGGGATTAGAACCTGATTATGTCTTTGATCTTTTGGGGTATTAAAATAAAAATACTAAACATGGAAAAAAATAAAATTATAAATAGATCTTATTCAAGATTTAAAAAGTATGACATAATTAAAAATTTATAAAAATCAAATATTATGAAAAAAAATTGTGAAAGTTGTAAACATGGTAATAACGACGAAGCATATCAATGTGACAAATGTGATGAATTTTTTTGCATGTGGGAAGAACATTGGCAGGATAGAGAACGTAGAGAAAAAATTGAGTGTATTTTCTCTCATGTCGAACATGAAGATGGAATGAAAAAAAAGCGCTTCTTCAAATGTATGAAATCGATTCCAGATAAATACTTAGACGAGTTTATAAACACATTAGAAAAACTTGTGTCACATAAATATAATGGGCGGGTAACTCAGACATGGTAAACGCTATTATTTTCTTGAAAAATAAGAGTCTATGAATAATTATTTAAACACCAAAAAATGGGATTTATGGGTTGCTGCCGGTGGGATCCTTATAGGAAGAGATATCGATTTAAGAGTAAAAATCCCAATCGATATTGGCACCGGTGTTCAAATGAAACGTGACGATAAGATTTGGACATCAACTCGCGAATTTGGCGGAAGAGATAAAAACTATTTAAAGACAATTAAGTTAAAAATTAGTTCGTGGCGGGTATTATCTATAGATGCTGTTCATTTTTATGGTGTATTGACATCTCCAGGAGTTGAGTTTGAAATAAGTAAAGATGACAACCAGCGTGTAAGTTCATCCGGATTAAATATAAGTAAACAATAATTTTTCATAAAATTAATAAATTAAATTCAAAAATAATTAAAAAATATTTTTAAAAAATCTTTTCTTATATACTTATAATAAAGAAAAAAAAGATGTTATTAACGTTAAAAATAAAACTTAAATTAAGTAAAGAACAAATTGAAGTATTAGAGAAAACATCTGATAATGCTAGATTATTATATAACAAATTACTTGAAGAAAAAATCAAATATTATGAAGAAACTAAAAAATATTTATCATATTATATTCAACAAAAAGAACTGAAAGGCATTACATCGGAATTTCTTACATTTGATTCTAAAAAAGAAATATTAAGAACATTAGATAACAACTATAAATCATTTTTTGAACTAATTAAAACTAACAAAGATAAAAATCCAAAGACTCCAAAATTTAGAGGATATAAATATTTTTTTACTTTATCATTTGTACAAGATTTCATTATAAAAGATAATAAAATTGTAATTTCTTTACCTAACAGAAAACGATTAATTTTAAATTTAGAATATAATTTACCTATTATTAATTGTTCATGTAATAGACATAAAAATGAAAGTAGTGATATCAAGCAACTAAAGATATTCAAAAAGGATAACAATTATTATGCTTCGATAATTTATGAAAAACAAGAACAAAAATCAACTAATATTTTAGAAAATATAATTTCTATAGATCTTGGTAAAAAGAATTTAGTTTCTTATTATAATTTCTTAAAGAATATTGGAGTGGTTTATAATTCTAAGTATTTAACTAAAAATCAAAAATTCTTAGATAAAAGAGTAGATGAATTGAAATCAATTAGAGACAAAAAAGTTAAATACTCCAGAAAATGGAAACGAATTAACAAGAAAGTAAAGAACGTCAATAGAAAAAAGAAAACACAAACTAATTTAACATTACAAAAATTAAGTAAAGATTTATCAAATTTAAATACTGATGTATTAATCGGTGAACTTACTAATTTAAAACAAAATATTGTATCTAAAAATAAACATAAATTAAATCGACAGATGCAAAATAATTGGAATTTATCAACTTTTATTCGTCTTTTAACTTATAAAGTATGGTTAAAAGGTAATGCAGTAATAAAAGTAAATGAAGCCTGGACTTCAAAAACTTGTTGTAAATGTGGTACAATTGATTACTCTCAAACATTAGCAGATCGACAATATATTTGTGAATGCGGTAATAATATTAATCGAGATATTAATGGTGCTATCAACATTTTAAAACAACACTTGGGCAATTATAATCTGCCACTTGATTTTGATACTTTATCAATTTCAGAAAGATTTTCTTGGTGTGATATCAAGAAAATGAATAGAAATGATAAGTTTTGTAAGCAATTATGAATTTTATTCGTTTTTATATTATAGTGTTACCACTCGATTTAATACTATTGAAGAAATTATTGAAAGAGGTAAATACATATTCAATAAATGGTTTGATAAAAGATGGGGATTGAGTTTAGAAAAAAGTTGGTCCAATAAAACAAAAATTTTAATTAAATAATAGTTACTTATGACAAAACAGCAATTATTAATTTGGTATATCAAAGTATATTGGAGATTTCTTGGAAAAAAGATAATTTATAAAATTGGAGAAGGGGTGAAAACTCTATCATCAGAAAAATATACTATTACTGAAAATGATCTTGTAATGGTTGGTGATAATCTAGAAAAACTATTTAAAGTTATTGATTCATGTAAATATTCTGAACATATTGAGGTAGCAGAAAGATGTGCCGATGTGTTTTCAACTAGATTTCCATTTGCCCTAATTATATCTAATGTTGTTAATAAAAAAATTGATAAACTTCGACCTAAACTGAGATCATATTACGAAATAAGTGAAAGTAATTTAAATTAAAAATGAGCAAACTAGATACATTTCATTATCATGAATCTCTTGATAGATCATGGTGCATTGTTGACATTATCCAGACAATTTTGTTAACTCACCCAGTAATTCACAAGCATAAAAAAATTAAAAAACAAGTTAAAAAAGCACGAACTCATTTAATTAATGCTTATCAAATGATAGGAAATAAACAATATCATAAATACAAATAATTAAAAATTTATTATCATGTCAAAAACATATACTAAAGGAAATATTGTTATTGAGGAAATTAAAATTGGCGATATCCATTATGAGTATGACTGTGGTATGGGAGTGAAAGTACGAGTTATTTCTCTTCCAGTGAAAAATGAAGATCAATGGTCTTGGCAAGCAGAACAAATATCAACTGGGAGGATTATTGATTATTTAGTAACTGATGGGTATTCTCATTACGGCCCTAACTTATATGACTATGAAGCATATGTTGGTATAAATATGCTATAAATGAAAAAAAAGTTATATTTCAAATTTAAATAAATAACATTATGAAAACAAAAATTACAAAATTACAAGTTGGTGATGTAATAAAATTAAAACCAGGAATTATACTTGGATTATCTACTGTTTATTCTAAACCATTTTATTCAAAATTACACGAAAAAAATAAAGCTGAAGTTACGAAGATTAATAAAAGTTCAGTCACAATTAAATTATTTGATGACATATCCATTTGTACTAAGCAATTGAGTGCATATTGGGCCTCATTTACCCATAAAGGAATATCTATCTCTTCTATTAAATCATGTCGGATCCCATTTATTCGTAATTCAGGAATAAAGGTGAAATTGATAAATTTTGACTCAGATGAACAACGAAAAATTCGGCAATATATTAAAAATGGTAGCAAAGGTAACCTCAATCTCAGCAACACACCAATAACATCACTTCCCGACAATTTAAAACAAGTCGGCGGAAATTTAAATCTCAGCAACACACCAATAACATCACTTCCCGACAATCTAACAAGAGTCGGCGGAAGTTTGAATCTTTACAACACACCAATAACATCACTTCCAGATAACTTAACAGTCGGCGGATATTTGGATCTCCACAACACCAAAATAACATCACTACCAGATAACTTGACAGTTGGCGGGTGGTTGGATCTCAGCAACACACCAATAACATCACTACCAGATAACTTGAAAGTCGGCGGATGGTTGGATCTCAACAACACCAAAATAACAAAACTACCAGATAACTTAACAGTGAGAGGAAATGTGTCTCTCAACAACACCAAAATAACAAAACTACCAGATAACTTAACAGTTGGTGGATATTTGGATCTCAGCTACACACCAATAACATCATTACCAGATAACTTAACAGTCAACGGAAATTTGTGGCTTGGCAACACCAAAATAACTTCAATCCCAACTTCAGCAGAAATAAAAGGTGAAATATATGGACTTAAAAAACAAAGTTGAAGTAAAAATTAATTTTTTTTAAAAAACTTTTTTAATTTTTTATTTTTTAAATAATTATTTTAAAATAAATTTGAATTATTAAGAAAAAGTTTTTATATTTATAACGAATTTTAAAGAAAAACTTATCATGAACTCGTTTAATAGACATTATCAATTACATATATGGTTTGATGCAAAAACAAGCATTAATCCAATATATAAAAAATGTGTCCGGGGGTCATGAATCATTTAAACACAGCAACACATTAATAACAACTCTACCAGATAACTGTTTCAGAATGACCCCCGGATATTAAAAATTCGGGGGTTTTTTGTTCTTAAAAAATGTGCTTGTGGCTGAGCGGAGATGTAATAGTAAAATTACATCGATAGGTTGCAATTGAAATTGGTATACTATGTGGGCTTACAACCTTAACATGTAGAAAGTAAATTGCCTACAATACGATAGTTCGAATCTATCCAAGCACGCTAAATTAAAAGTTCATTGACATACTGTTATTTTAAAATATAAATTTCACATCTAAAAAGGCGATGGCCAAACTAAGTCGATAAATGTCCAAAATTTATCCATGACCACCAGACGTAGAAAAGAGTCGCGATGCAATATCTGGTAACTTGGTTTATTTGTGAAATTATAAGCGTTAGTCGTATAATGATTATTATGTCTGCCTTCCACGCAGAAGATGAGATTTTGATTATCTCTTAACGCTCAGATATGGCGAGGGGTTTCTCAAATCAACTATAATCTTAAGTAATGAGTTGGTTGTCTTTAAACTTAAACGATGAGAAACGGAGACTAAAAAGTTCGAATCTTTTCCCGGCGCACAAAATACATAAGCTATCTATATATAACGATCTTGGAATATAGAACACTTATGTAAATTCTGGCTTAGGGGGTTCCGTAAATGGTGATACGAGATACCCCCCTTCGCTGAAATGAAATGTTTGGTTAGTCAAGTGATCGACGACAGCAGGCTGTTAACCTGATGAACTTAATTGTTCCGCGGAGGTTTGAATCCTTCACCAAACGCAATATTGCCATTGTCGCATAGCTGGTCAATTGCGGCAGACTGTAAATCTGCTCTCTTCGGAGTTCGGTGGTTCGAATCCACCCAACGGCACAAAAATAATTGAATGATAGATAATGAATCATAATCATAAAATTTCTCAATATTAGAGTCATGGAGGATAACTCGTCTATTAGGTGACGACCGTAATTCAATTATTTTTAAACAACTCACAACGGACAAGGCTTTGGCTAAAGTTTTATACAACTGATAAAGTGTATAAGACAGATGATGGGTAGCGTGTGGTTGACCCGAGTTGTTTTTATTGACATCGTATCTCAGTTGAATAGAGAGCTCGACTTTTAATCGAGAGGTCGAAGGTTTGAGTCCTTCCGGTGTCACAATTAAAAATACCCTCTTGAGCCCGACTGGACGTGCGGGACGTAGAAATAAATCACTTTTTGTTTTAAAAAAATCAAACCTTATATACTTATATTAAAAGCTAATATAAGGGGTTTGATTATGAAAATATGCGAAAATAAAAAGTGTAATAAAGAACATACCGGCACTTTTGGAAGTGGAAGATTTTGTAGTAGAAGATGTGCACATGTATTTAGTACATACAATGACGATAGTAAGCAAAAAAAGCTTAAATCATGTATATATTGTGGAAATAAAACATTAGTCAATAAAAGAACATCAGCAAAATATGTTTTTTGCGCTAATTGTGAATCAAAATCATCTTCTAGTATTTTATCAAAAAAATGCAAATTTTGTGAAAATTCATTTCTTACTAAGACAAGAAATAGAAAATTTTGTTCTATGTCTTGTGCAAGTAAACATAAAAAAATAGGAAATAAAAATATAAAACAAATGTGCGAAGCTTTTAAGAAAAAATTAAAAGAGAACCCAGGATGGTTTTCATCTCTTCAAAAAGAATTATATAGAACTGGTAAACAACATGTAGGCGGTGGAACAACAAAATGGTATCAATATAAAAACATTAAAGTTCAAGGAACATATGAGTTAAGAACTTGTAAAATACTAGATTATTTTAAAGAACAAAAATTAATAAAAGATTGGGATTATACAAATGATAGATTTGTTTATACCTATAATGAAGAACAGCATACTTATTTGATTGATTTTAAAGTATATGAAAATAATGAAGATTTCTATTAAATATACTTTTCTATCTAAATTCATATAAATCTATATAAGATTTTTTATGAAAAGCACTAAAAACTTTAAATGAATGATTACATTCGTCTAAAGAAACTCGATATTTAACTTTCGATTTTTTTATAAGCTGACATAACTCTTTCCAATCTTTAACTCCTTCATTGAAATATTCCTTCCATTGGTCTTTCAAGACAGTAATTGTTAAACTTGGATAAAATTTCTTATTTTTTAATATGATTACATCATATCCTCTTCTTGCAATTTCCATTGACGCATTAATTGGGTCAGGATAATCAAATTTTAAATTACCTATATAACTAGTATAAGCTGGGTTAATTCTAAATAATCTTCCACCTACTATATTTATTCTTTTTTCTAGATTCTTAAATAAAATTTCTTTTTTCCAAAGATTATTAATTAATCTATTAAATGGTCTACCTTTATGATGATTATTAGAACTTATTTTTTTACTAAAATCTTCTACGAATATAAACTTACACTTATGATAAATTGCTAATTTAGATATATTTTTTGAAATTTGCAATATTTCGAAATTTAACTTATTTTGTAAATATTTTGATTGTTTGGAATTTGATGCTTTATTTAGAATTTTAATTTTGCTAATAATTTTAGTTAAACTAAATAATTTAGTATCAATTAGTTTATCATTTTCAAATACTGTAATTCCTATGAATTCGGGATTTGAATCAATTCCTATATATCTATTTTGTTTTAACCCGTCATCATAGTCATTTTCTTCTTCAAATGAAATATAGATAAATCTTGAATCTAATTTAACACAAAATGGTAGTTCTTTATTTTTTGATTTTTCTTCAATATAGGAAAGTTTCTTGAGATAATTTTTATTTATTTTTGGTAAATCTAATATAATTTTTGTTTTCCAATTTGGTTTAAAGATTATTTGATTATTATCAATTATATTTAATGTAAAAAATCTATTACCTTTTAATCGTGTCTCACCTTGAATTATAACTGGATATAATCGTTTTTCAATAAAAGGCAATTTATCTTTTTTACCTTTTAATCGATCATAAAAATTCTTTTTACCTCCAAATATTACTTTACCTGATGGATCTCGTTTATAAACAGTTTTTGCTTCATTAAATGCATTTTGTACAAACCATGAATTATTAACTAATTCAATATTATTTAATGTATAGCAAAGTTTCTTAATTTCCTCTTGAGTTTTACCCTCACATAATCTATTATAACAATATCTAATTAGAATAGAATATTGTTTTTGGTATGTTAAGATATCAAAATTTTCAGAAGTATATGGGAGTTTAATTGTTATCATTTTATTTCTTCATCAATTTCTTGTTTTTCAATAACTAATTGTTTTTCAATTAATTTAAGTTTTTCTTTTCTTCTTTGTGAATATATTTTCATTGTAAAACAATGAATTAAATCAATAATTTCTTGGAATATTTCCTTTTCTATGAGTTTTTCATTATCTATATCATTTAAAATAATTATTTCGGTTCCAAACGTACTAAATAATTGTTTAAACATATTAAATGAGATTCTGCTTAACCTATCTCTATATGTTATAAAAATTCTATCAATTTTATAATTAATTACTTCGTTTAATAATGCTTGAAAATTATCTCTGTCAAAATTTAATCCACTGGCTATGTCTAAGTATACATTATGAATTAATATTCCATTTTTATTACAAAATCCCTCAATGATTTCCTTTTGATTTTGTAGATCTTTTCTTTGATTTTTAGTTGAGACCCGACAATAAATTACATTTTTACGTTCTATATTAGAGTTTAATAAGTTAAAAACATCGTCTTTATCATAATTAAACAGACTATTATATGTTTGATATGCTTTAATCTTACCAGATTTTTTATAATTATATAATGTTTGTCGTGATATTCTTAATACTCTTAATACTTCTTTTGCTTTCATATTTACTCTTTTAAATAAGTATTAAAATAAAAAATTTTTCAAAATGTTTTATAAAATATTATTATTTTTAATTTGATTAGATAAAATAGTTTGGATATTATAAAACTTATTTTATATATTTATATGAATTTTAATGAAAAATTATATTATATTGAAGTAAAAGGATATGAAAAGGACGCCGATAAATATAAATGGGAATCTGTTAGAAATTTAGGATTCAAGCTTGAAGTGTGGTTTAATGAAACAATAACAAAATATGAAAAGTTATATGACATCATTTAATTTGTTGTCGTTTAAGTTTTTAAGCTAAATATTATTAAAAATACCGATTGTCGTATAATGGTGAGTATGCCGCCCCGGCATGGTGGAGGTCGCGAGTTCGAACCTCTCAGTTGGTGCTAAATGTAGGTGTTGCCGAGAGGTCAAAGGCGCCGGTCTCCAAAACCGGTCGTAAGTTCGTTGGTTCGATTCCTTCTATGTGTGCGCAATGCCTCCTTCCGTTAGTGATCGATACGGCCTGCCTTGTAAGCAGGAAACCTTTTTGGTTCGCGTTGGTTTGAATCCAGCAGGGGGCTTTTTTTATAACTTAATATGTAACAGTGGTATAGCTCAACTGGTAGAGTTTTTGACTGATATTCAAAAGGTTCTTGGTCCGAGTCCAAGTATCACTACAAAATAGAGCAGTTCCAGCAGATGGCTATACGGGCCGCGTTTGGGGCGCGGTATTCGCAGGTTCGAATCCTGTCTGCTCTACAATGGGTCATTGGTGAAATAGGCTATCATAGAAGCTTCGCAAACTTCAGTTATGGGTTCAATTCCCATATGTATCCACATCAAAAATAATTGAAAATAAATTTGATTTTTTCAATAAATTTTATTAATTTTATAGTATAAATTAAATAATTAAATTATGAAAACATCATCAACAAAAGTTATTACAATTACAAATAATGTCGATTATGAAAATGGTTTTGGTTGTGAATATACCATAGTAAATGGTAAATTTATGTTTGGTCATTTTTATAATGAGTTATACAATTATCTTTATTATGTTGATGAAAAAACACTTAATAAATTAAAGAATAATCATTGGTCTGAACACCATAAACTATATAAAGAGCCGAAAATAACAAAACAATGGTTGGAAAATTTTAATGAATTTGATAAATTAATTTATATCGGTGGTGGAAGGGATGGAATACTTGCATATTCGAATGGAACATTTATATCAACTCCCATTAAATTCGATGATATATTTTTCCATTGCTGGGAACATATCGAAACAACAAAAGAAGAATGTGAAAAAATTCTCAAATCAATGAACTCAAATTTTATAACATCGAGTAATATTATCGAAATTCCTTATTATAACCAATCTGAAGATGCTGAAGATCATTACACATTAACCATAACTGTAAAATTACCTGATGATATTTATTTGAATATTCTTAATGGTAATAAATATATTGATGATATTTTCAAACAGAAAGTTGTTAAATTTTTAAAACAGTAAATTTGCATCATTAGAAAACTATTCTATTTCTGTCTATGTATCCACATTAAAAAATAAATTTGATTTTTTCAATAAATTTTATTAATTTTATAGTATAAATTAAATGATATGAAACTTTCAAAAAAGCAAATAGAAGTTATAAATTTAATGAAGGACACTTATATTGTTTGGGTCTCTGGATTAAATCCTTTTTGTTTTTTACACAAATATGTGTCATATAAATTGTCAATAGCAACATTCTTTAAGTTAAAAGATTCAAAATTAATCTGCTCAAATGGACATTTAGATAATAAAGGTGATGAAGACCAATATATTTTAACAGATCTTGCAGTCGAATTACTTGATGAATTTAAACAAAGATCATGAAAGCATATAAAATCTGGCATGACACGAGATATTTTATCCATAAGAATAACATCACAGATTATTCCGTTATGTGGACTACAAACATTGAAGATGCTAAAGATGTACCTACCTTTTCTGGGGCGGTGAAATTCTTTTCTGATAAACTTGGATTTAACATCTACTCCGGATATGATAGGCTTCATTTATTATAACATTTAACATTATGAAAACTTTCGATGATTTTTACAACAAAAAATTAAAACAAGAGGCAAGATATGCAAAAAAACATAAAAAGAGTACTAAAGAATTCATAGAACATAATTATAAGTCAATGACAGAATACAAAAAGTTCATGGAACATTTGTACGTTATGAAGGAATGCCATTCATTTTGGCATAGGGATTGTGAAAATAAAAATATTGAATGCCATCGATGCAGCAAATTTTATTCATATGCTGATTTTGATAAAATGAGTGCGAAACAACAAAGAAATATTTAATTTTATACTAATTTAAAATTTAAAACCATGAAAAAATCAACAACTGAATTATTCGTTGCCTATCGAGATGGGTTTGATATTGATGAAGTTTTTACAACTTTGATTGAAGCAGAAGAAGCAGCTGAAAAATTTAATATTCAACATAAATTAATATCTAGAACAAACCCATATAAAGCAATGACATTAGATACAGCAATCTATTTGCTGAAAGTAAGTCTATCTGAATAAAGGATAAATATATAAAAAATTATGAGCTCGTTAAACAAAATACCAAAATTCAAAATCGAAAATCGTTCAGATTTTATTGAACATAATCTATCATTATTTTATCCCAAATTATCAAAAAAGGAAGCTCGAAATCTTTTAAAGGGGATTTGGAATTTGTATAATACTGCTTTGAAAGCCGGTTATAATAAAGGTAAATATTTCCCGGATTTTGAAGATTAATCTATTAAACAAATAAAGTTAATAATCATAACTAGATAAGAAATTATGAAATATTTTGAAAAAAGAAATTGGTTAACTATATTAAGCATTTAGAACATCCAAAATTACCCTATCCACAAGGTTATATTGATAATCATAAAACTGAAATTGATATGTTAAAATGGTTAATCGGTTGTTATGAAGGTAGAACAGCATCAAAACCAATAGAATATTTGGAAGCATTATTAGATAAATCCGAAAATTATCAAGATTATGTTAATGAAATGAATAACCATAATATCACACCAATGAGTGATGTTGATAGATTAAAAATGAAACTCAAAGAAATATCAGTTTTATATAATTGGGTTTATTATAAGAAAATTATAGGATTTTAATTATGAAACTAAAGTATTCACAGAATGTAAAATAAAATTAAAAATTAATCAATATAACTTGGAAAGAAGAAGATGTGTGGGTTCTCATGGAAGATACTATTACACACATTAAATATTTTCGTGAAAGTTCTTCATTTGGTATCTGGAATGGAGAAATTGTAATAAAATCCGAGTAAAAATTTTCATACTGTCGGGTATGCCAATGTAGACGGCGAAGCTTATATCTTCGAGGTTGTGGGTTCAAGTCCCACCCCGACTACAAATTTTGGATTAATCGTATAGGTGGTAATTGTACGTTGGACTAAAAATCCAAAGGCTGTCGTTTGACTTGACGTTAATCCACAAACTTTAAAATATATTTATAAATTTAAAATCAAAAACTTATGAAAAAAATTTTAATTGCCATAATGTTATTTACATTAGTTTCTTGTTCTTTAAATAGAATAGATAAAAATGGATATATTATTGTAAATAGAGTTGAAAAGACCACAAATGAGAAAATGTATAAAGTGTTTATCAATACTTATTCTTCAAATGGACTTCTTGTCGACCCCAAAAATAGTGCATTCTTAATAACCACAAAAAAGTATTTCCCCGGTGATACGATTAATAAATGAATCATGAATTGAATATCTGCTAAACTTTTATATTATGACCAGAATCGAAAAAATAGAAAAAAGAATTAAAGAACTTGACGACATTCTTGAAAAAAGACAAAAAGAATGGTGGAGTATGAAAGATAAAAATACAACATTTAGTACCTTTACAGGTAGTTGGGAGGAATATTGTAAATATCGTGAACCAGAAATTTCAGAAGTCATCGTTCTCGAAAGAGAAAAAAGAATGTTAATGACCCCACAATTATCAGAACCAATGAAATCTGACTTGGATGGAAAGGTAATTGGGGATTTATTTACGATTAAAGAATTTATCGAAAATTGTGAGGATGGTGGTTTTATTGATTATGACGGATCCGGAAATTATGCTAAAGAAGTTAATGGAAAAATGATGGAAAGTAATATCAGTATTTTTCCATCTGATATAAAAAACAAAAGCATTAGAGTAGATTTTACCCATGTGCTTTGGTATAATAGATGATTAAAAAAATTGATCTATAGTGTAATTGGTCAACACGTCAGATTTTGAATCTGAAGACTCTTTGTTCGAATCAAAGTAGATCAACAAAATTCATAGTATAAAATATTTATTAGAAAATGAAAACACGATCAAAAATTCATAAAATTAAAAATTTGTATATAAATGGAAACTGTACAATAAAAATAAACATTGAATTGTATAGTATATGGAATAATTTTATATTTAAAATATTTAAATTTTGCTATGATAATAGAATTCCTGATTTCTACTATCCAGCAATTTAAACTTACTCTCGTCGTCTAGTTGGTCCAGGACATCAGGTTTTCAACCTGAAGATCAGGAGTTCAAATCTCCTCGAGAGTACAAAATGATAAGTCTTCTCTACACACAAGTGTTAGTGGTCGACTAAATGGAGACAAATGGAAACTAGTAGCCCATAGACTTATCATTTTGTTTTTGCTCATATGTCGTAATAGGAAGCCGAGATGGACTTAAAATCCATTGGTCAATGTGATCGTGTCAGTTCGAATCTGGCTATGAGCACTAATAAATGGAAAGTAAAACTGGTGTAGGACTGGTCGCGGTCTTGAAAACCGATGGTACAGCATAGACTGTATGGGAATCGTGCTCTCTACTTTCCGCAAAAATAATTCCTGAAAGTAAATTGGAAAAGTATTTGAATGAAGGTTGGAAACAAGGAAAACAATTTAAAAATAAATTATGAAACTATCTAAAGAAGTTCGTAAAAATCTAGCAATTATACATGGTGCCAATACAAGAGAAGTATTATATCAAATAGAAGAAATATTTGAGCAGAAAGATAAATATGAGGAATTACAAGAGTTGTCAACAGAAGAGTATACTATGTTAATTGAATTATTAGAAAAATATTTAGATATGATACTTAAAATTATTTAATGATTAAACCTTCGTAGGAGAATTGGTATATCCACTGGATCCAGGCTCCAGGATGTAAGAGTTCGAATCTCTCCGAAGGTACTAATATTTTTAACACTATATAAAATGAAGAAGAGTAAAATCATAATAACATTTACTGAAAATGAGGTCAAAGACATTGTAAAGGAATATGTCGAGAAAAACATCGGAAAAGTCGTTAAAATCAAATCTAAGATCAAACTGATTTGGGATGGTGATACAGATGGCAAGTTTCCTGACAAATTTGATGGAATGACAGTTGAGCTCGAAGAAAAAATAAATAGCATTTGAATATGGTGTCTGAAGCATTGATGATATGAATATATGGTGTTTGTAGATAATTGGCAGTCGGCCGCACTGTGGATGCGTGCATGGTTCCAGTTCGAGTCTGGATAAACACCCAAAAATTATCTTATAACAAAAGTTGAATAAATTTGTTACAAATTTTGGAAGCAAGGCGAATATTGACTTTGTCGCGTATGTTTGCTAAACATATCCGGTTTGAACCCCGGTAAAGGTTTGATTCCTTTTGTTTCCGCAAGAAACAGTTGTAAAAATTTGTTGGTTAGTAATGTAAAAAGACTATACGTAAGTCTGAGCGATCCACGCATTGGGATTAGTGCACAGGAGTCCTATTGCAATCGTACCAGCTTTGATGTATTGAATTTAAATTGTTATGAAGCAGGGCGCAGTAACGGACTAATAGCTGTAATAAATTAATCAATACATAAACATGAATATGTCTAACATAGTGCTAAAAAGCTCACTTCAACTGTTTCACATGCTCATTTGGTGTAATGAATAGCACGGATCGCTACGGACGATTTAGTTTGGGTTTGAATCCTTAAATGAGCGCTAATGGTTCTTTAGTTAAATGGATATAACAAGAATTTTCTAAATTCTAGTTAATGGTTCGATTCCATTAAGAACTACAATAATTGGCATTGTGGCCGAGTGGTTAGGCAAAGGTCTGCAAAACCTATTACATCTGTTCGAATCAGATCAATGTCTCAAAAAATATTTTTGATTTATTCAGAAAATTTTATTAATTTTATATCATAATTAAAATTAAGCAACATGAGTAAACATAACAAAGAATATTTCGACGCTTTCAGAAAGGAAGTTGAATCTGCTGTTGCAAATATTGCAAAACGTAGAAATCTCAAGATCACTGCAGGGAATATAACCCTCGAAAATGAAAGAAACTTCAAACTCACACTTCAAATAAAAGAAGGTGATTCTAAAGCAGCTGAAGCTATGGAACGAAGTAAATGGGATCTCGATTGTAAAAGATATGGATTAGATCCTGAAGATTTTGGAAAAACATTCATATATCATGGTGCAACTTATCGAGTAACAGGAATTAAACCTTTCGCAAAATGTCCGATCTTGACAGATAGTGACATTCAATTCTCACCTGAATTATTCCTCCGTCTTGTTCGAGAAATGAAATCATAAATAATATTTCAATCATCAAATATTTTAACAAATCTAAAGTTATGAGCCAAAGTGAATTTCCAAAAATTAAAATAATCGATAATCTACATAAAGGTGATATCGGATTATGGTATGATGTTCAAGCATATGTAAATGGTCATCTAATTCATCATGTTTGCGATTATGATAAATGTAATTCATTTGAAGAAGCGATTAAGTTTTATTTTAAAACATTTTACAAAAAATCGGATCATGTATTACTAATAACACATCATAAATTCAGTGCATTTTATTTAAAACAAATTTGTTTAGCGGCTTAAATAAAATTGAATCAAAATGAGAATGTGGAAAGTCGACCCGAAAATTCTTTGCAATAAGCATTTACTCGGAATGCATGTAGAAATGCATATGTTTTTGGGAACTCTACAAAAGAAAAAATCAATAACAGGATATATAAAAAATGATCTTTTCGAACCATTAAAATTAAAAGAATTTCATGATGCTATTGCCAATGAAATGATTCAGAGAAATATGAACCATAAAACTCCATTAGATTATAACAATAAGATTTTCAATTATTTAACCGAAGAAGAATTGCATCATTCAATTAACGGTAAAAAATCACTAAAAGAGTTAAATAGAAGATGTAATAACTGTTTAAAAAATCAATAATATTTTTGATTTATTCGGAAAATTTTATTAATTTTATATCATAATCAAAATTTTGCAACATTTAATAAATAATAACATGAGAATTAAAGAAATTACTTCGCAAAATCGTTGGGACTTTCAGGCAATTTATGAATGTGAACATTGTGGATTTACTGAAAGAGATTATGGATATGATGACACTTATTTCCATCAGACAGTAATTCCAAATAAAGTTTGTACACACTGCGGTAAAAAAGCTGGAGAAAATTATCGTCCTTTAGCAACAAAATATCCTGATTGGGTAGAATTTTAACATAAAAAAATTAATCATCATGGAAATATCAGATATTCAAATGTTAGAAAATGGCAAAATTGAAATAACATTTTGTTCTTTGGAAGATTCAGAAGATATTATCTCAATTAAATTAGATAGAAACGCAATGTGGGATATAGCGAAATTCTGTCATAATAAATTAAGTTATAGAACAGATTTAATTAAAATCTAAAAAATAAAACAAATATTTTTGATTTATTCAGAAAATTTTATTAATTTTATAGTGTAAATTTAAAAGTAAAAAATTATGAAAATAGAATTTAGAATTAAAAAGCATTCGTTTACGTTTGCTAAAGATTTTTATGTTGCAGAATATAAAATATCTTTTATGCCATGGCTGAAAATTAATACAAAAAATAATGGACGTTTTTTCTGTAGTCATTTATGTTGGTGTGATACAAAAGAAGAAGCAGAAGATAGAATTAATACTCTTAAAAAAAATATAGAAAGAGTTAAAGAATGGTGGTATCGAAAAATCGAAATAATATAATAAATTCTTTTTATTAAAGTTATATGAAGTCTAAAATTGCTGAAGAAAAAATCCTAATCCCCCGACGTACTCCAGAAGAACGACGGAAAAATTTCATCAAAGCGACACAACAGAAGATTCAACAATACATCAAAAATGGCAGCAACGGAGATCTTGACCTCCGCAACACACCAATAACATCACTTCCCGACAATCTAACAAGAGTCGGCGGGAGTCTGAATCTCGGCAACACCAAAATAACATCACTTCCAGATAACTTAACAGTCGGCGGATGGCTGGATCTCTACAACACACCAATAACATCACTTCCCGACAATCTAACAAGAGTCGGCGGGAGTCTGAATCTCGGCAACACCAAAATAACATCACTTCCAGATAACTTAACAGTCGGCGGGAGTCTGAATCTCGGCAACACCAAAATAACATCACTTCCAGATAACTTAACAGTCGGCGGATGGCTGGATCTCACCAACACACCAATAACAAAACTACCAGATAACTTGACAGTCGGCGGATGGTTGTATATCAACAACACTCCAATAACATCTCTACCAGATAACTTAAAAGTCGGCGGAAGTTTGTATCTCCGCAACACCAAAATAACATCAATCCCAACCTCAGAAAAAATAAAAGGTGAAATATATAGACTTAAAAAAATATGAATATTATTTTATTACTTATCAAAAATGTATATTAACAGTAAAAACAAAAAAAATGAAAAACATTCGAATCGGAACTGGATTATTCTTAATTATAGGAGTAATCTTTGCTAGTTGGACAATAGGTATTAACAATACTGAAATCAGGACTCGAAATCAAGGTAAAGCGCAACAAGAAGCATGCGCTGCTTATTTTGATAAAATGTGGAAAGTATTACAACAAGAAGCACAAGTTGCAGATCAATACAAAGAAGCATTTAAAGAAATTTATCCAGGTCTTATTGCTGGTAGATATTCTGGAAAAAATGATGGATCTTTAATGAAATGGGTTACAGAGCATAATCCTCAATTTGATGTTAAATTATATGACAAGCTTATGACAGCCGTTGAAGGTCAGCGGGAAGGTTTTTTTGTTGAACAACAAAAACTTATTGATATTGATCGAGAACATAAAAATATGCGACAAACATTTCCAAATAGTATTATTATTGGAAACCGGGCAGATTTAAATATTGTAATCGTAAAATCACTTAAAACTGATGAGGTATATAAATCAAAGCAGGAAAATGGTGTCGATCTGTTTAAAAAATAATTTTATAATTCATAATAAAAAAATAACATTAAATGAAATCAATTATAAAACCTTGCACCGGATATAAAGAAATCGATGTTATTAATGGTGGAATAAAATCATTTGTATCACACGAAAAGATTCTTAATTTTTTAAAAAAAGAATGTCGGATTAAAGAGGATGAAGAAATTATTGGGTTTCTTGTCAATGAAGATGGAATCTATATATCGTTTAAAACCATAAAATAATAAAGTTATGGACTATTATCTTGCTCTATTAATCCCCATTATTGTAACAGTAATTTTTTATTTTTTTCGTAAAAATAAGTTTACTTGGTGGGAATTTTTTATTCCTATTGCAGTAATTGCTATTACAATTTTAATATCAAAACTAATTATTGATACTACATCAGTTACTTTTACAGAGTATTGGGGGTCAACAATAACTGCAGTTTATGAAGAAGAACCATATAATTATTGGCATCAAGAAACTTGTTCATATACTACTTGTACAGGAACTGGAAAAACTCAAGTTTGCATAACTCATTATTATGATTGTTCACACCAAGATGATGTTGGGCCATCTTGGAAAGCAGTTACAAACATCGGCGAAGAATTTAGCATAAGTGAAAGAGTATATGATCAATTAATAAAACAATTTAAAACAAAAAGAGTTATTATTAAGTTAAGATCAAATCATGATCCCGATGATTATTGCGTTAGTAGTAAAAAAACTAAATTTGCAGGTAAAAAAGTAGGTAACATATCATATGTATATGAAACTAGATGGAATGGAAATGATGAAACTAGAAAAGCATATACTAGTAAACATCATTATAAGAATAAAATAAAAGCAACTGATTTATCAATTTTTAACATATCAATTGTAAATGAAAAGCAAGCAGATAGTTTGGGATTATTTCGATATCCAGAATATAATGATGACGGTCTCGAATATCCGACTATTTTAGGAAAAAATATTTCATCAATTACTCAAGAAAAATTTAAAAGATTAAACGGAAAATTCGGGATAAGTAATGAATTAAGATTATGGATATTGATATTTGAAAACAAACCATTGACAATAGCCCGACAACAAGAAAACTTCTGGGTTAAGGGAAATATGAACGAATTTGTTCTTTGTATTGGAAAAAAAGGAAATCAAATTCAATGGGCTCATACATTTTCCTGGGCATTATCTAATGAATTAACAATCGATATACGTAATAAAGTAATGAACTTATATCAATTTAAAGATACTATAATTAAAATTCAGCAACCACCAGTTATTTCAAAATTAACTAAAAAAGTAAGAAGATTAAATGTATCTACTGAAATAAAGGATTCAACTATAAGAATAAAATTTCCATCATATCCAGTTTTAAATGAAATAACTTGGGATGAATTGTATAAATTTTTAAATAAAAATCTTAATAAATACAAGAGACGCGATTTTAAAGAATTCGACTATCTTACAGTCGAACCACCAACATGGGCAATTATTATCATTTACGTAATTGCAATTATTATTTCAGTCGGAATTAATTTATGGATTATTAAAAATAATTTTGAAGATTAAATATGAAAACACTACAAGGAAAACTAGAGTTTATTTCTTTATGGCATCCAATTAAACTTGAAACCGATAAAGAGTCTATTAATTTACAAGACTATTTATTTCCAATTTTTGAAAAAATAAATGGTAAAAAGGCAAAAATGAATTATAATAACAGATCTATTTTTATTAGTGCTGATGAAACATCCGAAAATATTTTATCATTTGAATATAATAAACTAGAAGATACTATATCGTTTTTACTAAATAGACCTGATGGATTTACCAACCTTAATGCTTATTTATCTAATGTTCTTCGGCATATAAATGGGCAATTTATCAATGTCGCTCTTAATGAAGACAATGTATTAATTGAAAGTGACAAAAATCAAACAGTATATGGATTATATTATACAAAAAATAATAGTTGTAAAATTCCAGATGAAGATGTAAAAAACATATGTAATCCAGGAACAACTCATTGCTGTATTTTTCTAACCGCTTCAGACGAGTTTTATTGCGAAAAATTTAATTCACCTATATCAAGAAATCGTTTGAATAAATATAATGATGGGTTGACGAACGCTACTAGAATTGGAAATTGTGAATTACTTGGAAGAAAAGAAATTTTTAAAAATAAATTAAATGATCATTAACAACGAAAAAGCATTTCCAATTTATTCATTCTCTGTAAAATGGAGTGTAGATGGTATTCAAGATTCCAAATATCCAAATCGATATAAAGATTTGCCTGATGGAAGAGTTTGGAATTCAACTAATTTTGATAGTATGTTTAAAACAAAGAAAACTAAACAACAATTGAATAATTATTTTAATAACTGGTGGGATAAATATAAGCTAAAATTTCAAAATGTTTCTGATCTTTCGGTTACTATAAAATTTAAAGAATATGAAGTTTGGCTAATAGAATGGTTTTCTCATCTAACCTTTGATATTGGTAAATCTAATAATGAAATTCTAAAAAGCTTTCAAAATTTTATTGATAGAAAAATAAAAATAAATTATGAAAATGGCCATTATGGTACTGAATATAATAAGGATTCAAAACTCCCATATTATTGTTTAATGGGCGCGGAAGATCGTTGGAGATGGCATGCTGCCAATGAAAATGGAGAAAGCGGCGATCCTGAGAACAATCTGCCTCCATGTAGATGTAAATTTTGTAAAGAACAAGGAGTAGTTAGAATTGGACATTAAACTGACAAAGAGTTTTGAAACCAAATTATTGAAAAAAACTATGTTAAAACAAATTAAATGTAAACCAGGTGATTTAGATAATATAAAAGAACTTTTCGATAATTTTTTATATTTTACAATTGGAGAAAGAGGAAAAGCACAATATCATTACCTGTATTTAGCTAACCATAGTTGTGGTATTTATTACGCCGTTAGGGTAAATGAAGAAGGATTTCTAGAAGGTAGAAGAGCTATTGAACCATCCCAAATAATAATCTGTCATGGAGAAGTTAATATATAATTTAAAAAAAATATAATTATTATGGCAGACAATATAATTACACCCTCAAAAAAAACTTTAGAAGAATGGGAAAAAGTTGAACCTAATTGTTATATTCTGTTTGAGTTTGATCCAAATTGTCATACCGCTTATGAGTTATCAATAAAAATTATGAATTGTTGTAATGATAGTATTGAGAAAGTTAATGTATTAACAGATACAGACGGAATAGAAATTATATTACGTAAACCAAATATTATTGATATATTAGATATTATTCATAAGAAAGAAAAAATAATGGAGTATCAGATAATAGCGAAAAAAATATAATTATGGAAACAAAAACATGTGAAAATTGTAAGTTTGGTAGACTCCCATATGGTTCAGAACCATGCTATACAAAATGTACTGGGAATAAATCTGCTTGGGAAGAATATAAAAGAGACCCAATTATTTTTCCATCTGAGGCAGAGATAAAAAATGCTCATAAACTTATAGATGACCCAACAAATAAACGAATGTTTGAAGCTGGTTGTCAATTTGTTATTTCTAGAATTAACAATCTTAATAATGAAAAAAGTTAAATTATGAAAAAAGAACATGAAATCATAATGGAAGAACTTTCTAAATATCTTGATGCTTATCCACAGCTCAGATTTTGCCAAGCCTTATTTAATTTGGATATAATTGGGTTCCCCGAGAACCCCAATATACCAGATTTGAGGGTAGTCCGGCAGCCAGCCAGGCTACGAGATACTTTTTATGATGAGGATATAGATGTCTTAAATAGACTTGATAAAAGACTAAAAGAATTAAAAAAAGTATAGAATGCATAAAGAATTAAAACAGAAAAAATCTGATCTTATTGAGGAATCATTATCAAAAGGATATAGTCCAAATGATATTAAGAGAAATCTTTCGATGAGTATATACAACAGTACGGATTTTAAAATCTAATTTATATGGAACATCTTGTTTTTATTCTTTGGATATGCCTTTGGCCACTCACATTAACTCTTTGTGAATATATTGATCTTAAAAGAGATATGCTACTTGGAAAACAACATAAAGAGAGAAAAATTGATTTTGGAGTTATTTGGTGGATTGGGGTTATTTGGATTATAGTTGCTGGTTTAGTGTATTAATTTAAATATTTTAAATTTAAGTTTGAATAATTAACTCCTGTTTATCTATTTTTCCAAAATGTGATTTACGTGAATGAATACTTCCCCAAATACTATTTGTTAAATTTAACTGATTATACAACTTTTCTGGTAAAATAATATATCCATTTTTTAATAATAAAATCTTTGAAACAAATATTTTCGCCCATTGTTCAAATGATTCATAATTCATATTATTACTATATTGTTCAACATCAAAATAAGGAATACTAGTAAATGCAATATCATATTTAATAGATGATAAATCAAATTCCTCTATTTTACAATTATAAATATGACAATTAGTAAAATTAGCATCTTTAATTAACTGCAACAATTCTTTATAAGTATCTTTATTCGGCTCACATCCAATATAAGTCCCATTAGGATATTTACTTTTAAATCCTAATAATCTCCCACCAAACCCGCAACATGGATCAAACACAACTGGTGTTGGGCTGTCTCCAAGAAGCTTATAATATATAGAACTTGCTAATAATGGTTTGAAAAACGAAATAATAATACGTCTAGCTGATAATCCCCTAACTAAATTAGCCAAACTAAAATCAAATGTTTCATTAGAATTATTTAATCCAATCCTATATTTAATCACATCATACATTATCTTATCGTCTTTCCATGCTTCTACAGGAGTTTTATTCCCATTGAAATTACTATTCCAGAATGAGTTAAAATGAGATTTAAGATAGTTATTACCCATCGTAGAACCATTATTACTAAATTTTGTATCATCAATAATCATTTTAGATAAATCATAATTATGAATTTTCGATATAACTTCTTTAAGATTTTCTTTACAAGGAAGTTTAGGGAGTTCTGGTTGGAACGTTTTGATGAATTTACGGAGTAGGGGAATGTATTTAGCTAATTTTTTTTCACCATGTTTTTGTTTATAATTATTAAAATATTTTGCTAAGATTATTTTTTGATTATAATCAATAGAATAATCAGGAATATATGAATGAGATTTTAATGAATTAACTGTAACTATTTCGGGGATATTTGAAATATGTATTTTCCATAAATTATATCCTGCTTGTAATGCGTCTTTCATTTTTACAAAATCATTTACCACACTATTTATTGGAATAAAAGATAAATTAATTAATTTACTCGGATGATGAAAATCACAATCAATTTCAAAAATATCATTTCCTTTAATCATATCGAATTCTCGATGATTAATAAAAAATTTATGTTCGGCGCCGATAATCCTACAAATTTCTTTTTCTATTAATGATGTTTTCTTATTATGCTCTTTTCTAAAAGCAGGATCCAGTAAATTTGAGGTATACCCACAATGTATTAAATTTGTTTGCTTTATTTTTTCTTTAGTACTTTCAAGTTGAGATGGATATTCAACACCATACTTTTCTAAATTAGATTTTTTTATTTTTTTCTTACCTATTTCAGAAGCAGTGTATGAATTTGCTCCATATTTTAATTGATTTGTTTCTTTAATCTTTTCTATATTTTGATATTTTTCATCTCCATATCTTTCTAATTTAGTTTGTTTGTTTTTATCCATATTATTATATGTTGGATTGTTATATCTCTCTAATTTAGATTGAGCGATTTTATCTCTACATTGTTTTAATTCCATTGGATTTTTGACTCCATATTTTTTCATCATCGATTTTTCAAGGGAATCATGAATTTGTCTCTTAGTTTCTTCAGTATGAGGATGTCGTGGAAAATGATTAGTAGTATAATTTTTAAAAAATCCAATGGAATGACAAGAAAAATTTAATTTAGTCCCACATCCACATTTACATGTCGGGTATTCTTTATTAAAATAATATTGAATTATATATTGTTCAAATAAAAGTTTATGAACTATTTTTAAATGCTTATTTCGTTCATTTACCGTATCACATTGAAAACCACATATTTTGCATTTAAATAATTCATCATGTAATGTTTCGGCTGTTCCACAATAACCAGGTTTAAATTTCATAATTTTCAAATTAATTTTATACTAAAATATAATAATATATATTGAAGAATTCAAAAATTTAAAAAGTTTCTAAAAAATATTTTAGTAACTATACAAAAAAATAGATCGCCAAATTGGCGATCTATTATATAATCAATTAAGATTTAATTAGTTATTAGACATAATTTAGATGGGTAACAATTAGTTTCCCATAAAATTCAGGACGAAGAATTTTCTTCGCATATCTGCTCATAATGCCCTTACGAGGAGTAAGATTTGTTGGGTCATAAATCAGCGGAGTCATAATCAATGGAATATATGGTGCATAAACAGCACCCGTCTCAAGGAATTGAGTCCCCCTGAATCCCATCAAAGCTAAATTCTCTTTCATATAAGGATTCTTGAACACGTTGAACTTATTATTAACCATACCAATTTTCTGAACACCCATTGCATATTTCATTTCCCCACCAGTTGTATCAGGTGCATAACCCGGAATTGATTCAATGATAGTAGAAATTTTTGGAGAAATAACCATGAAATTAGCTCCACCACGCAATGTTTTGGCATGAATTTGGTTACTAATATCGGTTAATTTAACACCAATTGTTTGGAACCATGACATTTGGTTATATGCTAAGGCATATCCCTGAATGTTATCTTGAACTGCAAAGGTATTTGCGGCTGTTCTAACAGTTCCAATTTGTGCTGACCAGTAAGCTGTAGTAGCTGCGTTGACAATTAACATATCCAATAGTTCTAAGTCCATTTCCATAGAAATGTATTCACCAAGGATTGATGTTAATTCATTTTCAGCATCTACTGAATGATAAGCTGATAAGTCTTGAGCAAATTCAGGAGTCCAAACTGCTTTCAACTTTCTTGTTTTAGCAATGATTCCTTCTGAACGAAGACCAATATTGATTTCAGGAATATCCAAAGCATTAGTTGACAATAAGTCAGTATATGCAGGATCTCCGGAAGCTTCAAAATCACCTCTTGTTGAAGAAGTTGGTTGCTTATGATATTTGACTGTTTGTGAACCAGTAATTCCAGAACCTGAAACTACAAAGGTTACATAACGAGTAGAAGCACCACGAGCTGAATCTAAATTAGCTGTGTAAGCAGGATAGTAAGCATTGATTCCAGAACCTGAAATATAAAATGCACGAATACCATTAGTATCATGATTTAAACCATTCATATCTACAGTAACGCGATACATTGTACCATCACTCATAGATGCTGAAAGATCTGAACTATAATTAATGTCATCCCATGTTATAGAACCTGTTACACCAGTTGGAGTAGTTGTATATTCGTTAATAGAATATCCAAAACGACCAGCTCCATAAAGACCTTCAGTAGGATCAGTATTAGCTTGATTGGTAACACCCATTAAAGAATTATCTTGTAATGAAGTTCCTTCTGAAGTTTGGAATCCAGGCTGTGCGGTTGCATATTTAAATTCAAGGAAGAATACCAGACCCGAAGGTAGGTTCATAGGTTGTACTGATACGAATTCTTTAGCTGATAATTGAGCAAAAATTCTGCGTACCAATGGAAGAGCTACACCAGACCATTCTTCTGCATTTGCGGATCCGGTTTTGCTAACTTCATCTAATAACTGACGTGCTTGGTTTTCCAGCATGACAGCCATTGAATGTTTTTCAAATTCATTTTTTAGACCATCCAAAAGACCGGTTTTTGCCCATTTGCCAACAAGTTTCGCAGATTTAGCGATTTGCTTTTGGTAAGTATCTTTTGTTTCGTCAATAAGATTGTATTTCATTTTAATTTCCCCTCCTCAGGGAATTTATAGAGTTATTAATGTTTATTCTATTCCAGCTAATTTTTTATTTCTTGCTTTCATAGTTTCTGCATAAACATCAACGTTTTCATTAATTATTTTTTTTGGTTTAGTTGAAGCAATTTTTGTTGAAGCAATACTTTCAGTAATTGCTTTTACAAATGGTTTTGCTTTCTTTTCAGTTTTAGAAGCAATCGTTTCTACCAATGTTTGATAAATAAGTTTTGCTTCGCGAACTGTTTTGGCACGATCAATTGACTCAACAATCTTCATTTTAGCATCATTATTTAATGCGTATCCTCTAAATATTTTATTGCTGTACAGCAATTTAGAATTTAAAAGATTGATTTCATTTAATTTACCACGAAGTATTCCTACAACTTCATATGCGTTATCTAACTGATTTTTCGTTTCAGTTAATTCAGATTTTACTTTTGTTACTTCTTCGATTTCGTCGTCTTCCTCATTTTCCGGTTCAAGATCGATATCAATTTCTTCTTCACTTTCTTCGGGAGCTTCTTCAGTATCAATATTGATATCAACATCTTCATCAATGTCTCCTTGCTCATCTTCGTCATCTTCGAGATCGATATTAATATCAACGTCTTCATCAACAGAAGGATTTTCCAGTTCATCTATATTAAATTCTTCTTCATTAGTTTCATCTGAAGTTTCTTCTGGATTAATAGGGACATCTTGTCCATCAACAGTAAGATTAATTTCTTCTTCTGGTTCAACTGTCACATCGACAGTTTTATCCCCGGTTTCAGGATCAGTTGTTACATCTACTTCTTCATCATCCCCGCCAATAGGAATATCAATTGAATCGGGATTTTCTTCAGAAACTTCAATTTCTTCATCATTTGATGGTTCTATTTCTTCCTCATTACCATCAGTGATTGATTCTTCATCGTCGTCATCACCAATTTCTTCTTTAATCTTTGCCGAAATCAATGACTTTAATCTTGGCTGAAAAGCTTCTTCCAAAGCTAATTTAGCACTTTGAAATGCTGTAGATCTAATTTTTTCAGCATCTGCAATTGCTTCTTTTAAAATATCTTTTTCCATTATTTTTTATTATTTTGTATTATTTTAATAGTATTGAAGACTATTAATTGTTTTATTTTTTGTAAACATCAAAGATTTTGATGTATTTGTAGTAGTTTTTTCGTATAAAATATATATCAATAAATAAATTTTTTTAAAAAGTTCTTTGTCGAATTTTTCAAAATATATTATATAATATAAAAACAAATAAAATTCATAATTGCTTACAAAATTTATCATTTCTATTCATTTTCCTGATATCACACCAAGAAAATCTTTCTGAAATTGATAAAGCATCAAAATCAAATGGCAGATTATAATTGCCCAAAAAAAATGATGAAGTATAAACTTCGAATTTTTATTACTTTTTACCTGAAAATCAGGTGAATAAAAATTATTACTTTTTTGATTTTACCTCAAACAAGATTTTGTTTGGAACCAAATATCAAAGAACGAATTTAGAATATATATTTAGAAATAAATTTTTTTAAAAAGTTTTTAAAATTAATGAAGATTTTTATGAAAAATTATTGTTTACTTATATTACTTTTCTACATAAGCCCCATCAAATCCATATGTATAAACCAAATAATTTATCTTTTCAAATCCTTCTGGTTTATACAATTTAACAGCTACTAAAAGCTCTCCTGTTTCTACCGCATCTTCATCAATCATCGATTGGACTGCACCTGTTTCATCATATTTTTTTAATCTTTCCCAATCGTTTGGGTAAATCCCTTTATCCTTAACAACCCCAGGATTTTCATCTCCATAATCTACAACTGGGTCACCCACTTTCACTTGATTAAATGGAACTATCTTTGTTTCTTTTACTTCTTCAATCACTTCTTTTATCAATTGTACTAATTCTGATTTTTTCATAATTTTATCCTATTAATTAAATATATATAAATAAATTTTTTAAAAAGTTTTATCTAAAATCATTAACAATTCTAATTAATTCTCTGGCAAATCCAATATAATCATTTTGTTTCCATTCATCAATATCAATCAAACTTGCTGAAATATGATCAATTAATTGGCTCTTTAATTCTTTATTCTTTACATTCAAATCAACCATTATTGAATCATACATCTTTTGTAAATCAAAATTTGTTCTTTTTGAACTACAATATGTTTTCAAATTTTTAATAATCCATTGCATATCTAATGTATGTATGCCTTCAGATAATGGTAAGCCATCTTTTTGATATCTTTCTTGATCTTTACTTTTAATTAATTTATTCACTGCTTTAAGAGTGAATTTTCCATCTGTATTTTGAGTTGTTTGCTTAACTGTGGCAATTCCATTTTTAATTGACTGGACAACTCCTGATATCCTTCTTGGATAATAACCTACCATTATATTCCAATATACTTTATCGCCATTTTTAATCTCATTATCTGGTGGATCTATATCTTCTTTTATTTTTATTGGAGAATTTTTCCTTGCCTTTTTCTCAGCTTTTTGAATTTGGTCAGCACTCTTAGACCAAACTTCAGTGTGTTTAGCTAATGTCATTCCATCTTTTTCAAACTTTTTGCCATCTATATTTCCAGTTTTTGAAAAAGCATTTGGAGTATCATATGCACCAGCGGCACCAGATGTTGATATTTCTTCAATAGGTTCCTCATCATCATATAGAAGTTCCTTTTCTTTATTAATATCTCTTACAATTTGCTTGATAAGAGTTATAAGTTCAGATTTTTTCATATTGCTTTCTAATTTTTTATTTATATATTATCAATCATTTGGTGATTTTAATTTAAATACGTCTACTTTTTCTTTTACATCTGAATTCATTATCCAACTACAAAATGAACCAGCATTATACCCCATTTCTGGTTCAAATGTTGAAATATTTAATGATTGCATTCCATCATCTAAATCTTCGATTGCATCTACTATCCAGATCGAATTTATTATAAATTTAGTTGGCGGTGATCCCTCTTTATAACTTAATGAAACTTCAGCATCTGGATTAAGCTTTATTGTATCACCTTTTTTGAACTTCATACTTTTCGATAAACTTTTTCAAAAATTAGTTTTTTACAATCTGCTTTAACTCTGATTTTTTCATAATTCTTTCATTTTTAAGTCCATATATTTTTCCTGATATTTTTGCTGATGGTGGGATTGTTGTTATTTTGGTGCTGTTGAGCCACAAATCTCCGTTGACTGTTAAGTTATCTGGTAGAGTTGTTATTGGTGTGTGGCTGAGATTCAAACTTCCGCCGACTTTCAAGTTATCTGGTAGTGATGTTATTAGTGTGTGGCTGAGCCACAGATCCCCGCCGACTGTCAAGTTATCTGGTAGAGTTGTTATTTTGGTGTTGCTGAGATTCAGATATCCGCCAACTGTTAAGTTATCTGGTAGTTTTGTTATTGGGGTGTTGCCAAGATTCAGATATCCGCCGACTTTCAAGTTATCTGGTAGAGTTGTTATTTTGGTGCCGAGGAGACCCAGATATCCGCCGACTTGTTTTAAATTGTCGGGGAGTGATGTTATTGGGGTGTGATCGAGATACAAACTTCCGCCGACTTGTTTTAAATTGTCGGGAAGTGATGTTATTGGGGTGTAGCTAAGATTCAAACTTCCTCTGCTACCATTTTTGATGTACTGTTGAATTTTTTCTCGTGCAAAAATTTCATTTTGCTTAGATTCATTTAATACTTCTTTTATTAATTGTTTTAATTCTGATTTTTTCATAATTCTACTTTATTTAAATTAATGTCCTTTAATTGTTTAATAACTTTTTCTAATTCTCCTTCTGATATCTCGTTATTTTTAACCATTGTTTTAAGCGATGTAATTATTTTTCTAATTTTGTTTAATTGAGATAGTTGAAATGTATAATTAGTTTCAGCAATTACTTCTTTAATGATTTCTTTTAACTCTTCTTTTTTCATAATACTTTCTTTTTTGAGTCCAAATATTTTTCCTGATATTTTTGCTGAAGTTGGGATTGATGTTATTTTAGTTTTACAATAAAAAGATCACCTTCTTTATCTATAGATTTAAATTTATCAGGGTAATATCTTTGCAATAATTTAATAAATAATGTTTCTCTAGCCGGGCCCAAATTATCTTGAGTTTCAGGTTTAAATGCAAATTCTTTTATATTTTTTTCATCAATTAAATTCCAAATATTTTTTAAATGAGTCGCCAAAACATTTCGATCTTTAACTTTATTTACTCTTTGTGTCATAATGTAAAAATTATTTTCATCTTTCTGATTTGCTGCGGGTCCCATTTTTATGATATTTCCCTTATCTAGAGTTGTTATATGTCGAGTACCAAATTTATCCCTAAAATCATAATGATCCCCGATCATACTTGTTTTCCTTATAGAATTAATTGGAGAACCTAAATATGTTTCAAATAATTTTTGTGTTCCATAACTAAAAATAAAATTAGAACCGTCTGAAGTTTCAAGTAGTTTATTAAAATTGAGTAATATTTCATTAAACACACTCTCTTTTAATATAGGTCTGTTTAAAATTTTTTGTAATTCATATCTATAAAATTCAGATAATTCAATTTTTTGCTTATTACTATATGCTGATCCATATTTTCTATGATCATATAATTCTGAAATTAATTCTATTATCAGTTTCTTAAGTTCAGACTTTTTCATATTATCTTATTTTTCACCAAATGCAGTTATAGCTTCTGATTCTTTTAACATTTTTCCTGTTTTTATATCAAACCATAAATGAGAATTTCTTTCTCCGGGGAATACAAATGATGATCCATTTGATCCGCCATCAATATGATCATAATCAAGATTTAAAGAACACCAAACTAAAGGAATATATTCAATACCATTTTCAGTCTCTTTAATATTAATTGTTCCGGCACCGAAAAATACAAATTCGACACGGCTCATGCAATATTGAAAAAGACCAAGATCCGTTCCGGAAAACACTTTGCTTTTAATTCTGATTCTTGATTCACCTCTATGCTGATCTATTTTTGCTGTTATTTTGGCATTGATTCCAATAGCAGAAAGCATTTTGTTTAACGATTTAGCGACATTATTTTCAATATATGTATGTAATTGAGCAATAGTTTTAAATCGATCATCAGTTACAAATTCTTGCTTATTTTCCTTTAAAAGAGTTGTGTCTTTTACTTCAGTGACACATTCTCTTATTATTTGTTTTAACTCTGATTTTTTCATAATGTTTTCCTGTTTGAGTCCATATATTTCACCTGTTATTTTTGCTGAAGCTGGGATTGTTGTTATTTTGGTGTTGCGGAGATCCAAACTTCCGCCGACTGTTAAGTTATCTGGTAGAGTCGTTATTGATGTGTAGTTGAGATTCAAATCTCCGCCGACTCGTTTTAAATTGTCGGGAAGTGATGTTATTGGTGTGTTGCTAAGAGACAAACTCCCGCCGACTCTTGTTAGATTGTCGGGAAGTGATGTTATTGGTGTGTTTTTGAGATACAAACTCCTGCCGACTGTCAAGTTATCTGGTAGTGATGTTATTTTGGTGTCGTTAAGATACAAATTCCCGTTGACTGTCAAGTTATTTGGTAGTGATGTTATTTTGGTGTTGCCGAGATTCAGACTCCCGCCGACTCTTGTTAGATTGTCGGGAAGTGATGTTATTGGTGTGTTGTTGAGATCCAGCCACCCGCCGACTGTTAAGTTATCTGGTAGTTTTGTTATTGGTGTGTTGCTGAGATACAAACTCCCGCCGACTTGTTTTAAACTGTCGGGAAGTGATGTTATTGGAGTGTTGCTAAGATCGAGATCTCCGTTGCTGCCATTTTTGATGTACTGTTGGATCTTTTGATGGGTAGCTTTTATGAAATTTCTTCTGCGTTCTTCTGGAGTACGTCGAGGGATTAAGATTTTTTCTTCAGCGAAAGCTGTTTTGGTGAGAGAATTGTTTTCTTGAAGTACTTTTTTGATGATGGAGATTAGTGTTGATTTTTTCATATATTAGTTGATACTTCTGAAAAATCTTAATAAAGCAGTACAGGATAATTATAACGAATTGTAGCCGTAATAACTTGAGGAGTATTATCATCACCCCAATCCCATCCACCAAAATCAGCAGAAAGAATCCATGCGTTTTTATAAGTCCATTCTTCTAC